GCAACAGCCGCACGAATATACTCGTCTTTTTCCTGTGCAAGCATAACAAGTATATCAGCAGATGTATTTCCGTTTGCGGCAACTGCTGTACGAACATCACAATCTTCGTCTTTTGCAAGCATAGCAAGCACATCAGCAGTGGTGCTTTTGTTTAATGCAACCTTTCTGCGAACCTGCCAGTCTATATCCTGTGCAAGTACAGTAAGTGCTTCTTTTGGTGTACTCTCATTTCTTGCAACAGCATACTGAACACGCCATTTATCATCTTTTGCGAGCATAGCAAGCACATTGACAGGAGTATTTCTGTTGTTGGCAACGTCACTACGAACCCAACAGTCTTTATCACTGGCAAGCATAGCAAGTATATCAGCAGATGTATTTCTGTTTGCGGCAACTGCTCTACGAACACGCCATTCATCATCTTTTGCAAGCATTGCAAGCGTTTCAGACTTTGTGCTTTCGTTTAATGCTACGCCTCTACGAATAGTGTATATTTTGTCTTTAGCAAGAACGGCAAGTGTTTTTGCGGGTGTTCCTTCGTCCGTTGCTAAATTGTACTTTTCCTCATAAGAGAGGTCATTCAGGTACGTTGTTTCCATTTTATTTTTTCCTTTCTGTTGGGTTTGATATTTTTCTATAATATTTATAGTTCATTAAGCCGCATTACAAACCTTAACGTTTCATACAGTTATCTTTCAATACAGGCTTTACTTTTCTCTTTGCGAGCTTTAAGAGCTTCTTCAGCTATTTCGCTTATCCGTATGTTTTTATCCTTAGTGAGTTTCAAAAGTAATTCTGATGGCGTATTTTTATTCAGCGCAACAGCTCTACGAACCCACCACTCATCGTCTTTTATAAGCAGTGCAAGTGTTTCAGGTGGAGTGTTTGGATTTCTTGCAACATTGTTACGAACACCCATTGATATATCCTTTGCAAGCAACATAAGCGTTTCAGCAGAAGCGTTTTTATTTCCTGCAACCTTGAAACGTACATCTTCGTGTCCGTCTTTGGCAAACTCAGCCAAAACGGTTGCAGTAGCACTTTTATTTTCTGCGGCTTCTGCACGTATCTGCCACACATCGTCATTTATAAGCAGTGCGAGTGCTTCAGACGGAGAGCTTGGATTCCTTGCAACATTACTACGAATACCCCATGATATGTTCTTTGCAAGCAATATAAGCATTTCAGCAGAGGCATTTTTGTTTTGTGCAACCTCAAAACGTACATCTTCGTGTCCGTCTTTGGCAAGTTTATCTAATATCATTGCAGGAGCGTTTTTGTTTCCTGCAACTTCTGTGCGAACCTCTGAGTATTCGTCATTTGAAAGTTTTTCAAGTGTGCCAACAGAAGTATGTTCATTCCACGCAACACCTTTACGAACACACATTTTTTCATCTTCAGCAAGTATGTTTAGAATTTCAACGTCAGATGTGTCATAAGATAACAACTCACGCTCGTTTTCTGACATCTTACTTATTTCTGTTAAAAGATTTTCTTTGTTCATATTATTCTTCCTTCCTGAAAAGACGTTTATATTTATATAAGTTTTATGTACCAATAAACCACATAACAAAAAACAACTTCCGTCCCATTGGAACGGAAGCGCAGAATATTCTTATCTTTCAATACCCCTTTTAACCATATACTGCAAGAAGACCCTTGCCTCTTTAGGTGTGGGAGTATGTCGCTTTTTCGGCAGTCATAAACTTATTCCTTTACCATTGATTTTTTTCTAAGTTCTTCGAGACTCTTTTGTGCCTTTTTGCTAACCATTTCACTGCTGTCTTTAGTAAGCATTTTCAATGTTTCAATTGGTGTTTTGAGATTGCCTGCAACAGCAAGCCGAACTTCAGAAAATTTGTCTTGTGCAAGCACAGAAAGCAATACAACAGGTGTGGTTATGTTTTCTGCTACACATCTACGGACATAGGTGCTTTCGTCTTTGGCAAGATTCGTCAATGCTTCTGCTGGCGTATTATTGTTAATTGCAACCATACTACGAACGTATTCAGATTCATGGTTAGCCATTTTAGCTAAGAACTCAGCATCAGCATTTGGATTTTGTGCCACGCCACAGCGAATAACCTCATCTTCATTTCTGGCAAGTATTTTCAACGTATTTATACTGGTGTTTTTGTTACGAGCAATGTTACTGAGAACATTTAAATCACTGCTTTTTGCGAGTTCGTCCAGTATTTCTGTACTGGCGGCAGAATTATTTGCAACAGATGCCTGTAGATTTTTATTTTTTATAGAGGCGAGAAAGGAGAGAGTTTCTAAAGGAGTATTTGTATTTTCAGCTACAAAGCACTGGACTCTCCAATCCCTATCTCTTGCAAGTTTGATGAGAGTATCCGAATTTGTTTGTGCATTTCTTGCCACTTCGCAACGAATACACCAATCCTCTTCATTTGCAAGCTCATCAAGTATATGACTGCTTGTGGTTGTATTTCTTGCAACATTAGTACGAACAAACACATCTTTGTCCTTAGCAAGTTTACTAAGCGTTGCCAATGAAGTTCTTGTATTTAGAGCAACAGCTTCACGAACCCATTTAACCTCGTCATTAGCGAGTTTGTCTAATGAATTTGTATCAGTGCATGGGTTCTGAGCGACTGCTTCACGAATACTCCATTTTTTACAGGTTACGAGTTTTTTGAGTGCATTGACAGAAACATTATTGCGACTTGATGCGATTACATAACACACATCGTAGTCTGTATCATCAGCAAGCATTTCAATTGTTTTAATACTGGTATGAGGATTTTCAACTACAGCTAATCGTACATCAGGGCTTTCGTCTTTAGCGAGTTTATAGAGAATAATCTCAGTTGCCGAGCAGTTTTTAGCAACAAACTCACGCACATAAGGCTCTGTGTCTTCAGCAAGTATGTTAAGGACTTCAATATCAGTTGTTTCATAAGCCAAATCCATACGTTCTTCATCATCGAGTTTGCTTATTCTTGTTAAAAGATTTTCAATTCTATTCATATTATTGTTCCTTTCTGAAAAGCATTTATATTTACATTAGATTCATGTATCATTAAGCCACATGGCAAAAAACAACTTCTGTTCCAGTGGAACAGAAGTTGCCGTATTTATTAAATTGAGTGTGTATCAGCAGGAAGTTTTTTTAATCATATCAAGCTTTTCTGCGATTATTGTCTTGTCGATAAATCCTTCTTTTGTGTTCTGAGTGTATTTGTCTATACAGGATAAACAAAAATCAACAAGAGCCTCATAATTGTTAGGTATCGTAGCAAGAGCTTTATCTATAATTGCACTTGCATTACTGCGGGCTATCTGTGTACATACATCTGGTGTATCGGCTATGTTTGCCGCTGAAACGTTATACACAAGAGAGTCAATCTCCACAGGATACCATTCGTTGTTGTCTGTTGTTACGATGTCACCCTTGATAATTCCCTTTACACAAGGGTTTTCAAGAGACATAAAGCAATAAACGGTGTCATTGATGTTAAATCTGTTCATAATCATATTCCTTTCTTACATTGAATGAAACTTTGCCATTGGTGTATTTGAAATCACGAGAGAATACAAATTTATTCCCTCGAATATCCGTGAATTGTTCATATAATCTGACGGTATCAGAAATGCCCGTTCCATCATATATGAGTGATTTACATAAATCCGATTCAAGCAGTTCTTGTACAACTGATGAAGCCTGTTTTTTTGTAATTTCTATTTCTTCTTTTTTTCTTTCAATGCTTTTTCTGCTGTCTGCAATGAAACTTTCCTTATCATTCTTAACCAACTGTTCATAAACAGGTATCTGTCTTTTGAGTTCTTTACGAAACGATGGCTTGAAAGCATATTTCAGCGTTGCCACAAATTCATTGTTTTCGGGGAAAGCGGCAGTTGCTTTATCAATGAAATCGCCTTTTTGCGTTTTATACAGCCATTGCAGATGTCTTCCGTATTCAGTTTGTTCGTTGTAATCTGCAAGGAAAGTATCAATAGAACGTTCTACCGCTCTTTTCTTGTCATCAATAACGTGAGTAAAAGCAGGAGCGTAAACACGGATATTACCACTACAAAATGCGAATCTTTCCCAATAAAACACAACAAATATTGAAGTTCCATCAACTTTATAAAGAGAAAAATTTGTTTCTTTTTTCAATTCTTCTGCCAAAGCCAACGGCATAAAGGCATTGTTAATAGAAAATGCTTCAAAGCGTGGAAACATCTCTATAATTTTTTTATTGACTATTTCTTCGCTAATTTGTCGTATTCTTCTTAACGTTCTGAAAGCCACATAACGATTGGCTGTTAGATGAGCAAGTTCGTCTTTGCCGCTTTTCAACGATTTTTCAAGTTTCAAAATTTCATCTATTACAGCATCAAAAGAAAGAGCAGTCGCTTTATCAGTTTCTGGTGGTTTATGACCGAGTGAGACCAATTGTGTGCTTGCACTGTCTCTTACATATAAATTCTCATCTTGACACAAGTGAAGGAGCAGGTCTATATCATTGGCAGTATTTGCTACTGCCCATCGAACATCAGAGTCTTCATCGTTTACAAGTATGTCAAGACCATAACCTTTTCTTGCAACCTCTTTTCTTACAAAAGAACTCTTATCTTTAACAAGCATATCAAGACCATATCCTTGCTTTGCTACTTCACGCCTTACGATGTCAGACGTATCATTCACAAGAACATCAAGCTTATATCCTTGCTTTGCAAGCTCCGCACGAACAAGGGTTTCTTCACTTGCCAACAACTTATCAAGAACTTCGGTGCTGTCTTGTCTTATGTTATTTTCCATATCGTAAATCCTTCCAATGTGGGAACAAAACGACCATGATATATACACTTATTCTTTTCTGTGTCTATTTCATATAAATCAATTTTGTAATCGCCCTTCAGTTTATATAGCTGTGTTGCAAAAAAACTTATCTCTTTTCTGTATTTTTCTTTTTCAGGCTCAAATGCGTCAGAAAATTTGTGCGTTAATAGTGAAATGGTTTTTGAATCCCATCTAAAAACAAAACCTATCGAATTTGAAAAAGTAAACGCTGAGAATCTTTTGTCGTTTTCAAAATCTTTTAAAACGCTATCTGCAAAATTAACAGGTTGGAACAACCGCTTGATTTGATATAAGGTACAAGGTGTTCGTAAAAAGCGGAACATCTCACTTAATAAGTTTGATGTAAGACCTGTTTCAGAACCATTATCAATATCATATAAGTCGGAAAGCTCCTCAAAAGTAGGAAAAACATTATTAAGCATATTTTCTTCTTTTTCTTGAAGACGTTTTATTTCATTACGTATTTGTTTCAGTTCTTCAAGTTTTGAAGAAGAATTTATACTTTTTTCTTCGTAATCTGAAGACACAGTGTAACAAGGAGATGTAGTATATTCAGAATGATAATCGCCCGTGAAATTGGGAAGGCACATATCTATGTTTGCGTATTTAATCTTAGCAAGATGTCTCATAACAGCCATAGAATATAACGAACCAAAGCTATCCGCTTTAGAAGCGAGCCAAAGGGGTAATTCTACGGTATTGGCAGGAAGTGATTTCTTTAATTGTTCAATTTCATTTTCTTTATATTCAATGTACGCCTCTCTATTAGGAAATACATCTTCGGGTACTATAAACACACTATCTTCGCCTTTGGTTCGGATTTTATATAATCTGTTCGCTGTTTCAGGTGAAGAAAAAGGTGTTTCTTCTATAACACCGTATCTGAGCTTATCAGGTGATTCTAAACAGTTTGCGTGGCAAAAAGCTACACAATCCCCTACTTGGTAATTATCAAAACATGGTTTTTCGTAGCACGATATTTCTTTATTTCCTGCACCATTACGCTTTTCCAGAATAGCATCATATACGATATTTTCGTGATTCGAGTACAATTCCTGAGAAACAATATCAGACAGATAACCGATAAGTTCTTCTATGTCATCTGGCAATGTAGCTTCAATAGCTTTTACCTTCTGTTCTGAAATTTTTGTTTGATATTGCACACAATCGTTATAATCTTTGAAAAGCACTTCTTTATTGAGCGTTTTAACGCCTGCCGCTTCAAATTTAACAGCAAATTTGTTGTTGCATTCTAAGGCAACAATTTCGCCGTTATCAACGAACATATCATCTATTACAGAAAAAACATTGTCACCAATATGTAAAGTATCATCATCTACAACAACTTCACGAAAATTCATATTTCTACCTTCCTTTACAAGTTGATAATTCTTCGTCTTATATAACGAAGAAGTCCATGCGAAAGTATCAACTTTTCTTATCTTATTGCTTTTTTTAGAACAACCAGTAATTAGTATAGGTGTTGAAGTAAGGCGGGTCTTTTTATCGTAAAAAACTATAGCATACCATTCGTCTGCTTCTTCAAAAGAAGAATTATCAATGTATATATTACTTTTACGTCTTTCAATCACGTCTTTTCCGTCATTCTTGAATTTAGCGGCAAAAGTCGAAACATCTTTATAAATAAGTGATATGAATTTGTAATAAGAAATTTTTCTGCCGTCAAATTTATAATATTTTCTGTTTTCATATTGGCTTTTCAAACTTTTCGCTTCTATTATTGCTAATAATGAATACAAAAAGGAAATCACAAGGAGCGGAGCAATAATAATGAACTTCATCACCTTGCCAAGTTCCGTTTCGCAAACAAGAAGATAATAAATATTACAAATTGAAAAAAGCGGGAAAATCACAAAGCCCAAAATACCGTATATGTATTTCTGTAAAGACATTTTTGTCCGTAGCTTATTTGCCAAATCTTCAAATTCGGTTGTAGAATCAGCGAGTGTATAATCCACACCACGCTCTTCTAACAGCTTTTCAAATTTATTCATAAACAGTTTCCTTTCACGTCACTTGTCATCACAATCGTCACAAGTACAAGTGTGTTCGTTCCATAAATGCTCTGCTTGTTGAAGTGCAGAAATGAGTATGTGCAAAGACTGTTTGTTGCAAAACATCAATTCTACTCTCGGAGAGTCTATATCTGAAACATCTATGGTTTCTCCTGCCTTGCAAGGTGTTTTTAAATCACCTATTATTACACTCAGATTGCTTTTTATGCGTTTTGACATACCAATATCAATATATTTGTCGGAAAACCCGTTGCTATCACGCATTCCTATTATTATAGGGTAATTGTAATTCTTCATCGTATCCTTCCTTGCCTAACTTATCCGTTAAATAACAAGCCCATCGCTAACAAGAAAAAAATAATTATGAAACTCATTGAAACTATAAAAATACACGCCAAACACATAATCTTAATGGTTTCTGCAATATACTGAAAAATTAGCCAAATATCTTCTTTGATTATGTTATATGTTCCTTCGGGAAGGTATGATATTTTTACCTCAGTGCAGTTTTCATCAAGGCTGAATATAGTAGCAGATGTAATGTCCGTTGTATCAGAACCAATGTACTCGTAAGCGTCATTAGCATTTTTCTTTGCCACTATATATTTGTTAGTTTCTGCATTCTTTAAAACAAATGGTAATGGTTTCCTTTTCCTATTCTTAAAAAGCATATAATCAACTCCTTATATTTGTCGTAAAATCCGTTACTGTCACACTTTCCTATTATAGGGTAAGTGTAATTCTTCATCGTATTCTTCCTTAACAAACTCATCTGCCAATCAACAAGTGAAACGCTATGGGTAAAACGAAGAAGAAAAAAATACTTATAAAAATTATTGACAATATAAAAGCCAACACCAAACAAAATAGTTTAAGAATGCAAGCGATTAACGAAAAATATTCTTTCAAATATTCTTTCAGTTTGCTTCTCGGTTTTGTTTGATTGGCACTTGATGTATATTCAAAATAACATTTTGTTTCGATTACGGTATATGTTCCTTCGGGAAGGTTTGCTATTTTTATCTTGGCATAGGTTGCATCAGGACTGAACATAGTAGCAGACGCAATATCCGTTGTATCAGAACCAATGTACTCGTAAACGCTATTAGCATTTTTCTTTGCCGTTACATATTTGTTAGTTTCTGCATTCTTTAAAACAAATGGTACTGCTTTTGTAAGTTTTCTTTTCTTTTTCTTAAAAAACATATTATCAACTCCTCTGGTTCAACAGATTGTCAAAACACCATTTCATAACCGTTAAGATGAAATAGATAGGCTAATACACCTATAAGCAATAACGTTGCAATATCGTAAATTGCTTTTACATTGATGATTTCTATATACTTTTGTAGTCTGTGTGCAATAATTATATCCGTTGCCACAACTAAGCCGCTTAATATAATCACAATCGTAGTCATAAAAGATTTATCGCTGAAAATTGCAAATAGTGCTGTTAGTGGCAATAAAACAGTATTGTAAAACCATTTTTCTTTTGATACATTAAGAGAATATTCGTCTTCGAGTTCGTTATATTCTCTTTTGCACAGGAAGCTATATACACCCTTTTTCATAAGAATAGGACAAAACAAATTCAAAAGAATTTTGAAAAGTAAGACACCAGTAATAATGCCAAAATAAACATACATCATATTTCAGCACCTGCCTTGAAAGCATACACGCTGAAATCTTGATAACTATTATGTGCAATCCCTTCACTATTGAATTGCTCGTTACGAAATGTTGTAAGAGCATCAACGACAAAACATTTTTCCTTGTAAGACTTAAAATAATGCGCTACTTCCCCTCTTAGCTCGGATAACGAACAGAAATCCTTGCTTCGTTTGTAGCGACCTATGTATAAAGAATACACCATATTCAATTCCCCTTTTCTCGGTTTCCCATGTTTGTTACTGCCTATATTATAGCATATTGTAATGCAATTGTCAATACAAAGCACTTTACTGCATAAAAGTGCTTGACAAAAGCACATAAATGTAGTACAATGTACTATAGAAAGGAAGGTTGTTATGGCATTTTCAATAAGATTAACAGAACAGGAAAAAAAGCTTGCTGAAAGCTATGCAAAGTTACATTCATTATCTTTAGGCGAGGCATTTAAAAAAGCGTTGTTCGATAAAATTGACGAGGAATTTGATATTGCCGTATACGATGAAGCTTATAAAGAATACGAGAAGAACGGCAAGAAAAGTCGTCCTATTGATGAGCTGTGGAAGGAACTCAATCTATGAAGTATAAGGTTGAATTTACATCTGGTTTTAGTAAAGAGTTCAAAAAGCTTGATAGATATACAATGCTTTTTATAAAGACGTGGATTCAAAATCATCTTGAAGATTGTGAAAATCCAAGACAATATGGAAAAGCTTTGAAAGGAAATAAAAGCAATAGTTGGCGGTATCGGATAGGCGATTATAGGCTTATCTGTGACATTCAAGACGAGAATTTAGTAATCCTTGCACTGTCTATAGCTCATCGTAGAGAAGCCTACGATAAAAGAAGCAATCGCTTGAATAACTAAAGCGTAAAAAAGACCTCTCTTTTTAGAAAGGTCTTTTTCTATAGTGTTTGATACTTTTGAGTGGTTTGACGGCTTCTGATTACTGCAAGCCCTTAAAATCAAAAAAACTATTGACAGTGTACAAATAAGGAGCTATAATAAAGATAACAAGGAAACCACTACTATGTAGACGGTCATTCCGAGCAAAAATGGTTCTTAATTATGCTTGCGTTTAACGCAAACACGAACCGCCTTGCTTTTAGCGGAAGCAGGCGGTTCTACTTTTATCCGATGTTTCTTTTTATACGATTTGTACGACTGAGCCGTATGTATAAAAATGAAAAAGACCTTTCTTAATTTGAGAGGTCTTTTTTTCTATAAGTGAATATTATTTGCTCAGAATGCCAATAATAAGCTGAAGGGAAAACGAGATTATGATTCAAGTTGTTCGATGCGTTTGAAAACATCGTCTTCTATTTCGTGTATGCGGCTTTCAATTTGGTTTTTTACTTTTGCAGACAGTCCTTTGAACATAGGGCTAACGCCGAACATAGCGTTCATAATAATTGCGGCAAATGCGTTTGCGTCAATCTCGGCTTTTTGCATATTATAATCTTGCACGTTAACAGAGCCTACTCTTAAATAATCATTTTTAAAATATTCTTTTTCGTGCAGTGCAATTTGCCACACATGACGAAGTTCATGTGCAAGAGCAAAAGCAGAATCAAGTGTGAAGTTATTGTTTCGCATTACAATGCCGCCTACCATAGTAGCGGCAAGCTGTGTTTTTGTTGACATTTGAGATTCATCGACTATAATGTTCGGTGCTTTAATACCCAAAATTTCGCTTATTTGCTCCGTGAAAAGAATAAAGTTGCGGTTTACAACCTGTTGTTCTTTACTGCTCATAAAAATCCCCCTTATTTTTTGTGCCTTTATTATAACATAACAGATTGAAGATTACAATATAAACCAAAATGCAACATTTGTTGCAATAACACACGAAAGGTTACAGACACAAAGCTGTGTTACATTACAACGCATAAAACAAAAAAAAGGATACGATTTCTCGTATCCTTTATCTGTTTATCAGGAATTTTTATTTCTTATGGGTTCTGATAACTCTGTACTTTCTCTTACGTTTGGCAGTAGGAGTTATCAATATGATACCTGTGCCAACGAAAGCGGCAAATGTCGCTATAGGAAGGACGTTATCATCGCCCAAGACACCTGTTTTCGGGTTATCGCCATTGTACATATTTGCAACGGCTACATCGCCCAAACGCTCGATTGTAAGTTCTTCGTCAGCAGGAAGAATGTAACCCTTTGTGGCTTCGTTGCGTACTTCATGTATGGTGTATCGACCTGCACGAAGACCCTTGACGCTGATGATGCCGTTCTTATCGGTTATAAACTGCTCACAGTATTCCTGTCCTGTGTAAGCAGTACCCTTAATCTCAAATGTGAAGCCGTCAACTTTATTGTTGTAAGAAGTCTTCACAATTTTGATTTCGCCCGCTTCAGGCGAGTTGATAAATGTTCCTTTTCCCAATTCGTCATTTGCGATTGTGACGGTTTCACCGTTATTTACAATTTCAAAGTAATAGAAATTGACATCACGAATGAAATATTTGGGTGCTTTGGTTTCCTGTAAGTAATACTCGCCATAACGTAAGCCTTCATAACGATAAACGCCCTTTTCTACTTCCGTGAGCTTTCCGACTTCTGTTTTCTTATCCTTTTCAAAGATTGTGAACTCTGCACCTGAAAGCTTTTCGTCAGGGTAATCTTCGTCAACCTTTGTGATTTCAACATTACCTGTTATCGGAGTTTCTACAAAGATAGGAGCATCTGTGTCCTTTTCCTTTTCATTGAATACAGGTACTTCTGCACCTGCTTCTCCGATAGAAATAGGATAATAGTTTTTGTCAACAAGGTAGCCCTTCGGAGCTTTTACCTCTTTTACAAGATAGTTGCCATATTCAGCTTTATCAAGTACATAAACGCCTTCTTCAACCTCGTTAAGATTTGATACGAATGTATCAATGTCTTCTTCATAGGTCTTATTTTCGTTTACGTCCTTATAAACTGCGTATACTGCACCTGCAACGTAAGTAATCGTGTTGAACTCATCAACCTTATTAAGAACAATCTTACCATAAGGAGTGTTCTCCATTTCGGCATCAGTGTTTTCGTTCCACTTAATCTCAATGTCTTTAGCATCGGGGAACAAGTAGCCTGTAACACCAGTTGTTACTTCTTCGACTTTGTATGTACCTATTCTCAGAGCAACTGAGATTTTACCTTCAGCGTCCGTTGTGAATGTTTCATCGTAAGAGACACCTTCGGGAAGTGTAGGAACATCAATAGAAGTAATTCTGAACTTCCAACCTTCAAGTACGCCGTCAGCAGACTTCTTTGTGATGTTGAGCGTACCTGTCATCGCACTGTTTTCAAGACCTTTACCCACCTTTGTTTCAACATCAACGATTTTACCGTCTTCTGTGATACTGAAAGCGTGGAAATCTTCATCGAGAACGAAATTCTCAGGAGCTTTTGTTTCTTTAAGGAAGTAATTACCGTAGCGTAATCCTTCGTAAGTGTAGATACCCTTTTCTGTTTCGGTAAGAGTACCGATTACAGTGGTTTTGTCGCTTGCGTAAATAGTGAACTCAGCTCCCGTGAGTTTGTTTTCGGGATAGTCTTTATCCACCTTCGTGACTTGCACTGTTCCAGTGACAACTTCTTCTATATAGATAGAAGTGCCATCATCTGTTACAGTATTGTAGATATGACGTTCAGCATTTGCTTCATTTATATCTACAGGATATGCGTTATTGTCGAGTAAGTAACCTTCAGGAGATTTTGTTTCCTTAACAATGTATTTACCGTATTTCACCTTATCAAGTGAATAGATACCGTTTCCATCATTAAGATTATCAACGAACGTGTCAACATCTTCATCGTATGCGCCATTTTCGTTTACGTCCTTATAAACTGCATAAACAGCACCAGATACAAGAACATCGTTTTTGAACTCATCAACCTTATTAAGAACAATCTTACCATAAGGAGTGTTCTCCATTTCGGTATCAGTGTCTTCATTCCACTTAATCTCGATGTCTTTAGCATCGGGGAACAAGTAGCCTGTAACACCAGTTGTGACTTCTTCGACCTTGTAAGTACCTATTCTCAGAGTAACTGAGATTTTACCTTCAGCGTCCGTTGTGAATGTTTCATCGTAAGAAACACCTTCGGGAAGCGTAGGAACATCAACAGATGTGATTCTGAACTTCCAACCTTCAATTACGCCGTCAGCAGACTTCTTCGTGATGTTGAGCGTACCTGTCATCGCACTGTTTGCAAGACCTTTACCTGCCTTTGTTTCAACATCAACGATTTCACCATCTTCTTCGATTTTGAAAGAGTGGAACTTGTTATCGAGGATAAAATTCTCAGGAGCTACCGTTTCCTTCAAGTAGTAATTGCCAAAACGCAAATCCTCATAAGTGTAGACTCCCTTTTTCGTTTCGGTAAGAGTACCGATTACAGTGGTTTTATCTTCTGCGTAGATAGTGAACTCAGCTCCCGTAAGTTTATTTTCGGGGTAGTCCTTATCTATCTTTGTAACTCTTACTGTTCCTCTGTAGGGTTGGTTTTCAAAACCTTTACCTGCCTTTGTTTCGATGTTAATAACTACACCGTCACTGTTTTCGTCAATCGAGAACTTGTATTCCTTTGTGTCACGGACAAACTTTTCGGGAGCTTTAGTTTCAATCAGTTTGTAGTCTCCGTAATAAAGGTTGTCAAGCTGATATTCGCCCTCTTTTATTTCGTCCAAAGTGCCTATCTCAACATAGCCGTTTTCTTCAGCTTTATAAACAGTGAATATAGCACCCGTTAATTTAACATCGGGATAGTCAGCGTCTTTCTTGGTTGTACTAACGCTACCCTTGATTGCTCTGTTTGTGAAGGTGAGCTGAGATGCCTGTTCGTCCTTAACAGTAATTGTCTGGACTTCATTTTCCATCAGGTATGCCTTATTCTTGTTATGCTCAGTAACAGTATAAGTGCCTGTCGGTAAATCAATAATCTCAATTCTGCTGTTGTTTAAAGCAAATTCGGTCGTATTGTCGTTTGTATCCTGAACACCGATGAAACGATATTTTGAATCATCTACATCGCTTGCAATCAGATACTTATTGTTGCTGTCCTGTATAGTGAATGTGACATTCGTTTCAAGGGAATTGATAAGTGCTGTTTTTTCAGACTCGTCTAACCCTTCGGGTAATATCCATTCCTTGTACATTTCAGTTGTGCCTGTCTTACGAACGTTCTCAAACGAAAGGTAATATGTTTCGTCTGCTTCCGTTGTAAATACTTGCGTTTCATTACTGTTCTTATACTCGCCGTTTGAAGTAACTTCTGTAGCTGTATAAGTAGCTGTCGGCAAATTCTTTATGATAAAGTTGCCATTCGGTATCTTAATCTGCTGTGCAGTCTCAGATAAGCCCGCAAACTGATATTCGCCGTCTTCGGCATTACCAGATACCTTTACAAAACCACCTTCACTGCTTTCCAATGTGAAGTAAATTTCGTTGTTCAGTGCCTTGATTTCGTCCTCAGAAAGCTCCGTAGGATATTTCCATACTTTCTTTAAGTTTGCGTTACCTACAAGACGAACATTGGTAAACGTTGCGTTAGCTGTCGTATCCTTTACGATGTCCTTGTTAATAACAGGAGTAAGTTCCTTGTATGTATCAAGGTCGCTGTGTTCTTCGATGCTATAAGCACCCGTAGGAACTTTCTCAATCTTTGTCTGACTATCCGTTAACGAGATGTAGAACGGTTCGTCCTGATAATGAGAGAAGCTGATTACAGATGTTTCTTCATCGGTTTTTGTAGCAACATACTTACCGTCTGCTGTCTTAACCGTAAATGTAACGTGCTTTTCAAGTTCGGCTATTTCTTCCTTAGTAAGCGGTACGGGGTGTTCCCACTTCTTCTGAATAAGTAATGAACCCGTGTCACGCTCATTTGTGAATGAAGCCTGTGCTGTTTCGTTTAATTTTACTTCAATAGTAACAGGGTTTGCAGTATTGATTGTATAATCAGAAAGACTGCTGTGTTCTGTTACCTTATATTTGCCTGTCGGCAGAGTTTTGATTTCAAGATTTCCTTCAACTATATAGAACTTATACTCGTTATTACTCAGTTCCTTATAACTATAAGTACCGTGAGCGTCCTTAGTAGCGGTTACATATTTTCCGCTTTCGTCCTGTAATGTAAAGTAAATCTTGTTATTGAGCTGTTCGATTAAAGCATCGCTTCCATCATCTGCTACGATGTTGTTGAGTATCCATGTCTTTTTGATGTTTGCGTGACCGTAAGGATATTCAACGAATTTTCCGTTATCGTTGTTATGAACATTAACAACGGCATCGGCATCTGTAAGAGCAACGGCGTGAATCTCTTCGTCAATGTAGTAGCCCGTAGGAGCTTTTGTTTCCTTGACATAATACGTTGTGCCATTTTTACTGTTGATAGGAAGTCTATCACAAGTGTAAATGCCTTTGGCTGTTTCTGTAATAACAGCGGTTACGAGAGTTGAATCCGTATCAGACTTATAAGCCTTTGCGGGAATTGTACAATCAGCATCTGTGAAGATAGCAAACTGTGCATTGGTGATTTTATCACCTGTCTTTGCGTTTACCTTTTCAATCTTTATGTGACCGAAAGGTATATTCTGCATCGAAACGTCAGTTGTGTTGTTTCTTTTAACACTTATTGTCTTTCCATCGGGAAGTATGTAGCCGCTTGTAATATTCGACTTAACTTCCTTTATGGTATAGTTACCTATGAGCAGGTCATCAATTTCGATACTTCCGTTTGCATCGGTTTTATAGGTTTTGGTTGCAACAGGTGCGCCGTTTAAAGCTGTACCCGAAACTTCAAACTCAAAGCCCTCGATTTTACCGTCAGCACTTGACTTGTCGATTGATATACTACCCTTCATAGGCTTATTGCCAAAGCCTGTATCATCGTTTTCTACAGTAATGGTCTTGCCCGCTTCTGCAATAACAACCTTATAGAACTTAGTATCTCTCTCGTAGTATTCGGGTGCTTCTGTTTCCTGAACATAATAAGTACCTGCTGAGAGGTTCTTATAAGTATAAGTTCCTTTAGATTCTTCAGTAAGAGTACCAACCACTGAAGCTGTTTCGGAATTACTGTCAAAAATCTTGAACACAGCACCAGACAGTTTAACATCGGGTCTTTCAGCATCGTGCTTTTTAATCTCAACGTGACCGTAAGGCACTTCAACGAAAAGGTCTGTGTTATTGTTTGAAACTGCCTTAATTTCATTAGGCTTATCTAATGTGATACTGTATACGCCCTTATCAAGAACATAGTTCTTAGGAGCGGTAAGTTCCTTGACATAATACGTTGTACCATCTTCACTGTTAATAGGAAGGAAGTTGCAATTGTATTTTCCGCTTGTACCGTCTGTAGTAAATACAGCGTCTACCAGTGTGTCGTCTGTTGCACTCTTATATGCTTTTGCGGTAACTGTGCAATTAATATCTGTGTAAATGCCGAATGTTGCTCCTGTAACGGGAGTGCCTGTTACCTTGTCAACCTTTTCTACACTCAGACCGCCATAAGCAACGTTTTCAAAAGGAGCAGTCTTTGTGCTATCCTGTGTAAGCTCTACATTCTTTGAAGTTTCAGTAATGTAGCCAACCGTAGTGTTATTCTTTACCTCAGTAACAGTATAATCACCGATACGTAAATCCATGATTACTATTTTACCGTTTGCATCTGTCAGGAATGTCTTGTCATAAGCATCGCCTGTCTTAGATGTACCAGTTACACGGAAAGCAAAACCTTGAACTTGCTTATTCGTAGAGGTCTTAACAATTGAAATTGTTCCTGTCATTGGAGCGTTAGGAACGCCGCCGTTGCCTGCCTTAGTTTCTACGGTAACAGTTTTACCCGCATCGGTTATAACAACCTTATAGAAGTTATTATCTCTTTCGTAGAAAGCAGGTGCTTTTGTTTCTTGCAGATAATATGTGCCTGCCAGAATTTCCTCTATTTTGTATTCGCCCTTAGCTGTTTCAGTAAGAGTTCCTACAATAGTTTTTTTATCACTCTTATAAAGGGTGAATGTTGCACCTGAAAGAAGTCTGTCTGTATGGTCTCTGTCAAACTTCTTTGTATAAACAGAACCTTTAGGCGTATTCTCTACCGTTTCCTTAACAACGCTGTTTGCAACAATGAGTGTTACATCATGTACCGTTGTATCAAGAGCATAATTCTTAGGAGCGGTAAGTTCCTTGACATAATAAGTTGTACCCTTATCGCTGTCAATAGGAAGCAAGTCACAAGTGAAAATACCACTGCCTGTCGGATTTTCTTTTAACACCGCATTGACAAGAGTTGCATCAGTATCAGACTTATAAGCCTTTGCGGGTATTGTGCATTCTGCATCTGAATAGATACCGAATGTAGCTCCTGTAAGGAGTTCCTTAGTAACAGAGTCTTTTTTGCTGATTTCAACACTGCCGTAAGCCTTATTCAAGAACTCTACGGTTGTTGTTACAGGCATTGCTTTGTCGGAGTCGTAACTTACAGTAACAGACTTGTCTTTTTCTGTAATATAACCAACGGCTTTGCCTGTTTTAGTTTCGGTAATTACATAATTACCTACACGCAGATTTTCAAAATTCAGGATACCATCTTTACCTGTCTTACCTGTTACATTTACAGTTTTACCAGTGTGAGATGTACCGCTTAACGTGAACTCAAAGCCTTCGATGACATTGTTGGTTGACTTCTTTACAATCTTTACATTACCTGTCATTGCTTTGTTGTAGAACACTTGTTTTGCATTACCGTTAGGAGTAATTACAAATGTAACAGGGTCAACATCGAATGTAAAGTAATCAGAACCCTTTGTTTCAGCTACTGTGTATCTTTCGTTAGCGGGTAATTTGTCAAGCAAGAAACAATACTTCTTAGAAGATGAGTCGTAATTCAGCTTGATTTCAGTTCCTGCCGTTGAAGAACCAGTATAGTTATAGTTTCCGTTGGAAGCCTTTGTAAAAGTAAGTTCTTCGCCGTTGCTGTTGTAAGCCTTGAAAGTTACCTTCGCAAGCTGTTCATCGGATATAGTCATCTCAGTATTGTCTACATCAAGGAAAGACTTATCAATATAGATGCTACCCGTGTTCAGCTTGTTGTTAAGAGTAATATCTTTCATTACAAGCGGCTTGCCCGCAACGTTGATATTTGTAAGGTCTACTCTTTTACTGTTGTCTACAGTGTAGTCAACATCTGTGTATGTACCACAGTCAACAATGTTAGAGCCTGTTGTGCCAACATAAGATGTACTGTCGTAAAGTTCCTCAACCATCAGGTAGTAAGGAGAAGGACAGCCCTTGAAGTTGGCTTCAAGTTTGCCTTCATCAGTCAGTTTAAGGTCTGTGTTTGCTGTGCCTGCTGTAGCGGCAATGCCCGAATAGGTATATATGTCATTTGCAAAGCTGAAAGTGAGATATTTACCGTAATTTGTTACAGTCTTATCTTCTTTACCGTTTGCACCTATGATTTTGAAACGAGCAGTAACCTTTTTGTACTGAGCCTTTAACTGCTCTGCCGTAAGATTATCGCCGTCTGAGAAACTTTTTGAAACAACGATGCTTGTTTCTCTGTTGGTAAATGTTACTGAACCGTCTGCATCACCCGTCATAACAAGAGAGCCTGTGGAGCTGTCTTCTTTATATGCAGGTAATGTATTATGTTCTTCAACTGTGTATTTGCCTTGCGGCAGACCCTCTATATTAAATGCACTTACATATTCTTTAAGTTTGCTGTCATAAGTACAAGTAACATAGAATCTGTTTTCGTTACCGTTTGTTGTTGTACCGTCATAGTAATACGTTCCATCTTCAAGTTCTTCGTTGAGAGATGCTTTGAGATAGTTGTTATCTTCGTCCTTGACGGTAAAATAGATACCATTCTTAATCTTTTCTATCAGTTCTCTGCGCTGTTCTGAAGTGAATGATGAGTTGAAAACCCAACGCTTTGTCACTTTGCCGAGATAGGTAGAAACGTAGTTTTTGAATTGAACGGTTGCAGTTACATTCTTAGTAACAGCTTTTATTTGCGTGGGAGTGGAAGGTTCACACTCTGCAATATCGCAGTATTCGTGAATCGTATAATTGCCAGTCGGAAGCTCTGAAATATTGCACTTGAAAGGTGTTGCTGTGCTTATGACAAAGTGTGTTGCTTCACTTTCGTTTGTGGTAAGCCTTGAATGCTTATATGAACCGTTTGAACCTGTTGCAACAACATATTTATCGCCGTATACAAGTGTAAAGTAAACGTGTTCATTGTATTCCTTCTGCTTATCCGTTGAAGGAGTAACGCCCGCTTCTATCCAATTCTTTACTATCGACAAAGAACCAATATCACGAGTGTTTGTGAATGTCGCATTTGCGTTCTGATTAACTATTACCTTTACAGTCTTAGATAAAGCATCGGCAGTATAGTTAATTTTACCACTCATAACTTCTTTTACAGTGTAAGTGCCTGTCGGCAGGTTCTTAATCAGAATATTATTGGTGGCTACGTCAAGCTTAAACTTACCGTTGTTTGAAAGCGTTGCGTTAGTTGAAGAATATACATATTCACCCGCTGAGTTCTTAGGAGCGATTACATAGTTACCGCCGCTGTCCTGTACAGTAAAGTAAATATTATTTACTAAGTTCTGCTTTTCAGCAGTTGTTAATGTATTTTCTTCAGAAGTCTTCCATACCTTCTTTATTGTCAAAGGAGCAACTTCACGAGTGTTCGTGAAAGTAAGTGATGTTCTTTCACCATTTTTAATAGTAAAAGTCTGGTCTGGTGCTTTATTAAAGCCGTCACTGTGAGACACTTCAATAGCAACGTAAGTACCTTCAGGTATTCTTGTTATTGCAAATTTATGTGAACTGTTAAGGCTAAACACAGTACCTGTAGCATCTGTATTGCCAGAATAATAGTAAGTACCGCTTGTACCGCCTGTTGCAGTTACATACTTGCCAGTAGATGTGTCTTTAACCTTAAACTTAACATTGTTGTAGTACGTTGTTATGTTGGCTTTATCTACTGCTGTCAGATTACCGTTTATTACTTTTGTTACAAGACCTTCACCTACTACGGGAAGATTTTCAAAAGCAACAGATGTTATTTTACCGTTTACTACAGTAAATGATTTTGTAGCCGTTGTCGGCTTGTAAGCACCGTCCGAGCAGGACTCTGTTATTGTATAAGCACCCGCAGGAATATTCTCTATTGCCAGTTTACCTGTGCTACTGAGCTTAAATGTATAAGCTGTATTTGAAAGAGAACTATAAACGTAATTACCGTTATCTCCTGTAGCTGTTACATATTGAGTACCCTTTTTAACAGTAAACGTTACCTTGCCGTATAAAGCTATTAACTCTGCATCTGTAAATGCTGTGCCATTTAACTTCTTTGTAAACGTCTTTGTAACATTTGCCTTGCCCTTTTCAGTGTTGATGAATTTTGTGCTATTAGTCGAATTGTTGACTGATTTCGTAATCGTTATATTCTGCGATTCAGAAGAAGCAATATAATTTGTATTTGCTTCCGAGCCATTTACCGTATACTCTTTTATCGTATAATTTCCTGTAGGCAAACCAGTAACATTGAATTTGTTATCGGTTACTTTACCTGTACTATCCTTAACGATAATAGCTTTGAATTGAGTTGCATTACTTGCTGAAGTAGTATAACCAGTAAAGCTGTATACGCCGTTGCTGTTGCTTGCTTGAACATAATTACCGCCACAAGCGATGGTAAAGTAAGTGTTATTTGAAAGCTCTGTTAACTTATCAGCAGATAAATTCTTATAAGACAACCACTGCTTTCTTATGAACAATCTACCTGTATCTCTTGTATTCGTAAACTTGACTGTTCCTAATTTACCGTTGATTATTGTAAGCGTCTGGTCGGCACTTGCCGTATAACCAGAAGGACAGTTCATTTCGATTACGGTATATGTTCCTTCAGGGAGCTTTGTTATTTTTGCCTCAGTGTGATTTGCGTTAAGGCTGATTAAAGTAGCAGACGCAATATCCGTTGTACCAAAACCAGTGTATTCATAATCGCCAGTAGCATATTGCTTTGCAATTATATATTTGTTGGTCTTTGTATCCTTGATAACGAACTGTACTTTACTTCTCTCTTGCTCTGTAGTGTTAGCGTTTTTATCGTCCCATATCTTTATAATTTCACCAGTGCTTTCACTATTGGTGAAATTGGCGGTCGCTGTTGCGTTATATGTAACGTTAACATTAGCCGACAGTGCAGATGCCGTAAACCTGTGTGCTACATTTTTATCTGTAACTGTTTCTGTAACCGTGTATGAACCGATAGGCAAACCCGCAACATCAAACGTTGCAACTAACGCACCATTCTGTGTTATTACACTTGCCGTAAATTTAGTTGCTTTAGAAGCATCTGCTGTAAAATTAGCAAATTTATATCTGTAAGCAGGATTTGTCTCTTTTGTTGCAACAACATATTTATTGCCGAATTTAAGAGTGAAATAAACCTTGCTTGTAAGATTTTGCAAATTTGCCTGTGTATTAACTTCAGCTTTCCACGTCTTATTTACCTTTAAAGCACCCGCTTTTACAACGTTCTGGAAAGTTACCCCGTTGTCTTCGCCGTTTGCAACAGTAACTTCCTGCTCGTCACGAGGAGCGAACTTAGAAGAACCTGCGAGAACTTCTGATACTATATAAGTACCTGCGTCAAGGTCTTTGACGAGGAATGTGTTGCTTGATGAAAGTTTGAAGCCAGTACCAGATGAAATGGCTGTTGTGCCTAAACCTGTGAAAGTATAGTCACCTGCACTGCCGCTTGCCTTGATGTAGACATTCGTAGCTTTATTCCTGATGTAGAAAGTAACAGCGTTTCTCTCTGCGTCAGTTGCATAACCTGTTCCCGCATCGCTCCAAACCTTATTGATTGTTGCACACCCTTTTTCAGTGTTTGTAAAAGACGAATCGTTTGTAGGAACGGCGTTTGTCAGTGTGATGTCAATACTTGTTTTATCAGGAATAAAGTATTTATTTGCATCACCTGTTGTGATTTCTTCAACAACATAATTACCTAAAGGCAATTTGTTTACACTGAACGAAATGCTACTTATATCATTGTTCTCAATATAGACATACGCATTGAACTTCGTTGCGTTTACCTTTGTCGTAACGCCTGTGTAAGTATAACGTGACTGATTATCAGTCGTAGCTGTGAGATACTGATTTGTTGACTTATCTCTGATAAGGAAATATGTGTTCTTTGTTAAATCAGTAATTCGTTTTGTACTTCTATCAAGTCCTACAGGAATAGTCCAGTTCTTCTTTACCAGTACATAACCTGTTCTGATATTTTCAAAGTTGACAGGAGTATTTTTGCCGTTTTCGACAGTAATATCTACATAAGTAGTTTTGGGATTGTAGTTATATGAATCCCATTTTACTTCAACAACTCTATAAGAGCCTGAAGGTAATTTGCTTATTGAGAAATTGCCCGATGCGTTAAGAGCAAATTCGGTAGCCGTTGTTTGATAACCACTGAAAGTGTAAGCACCGTTACTGCCTGTAGCATTTACATACTGATTGTTGCCTTTGTACAGAACGGCAAAAGTAGTATTCTTATACTGTTCTGCTTTTTGCTGTGCCGTAAGGTTGGCATCATCTGAGAAAACTTTATGAAGTGACGCACTGCCCGTCTCTCTTGTATTCCTTACGTCCTTTTTAACAGGAGTATAGGCATCATTTCCAACTTTTGATGTTATTGTTACGCTTATTTTATTTGAAGAACAAATGTAGCCTTTGACCGTTTGTTCCTCTACATAATAAGTATAGCCAGTCGGCATATCAATAATCTTAAAGCCGTCATGTTTAACGCCGCTTTCTGTGTAATAATCTTTATACAGCTTGAAATACTGTTGAGAGGCTGTGGCGGTTTCGCCGCTCCATTTATACACACCCTCATTGGGTATATTACCATCATCTGCTTTTAAATAATGCCTTGTTACAGTTCCGTTGGCATCGGTTGTTTCGTAATAAACCTTGAAATATATAGGTGTTCCGTTCAATATTGCATAAGGTAACGATTCGGTTGATTGATACGAAACCAATGAATTTCCATTGTGTACCCAAGTCTTAGAAACAATTAAATCACCTATGTTTCTTTCGTTTGAGAAGGAAACCGTAGCAACTTTACCGTTTACTACTTTAAATGACTTTGATGTTCCGCTTACGCTTGTGTAATAAGCGTTACTGCCGTACTCATACGCTGTATACGAGCCTTCAGGAATATTCAAAACATTGAATGCACCATTTGCTACGCCTGCAACTTTGCCAAGTTTTAACTGCGTTGCTTTGGCTACTGCTGTTGCGTTTGCTCCTGTAAAAGTGTAATTGCCCGCACTGCCCGAAGCAGTTATGAACTTACCTGTATCATTGTTCTTAATAACAAAGTAAATGTCCTTATCTGCTTGTTTTGCATCGTTGTGGTGTATCCACGTTTTAATAACCTGAGCTGTACCAGTATTACGAGTGTTTTTAAACGTAACTGTCCCCGTCTGACCTTTAGATACCTTTACATCTTTGCTTTCCGAGTCAACCGTATAGCCAGATACCGTATGTTCAGTAACAGTATAAGTACCAGTGGGAAGACCCGCAAGAGTGAAAGTGTTATCACTGTTCAATTTAAACTGTAAAACAGAGCCACTTGCGGAGAATGTGTAAGTACCCGCCCCGCCTACACCTTTGATAACAGCATTGGTTGATTTATTCTTTACAGTGAAATAAATATCATCATAGTCAGCAGTAGCATCACCATTGTGAACCCATACTTTTGTTATTTGTGCTGAACCAGTATCACGGGTATTTTTAAACGAAACTTTACCCGTCTGACCTTTTGAAATAGTAACAGTTTTGCTCTCCGAGTCAACCGTATAACCTGATACCGTATGCTCAGTTACAGTATAAGTACCAGTGGGAAGACCTTCGATAGCGAAAATGTTACCGCTGTTCAGTTTGAACTGTGAAACAGAACCATTTGACGAGAACGTGTATTTGCCTGCCGTGTTTGTGGTTGTACCTTTGATAACAGCATTGGTTGATTTATTCTTTACAGTGAAATAAATATCATCATAATTAGCAGTGGCATCACCATTGTGAACCCACATCTTTATAATTTGAGCTGAACCAGTATCACGGGTATTTTTAAAAGCTTTTACTACAGGTGAATAATTGTCTTTTCCTATTTTCGATGTCATGCTGACACTTATATTGTTTGATGAAGCAACGTAACCACTTATAGCACTTTCCTCTACAAAATAAGCATAGCCAGTCGGCATATCAACTACTTTAAAGCCGTCATATTTCTTTTTATTGCTACCTGTATAGTAGTTCTGATATAAATGAAAATATTGCTGATTTGTAGTTGTCGTTGTTCCATTCCATTTATAGACACCATCATCTATTTTTGAGCCATCATCAGCTTTTAAGTAATGCTTGTTGCCAGATGAGTCTTTATAATAGATTCTGAATGTGACAGCATTTTTGCCGTTGTTGTATTTGGCTATTTTTAAGCCACTACTGTTTTTGTTCGTAGCATAGGAAATTAAACTATTACTGTTATGCACCCATGTTTTTGTTACTACTAAATCGCCAATATTTCTCGTATTTATTAGAGTTGCGTTTACATTGCCACCTGCTGGCACTGTTACCGTATCATTACTCTTTACACGGGTATATTTATCAATGCCACCAAAATCGTTTGTGCCATATTCTGTTACAGTGTACGACCTTGCAGGTAAATCGTTAATATGAGATGTGTTTTTATCTGTTGAACTATTTGCAAATCTAAACTTTGTAGCCTTGCTTTTATCTGTAGTTGTGCCAGAGTAAATATAATTGCCCGATGAACCAGAGCCTGTTAAATAATAAGTAGTATTATTGCTTACATAACTTACTAAATAAAAAGGAACAGTGTATGCGGCTGTTTTGTCGCCATTGTGACTCCAAGCTTTTGTGGTGGTTAAATTGCCATAATTAGTGTTTAACGTTACAGTTGCTTTAACTGGGTCATAGCCGCCTCTAAAACCAACAGCGGGTTGAAAGTTACCCGAAACCAATGCAACTGCACGTTTTTTATTAAAAGATGAACAAAAAGAACCTTTGGTTTTTTCCGCAGTCAGCGTTACATTAACAGGTTCACTTGATGTAAATGTAATTACATTGTTGGAAATGCTATACTTTAAAGTAGATGACAATCCTGCATTACTTATTGCTGTTTTCCAGTCAAAATTACTTACACAGCTTTTTTCATCTGTGAATGAAGCTGAATATGTTACGGAAGTACCGCTTACCTTCCTTGTTGTAGATTTTGAATTGCCGCCTTTAAAAGAAGGCTTTTGCAAATGGTTGAGTATCTGCTTTTTTATATAGCCATAGCAGAGCTTTATTTTTGTAGCAGAGGCGTTATCAGCACTGTTAATGTATTGTGTAAACTTAGTTAAAGCAGGTTCTTCTTTGCTGTTGTTAAACCAACCTTCTGCAATGTTCCAGATGACAATTTGTGTTGCAATTCGCTCATCATTAGCTGTACAACCATAATTACTGTATTTTTGTGTGCCGAGATAGCCATACATGATTGCGTAATTGATATAGTTTCTTTGTGCGTCAGATAAATTGCCGTAAGTTTTCCAATCTTTGCCTTCGTAAGTGGTTTGTGTTCCTGTATCAGGAGCGTGAGTCCTTACTTCAATGCAATAAGCAATATCACCTGATGGCGAGTTCTTATTAAGTTTGATTATAGAACCTTTTATGCTTGTTCCGTTTGTTCCGCCAAAGTCATAATAAGATTGAAAATAACTTACGAACAACTTTTGTTTGTCGTTATCTTTACCTATTACAAAATCAGCAAACGCAGAAAAATTTACGGCTGACAAAAGCATAATTAAGCTCAAAATGCCTGCTGTCAACCGTTTAAAAAATGAAGTTTTCATGTTCTCTTCCTTTCCCACACAAACAGGATAATTGCGCCTGATTTCAGGCACAATTATCCCTTGTTATGATGTTACGTTTTGCTTTTTCCCTTTATTTAAAAGCTACATTTTCCCGATGTGGCTATAATCGTTTAATGATTAAGAACAAATACATAAGCTGTATTTGCATTACAATTGAAAATCTCATCTTCAGGGTATTCGTCTTGTGTCATACCCTCGTGTTCGTAAAGTTTTAGCATATCTTTGCCTGTTGTGACGGTTATCTTGTAAGTATCATAAAAAGGAGGCGCACACTTGTTAGCAATACATTCATCTACCGTTTTTTTCATTCGATATATGAAATTTTCAATATTTTTTTTCTTGTCATAACTGTCGTAGAAAACAAACTCATCTGCGCCAGTTGAGCCATACGCCCACGCCTTGCCGACAACGGAGTAATCGCCAAATTCGCCAAATGACCACAAACCAAGCTCATCGCTATAGTGTGTTATCTTTCGAGGAAAGTCACAACCATTATAGCCTTTGCTTTTAGCGTACTTTTCTACCGTATCAAAGACATACCATATATCATCTTCAGTCCACGGTTCAGGTATAGCACCATAATTGGGAGTGTCGTCATTTACAGGTTTGCTCTCAGTAGGCTTCTTAGCGGTAGTTGTAGTTGTCTGTACCGTAACCTTGTTATCGCTAAGATAGTCGCCGTGTACAAATGCTCCTGTATCCAGTTTGAAATAACCTGTATTGGTCTTTGCAACGACCTTAACCTTGTCGTTGACATTATATATCTGAACTGTCTCTGCACCGAGTACAGCCTTTTTACGGCTATAACAATCAGTGTTGACATACTTTGTTGCACTTACCTTTTCCTCAGTCCACTCAGGAGCGGGCTTTGTTGTTGTAGCCATTGTAGTAGTCGTAGTAGTTTCAGCAGGCTTAGTTGTTTCCTGTTTCTTAGTAGTTGTTGTAGTAACTGTAGTCTGTTCAACAGGCTTTGCCGTTGTAGTGACAGCAGGAGTTGTTTCGGGATTTACTGAAGTTGTCGCAGTAGGCGTAGTTGAAGCACTGCTCTGCACTTCGTCTACAGAACTGTTCTTTGCGTTACCGTCAGAACAACCACTTGTAAATACAGCAACAACAGCAATTATAGTTGCTATCATCTTTGCGTATCTCTTTTTCATAAATACCTTCCTCTCTAAAAACGTTCCAAATTTATATTGCCCTCAAATGCCGTGTAACATTGTGTTTCCACTCACAACAATTACATTTCACGTTCTTCACTTTTCTGTTGTCTCTTTTTGTCACGCAAATCAAGCCATTCTGTTGTCGGTATAAATGCCACATTAAAAGGCAAGTCGTCAAACAATATGTTTTTGCCTGTGGTTATATCCACCGCATAAGGTTCAGCTCCGTGTAAAAGCTGACCGTCTTTTATTATGTAACAACCGTTGTTCGTTTTGAACAATGCGTAATCAATAGTGTGATAGCCGTATTCGTGTGTTAAATCTAAAGTACACAAGTCAAAAAGGTCATAATCCGAAGATTTTTTTATAATATTATCCCAGTCATAGCCATATCTTACCTTGTCACAATAATCGGTTTTGCCTATCCATTCTACTCGTTCCTGAGAACTTTCAAAATATTTGTAGATACTGTCAACCATATCGTCTAACGACTTATCTGTCTTTACAATATCCCAATCGAACATTTTTTCAAACTCTCTTAAAACAGCGAACACTTTAGATTCTGGATTTGAATTTACCAGATAATCTATTTTTTTGCATAATTCGTTGCGATTTATAGCCGATAACGTCATTACCGTCATATCGTTGTTTAAAACATCTTCAAAGGTATAACCATCAATATATTCGTCTTCCTCTGGCTCGAATTTCTCGCCATAGTATTTGATAATTACCCGCTCGTTTTCGTAGCCAACATCAGCTACCGCTTCGCCACTTTCTGTCTGTAAATTAAGTCGTTTTAACATTTGTTATTCCTCATATTTCGCATAGATTTCAGAAAATCTGGATTTACCTCTTGTAATATTGCAAATTCGTCATTGTATAAGAAACTTGCACAATAAAAGCCTTTAAGCGTTTGATGCTTATTAGCTTCTATGCGTCTTAGTAATTTTGCCACAATCACAGCAATCCGATTATCTTTTTTAGCTTCTAACGAAGCAAGAAAAGCGTCTTTCTCTTTTTGACTTACAAAATGCAATTCTTTTGCCGAATGAGTCGATTTAATAATCATCGAATAACCTCGCTTATATCCGATATGGCACTTCCGTTCCAGTGGAACAGAAGTTAAAAGGCGTTAACCTGCTTTTGTAAAAGCTCGCAACATCGCCGCCGCTTCATCGTAATCTTTGAAGCATTTCGTGCCTAAGTCAGATTCCATTCTGTCTTTGAACGTTTCCTCTACAATATGATAGATACAACATTCGCATCTATCTGTTCCGAAAAGTGCTTCCTCAGCATCACATTCGCAACAGGAATCTTCTTGATAAAAATTACTGCATTCTGTGCAGTTTTTTTCAATCTTATATACCTTCATTTTCATTACCCTCTCTTAACAAGATGTTCCTTTCTTGTTACCTATATTATATCAAAATGTGTTGCAAATGTCAATACAAAAACCCCTTTGCTGTAAGAAAAACTATACAAAGATGAAATCTTATAAGAGTCTGTTACCTTACATATTGCACATCATTCCGATATATAAAAATTTTGAGAGTGAGCTTCAATCAGTGCCACCGCAAGACACGCTTACTATTGGAGAAAACTAAGAAATAATAACATTCCTGTATTTGAACAAACAAAGAAGCCGTACAAGGTGTTACGGCTTCAATATCATTATCGTTCGGGGTTGGTCTTCTTATTTCTTTGAATCACTTTTGATGCCTCTACCTTTCAATCAATAAAAGCAATAGCCAAAAACCTATTGACAGTGTGCAAATAAGGTGCTATAATAAAGATAACAAGGAAGCCACTACTATGTAGACGGTTACTCCGAGCAAACAATTAAGACTTATGCTTGCGTTTAACGCAAACACGAACCGCCTTGCTTGTGCGAGAAGCAGGCGGTTCTACTTTTATTCGATGTTTTTTCTTGCACGGTTTAGCCGTATGTAATATGACATCGACAATAGTAGTTAGCAGGTCAACTGCAATGCCTATGATTTGAATAATATCGCTCATAGTCGTCTCCCCCCTTTCGTAACAAAATAAATGAAAAGATTTGCTACGCTCGGAGATTGACACCGCCCCATCTGTTAAGTGATTTCCTTGTTAATATAATTATATCATATTTCAAAAGCTTTGTCAACACAAAACCGCAGTGCTATGCGAAATAGTGACAAACGATGTGAATGACAGCCGACTGCTATATGAGAGAAAAAACAAAATATAAAATATAATTGTTCGTTCCCTATTGACAATTAATAACGAATGATGTATAATAATAGTTAGGAAGCATTGGGAAAGCTTCGGGAGCTTGAAAAAAGCATAAAACGTACTCATTTATGTAAACCACTTATCTTTTTTTAGATGGGTGGTTTTTTCCGTCTTATAATGCTAAAAGCCCATTCTGAATAGAACGGGCTTTGTTTTGCTCAAAAAGGAAATTATCTTTCAATTGATTTCTTTGCTTTTCTTCCTTCGGTATCCTTTTTTGCTTGTATCTCGGCATCAGACAATATCTTGCCCGCCTGACCTCTTGCTATATCCTGAATAGATACGCCCAAGTTTTCTGTAATGTGCTTAAATACATCATCTTCAAGGACAGCCTTATTCCTGAGCCTGTGGTCTTCTATAACGCTGTTTTTTGTAGTAACTTTTGCTCCTTCTTTCTTGAAGAATATATCCATACGACTGCCGAGTTCATCAAACGTGATTGAAAGAACTTTGCCTTCATTTGAAAGATTTATTGTGTTATTATAAGGATTATACGTTACTGTTACATCGTCAGGAACGGCGTTTCTGTATTCTTCTGCACGTTGAAGCATCTTTTGCTCCAACGACTCGCTGTAAAAGAGCTTATAATTATATGTTGAGTTTACAATCTCCGTTTTGCCGACCTGCTTTTCATCATATTTGTTTGCACCTTTGAAAGTTTCGTCTATGAATGCAAGATTTGCTTCATAAGTCTCTAATGCTTCAAGGTCAATGTAGTTGCCGTCAATGTTGAGGAAACTTTCAAAAGCGTCATTCTTTAAAAGCTGATGATATGCAGAAGAACGGATATTCGAAAAACCGTTTTCTTCGTCACGATAATCATAAACCTTTGTTAATTCATCTTTCTCTGATTTAAAATAAGCCGATGAAAGACCATTCACTGAGTAATATAAGTCAATCTGACTTTTACTGTTCTCAGAATAAATTGTGACTTTATTGGATTTCTCATCGTATCTTACGTTGTCATAAAGCTCTGCTGTGTTCTCAACTTCGGTAAGAAGGTCAAAGTTAAGTTGCTTTTTGTTGCGGATAACCTGATTCTGTATTAACTCTGCTTCAGTATCAAATTCAGCGTCAATAAGTTCAAGAGCTTTTTTATAACCTTCCTTGCCGCTTGTATCTCTCATAAATTCTGTGCCACTCTGAGAAATGTCGTTACGGAAAGCGTCAGCATTATAAATATACAAACCCTCTTTTGTCGGAATACAGCTTGCATATTTATCGTCTTTTTCAAACATTTCATTGACTGTTTTATACTCGCTTACATAGTTGGTATCAAGGTCTATGGTAATTACCGCAGGCTTGACGATGCTATCGCCAATAGTACCCTTTTCTGTAGCAACCAAATTTGCCGCTTCGTTCAGATAGTTGTAAAGAACGATGTTTCTTGACGCTTCATCTTTGTAAAGAATATAACTTTTCTTATTCTCGTCATCATTTACGATGTTTTCAAGAGCGGAAAGAAAATCTTCTCTCTTTGCATCAATTACTTTCAGATGCTTTTTCAGCTTCTTGATTGCCGATTTTGCATCTTTATGTATTGAATCACGATTATCCTTCTTCAACTCTTTATCTGCGGTTTCAAGGACAGGGATAACCTCACGCAGATTGTTATTGTTGTAAAATTCCTTGTTTGCATATCTCTTCTTTTGATTTTCGATGATTGCAATTTCTCTTTCTTTTTCATTTTCCGAAAATTCATCGGAAGATGTAAGGCTATTTACTATGCTGACGCATAAATCTTTAACCTTGTCTCTGAAATAATCTCTGAAACGCATAATTTTTAATTCCTTTCTGTTTTTATATCTGAAGACTGCTTTTGCGGTCTTGCTGTACGCTCTTCATTTATTTTATCAGCATAAAACGAATCGTATTTTAATATTTTATATATGCCGCTTTTATCGTCCTTTTTAACGTTTTCGTTATGTGCAATGCTCCATAAAACACTATATGAATTTTCTTTTGAAAACAGATGAGGAATTTTCATTACCTCAGTATATGCCATGTCGTGAAGCAAAACTGCATCTTTTGCGTTTGTTGCTACAGCCTTACGTACTTCGTGCCAATGGTCGTTTTGAAGTTCATCAAGCAAAAGACCACGTTCTGCAATGATTAAACGTAAATCGGCACTTGAAGGAGCGTTAATAAGCTGACTCAATATATTCTCGTCACTGCTCGTCTTTGCAATTGCTTCTAAAACAGCGTATTGGTTATCTTTTACAAGGACATCGTGACCGAAGCCTCTAAGAGCAACGTTCTCTCTGACACCCACGTCTTCATCTGACAAGTAATGATTTAATATGTTTGTGTCATTAGCGGTTTCAGCAATTGTACGTCTTACGCACACATCAGTGTCGTCTATAAGAAGAGGGTGAACACACGGATTTTTGGCAAGTTCGGCACGAATTATCCAGATGTCATTTACCATTGATTTAAGAATTTCTTCATTATCCGTATGCTGAACAACAGCCATACGAACAGTAGCCATTTCATCGTGGGATAGTTTTTTAAGAATGTTTATGTCCTTTGTATGTTCTGCTACAGCTATGCGAACAATAGGACTTTCATCGTTTGAAAAATATTCATCATCAAAGCCTTGACTTGCAATAGCCGCTCGTGCGTTTTCGTCACTACTGTTAATCAAATGATACATTGTATCTACACAATCCTCTGTGCGGTTGGTAAGTTCAGAATAAGCTTTCATTTTTAAATCCTTTCATATCAGAAAAATGCCAATTAACTTCTGTTCCACTGGAATGGAAGTTACAAAATTATCTTTCTATATTGCTTTTTGTGTGAATGCCACGCTTTTCAAGTGCCTCTTTTGCAGGTACATTTACATATTCGTCCTCATATTTGTAAGCAAGAAATTCAAGTGTCTTTACGCTTGTACTGGGGTTCTCAGCAACACATTTTTTAACATAATCATCTAAATCCTCGTGTGCTAATTTTTCAAGCATAGCCGCACTCAAATTCGGATTAACAGCCAAACAGGTTAGCACTTCATTTCTTTTGTCTTCATCACCCCATTCTTTAAAATTCAGGATTTTGTTAAGAGTTTCTGTTGTAGTCAAAGGGTGGTCTGATATTACACAAAGATTTGTCTGGTCTAATTCGTTAGCAAGTTCGTAATCAGCCATTTTGTCAAGAATGTGTGCCGTTACACTTTCGTTTTTTGCAATCTCTTCCCTCACATCTCCGTCAGAGTCACAAGCAAGAACTTCAAGAAGTTCAAGAGGGGACTCTTTATTCTCAGCCATTGTCATTCTTACATCATAAGGGAGTGTAGTAACATCTAATGATAAAATCATATTGTTTTCCTTTCCTAATTTTTGGTTACGTTCTCTAAGAGCATCTTCAGCTCTTTCGCCTACCCATTTGTTGTTGTCTTTTGAAAGCGTAACAAGTGCTTCCTTTGGTGTATTCTCATTTTCTGCAACCGCACTACGAACATCAATATCTACATCTTTTGTAAGCATAGCAAGCACATCAACAGATGTATTTGCATTTCCTGCAACACCCATACGAACCCATTTACCTACGTCATTTGCAAGTACAGCAAGCAACTCAGCAGAGGTGCTTTCGTTTAATGCAATCTGTTCACGAACTGACCAATCCTCGTCTTGTGCAAGAACAGCAAGAAATTTAATAGGAGTGTTTTTATTTCTTGCAACGGCACTACGAACCGAACAATCCTCGTCTTGTGCAAGAACAGCAAGAAATTCAATAGGAGTGTTTTTATTTCTTGCAACAACACTTCGAACCCACCAATCTTTATCACTGGCAAGCATTGCAAGTACATCAACAGATGTATTTTCGTTTGCGGCAACCGCACAACGAACAAAAAAATTTTCATCTTCTGCAAGCATAGCAAGTACATCGGCAGACGTATTTCTGTTGTTGGTAACTGTACAACGAACATTTCCGTTTTCATCTTTTGCAAGCATAGCAAGCACATTAACAGGTGTATTTCTGTTGTTGGCAACGGCACAACGAACATCTCCTTTTTCATCTTTCGCAAGCGCAGTAAGCAATGCTACAGGTGTATTCTTGTTTTCTGCAACCTGTTCACGAACCAACCTATGCTCGTCCTGCGCAAGCATTACAAGTGCTTCAACAGGTGTGTTTTCGTTTGCGGCAACCGCACTACGGGCAACAATATCTTCGTCTTTTGCAAGCATAGCAAGTGTTTCAACACTTGTATTTTTGTTTTTTGCAACGGCACTTCTAACCCACCAACATTTATCACTGGCAAGCATAGCAAGTACATCAACAGATGTATTTCCGTTTAATGCAACCCCACTACGGACATCTTCATCTTTATCTTGTGTAAGCATTGTAAGCATATTGGCAGGTGTATTCTTGTTTTTTGCAACCGTACAACGAACTTCACAGTTCGCATTTTCAGTCAATTTGTTAAGTATCTCAACATCAGAAGTGTTACAAGCTAAGTTTATAAGCTCTTCTTCAGACATTTTACTTATCTTTGATAAAATGTTTTCTTTACTCATACCGATTCCCTTTCTACAACGAATTTGTATTTACAATTGATTTATGGTTCACAAAGCCACATAATAATATATTGTTACCTTTCTATACTGGTTTTGCTTTTCTCTTTGCGTTCTTTAATAACTTTTTTAGCATTTTCACTTACACATAATTCCTTGTCTTTTGAAAGCATAACAAGTGTTTCGACACTTGTATTTTTATTTTCAACAACCGCACAACGAACATCAATATCTGCGTCTTTGGCAAGTACAGCAAGCGTATCAGCAGATGTATTTCTGTTTTCTGCAACTGCATTACGAACATCAATATCTACATCTTTCGCAAGTATAGCAAGCGTATTAATAGGCGTTTTTTCATTCAACGCAACATAGGCACGAACGTGATATTCTCCATCAGAGGCAAGTTTAACTAAGGATTCAATAGGCGTATTTTTATTTTCCGCTACAGCTTCCCTCACATGATAGTCTTCATCAGTCGCAAGCATAGCAAGCACTTCAGCAGATGTATTTATGTTTTTCGCCGCTGATACACGAACACACCATTCATCATCTTTTGCAAGCACAGAGAGTAGTTCGTTAGGTGTATTTTCGTTCCAAGCTACAATTTCACGAACATATTTGTTTTTGTCCTTTACGAGCATTGCAAGGACTTTTGCAGGAGTGTTTTTGTTATTTGCAACGTTATGACGAACCCACCAACATTTATCACTGGCAAGCATAGCAAGTACATCGGCAGACGTATTTCCGTTTGCGGCAATTGCTGTACGAACCCCATAAACTTCGTCTTTTGCAAGTACAGCAAGCACATCAGCAGACGTACTTCTGTTTTTAACAATAGCCCAACGAACTTCATAGTTTGCATTTACAGCCAATATGTTAAGTATCTCAACATCAGAAGTGTTACGAGCTAAGCACAAAAGTTCTTTTTTAGACATTTTGTTTATCTTTGATAAAATGTTTTCTTTACTCATATTGTTTTGTCCTTTCTACAACACATTTGTATTTACAATTGATTTATGTATCATTAAGCCACATTACAAAAAAACACTTCCGTTCCATTGGAACGGAAGTGGCACTTTCTTGCTGTGTTGTGTCTTGAATTATTTCAACGCTTATTTTTTGCTTACCTTTCTGCTCTTTCTTTGATTTTGGAATCTTTTTTGAATAGGACATACAGGTCATCATCTTTCATACTATCTGGCACTAAATCGTTTTCTACAATAAAATCAAGAGCTTCGTAAGGTATATTAGTCATATCCACATTGCTAAATATCATTTCAAGTGCTTCTTTTGCTCTGCTCCTTTCACTGGTGCGACCCTTTACAATACCTTCTATATAAGCATCACCGACAGAATCAGCAATGGTGTTAAGAATGTTGTTAGAAGCAACAGGATTAAGCACAATATGCTCTAAAAGGAGCAAGTCATCACAACAAAGCAGGTCTTGAAAAATTGTGTCATTTGCTTTAGGACTATCTGCTACTGTACAAAGGACATTAAGCTCATCGTCCTTTGCAAGCACAACAAGTGCTTCAACAGGTGTATTTTCATTCCTTGCAATAGCATACCGAACCCACCATTCTTTATCACTGGCAAGAATAGTAAGTGTTTCGACACTTGTGTTGTTATTTCCTGCAACTGCTTCACGTACATTTCCGTTTTCGTCTTTTGCAAGCAAAGTAAGCACATCAGCAGGGGTGCTTGGGTTTAATGCAACCTGTTCACGAACCGACCAATTCTCGTCCTTTGCAAGCATAGCAAACATATCAGCGGAAGTGTATTCGTTTGCGGCAACCACACAACGAACTTCACAATTTTCATTTTCAGCCAATATGTTAAGTATCTCAACATCAGGAGTGTTACAAGCCAAGTCTCTCAGTTCTTCTTCAGACATTTTGCTTATCTTTGATAAAAGGTTTTCTTTATTCATATTGTTTCGTCCTTTCTGCAACGAATTTGTATTTACAATTGATTAATGGTTCACTAAACCACATTACAAAAGGCACTTCCGCTCCAATGGAACGGAAGTCTTTCTGTTTGTGGCTTGTCAACGTGACAATTGATTCCGATGACGTTTTTCCGTTTCTGCTAAAGGTTTTGCTATTGTTTTGCCGCTTTCTAAGTATTTGGCTTCTTCATTTAAATTCGCCCAATCCTTTTCACTGAGTACATACGCTTTTTTAAATTCACGGCATAAGAATGCTTTATCATCGGCAGTTAAATAGTTGCCGTCACAAACAGTCGTAGTTCCGTCATAGCCTTTAAAAGAAAAAACAACATTATCAGAACGAGGATTGTACTTAATATAGCAGTTCTTAAAATCATAGTCACGAGAAATCTTGTCATAAAATTCTTTGCTTGCAGAGTCTGAAAGATTGTCAACCAATATCTCTGCTTCATAAGAGTTTTTCGTCTTTTTCAATGAAGATAAAGAGGTTTTAAAAGCATTACTAAATGCTCTGCGGTCAAGATTGTAATACTTATTACGGCAATTATAATCTTTCATTTCAACCAAATATTTGATTGTACACTGAGCTTGGTCGTAAACAACGTATTCGTCATTCTGTAAGCCTGTTTTCCGTTTATCAGCATAAACAGATAAGCAACCGTTAGGAAGGTCTTTTTTGTTAAAAGAAGAATACAAAGCATTGTAAGGTTCGTAGCATTTGCCTAAAGCAACCGAATATATTGCCATATAGCCGCTATCACGTTTACCGTTGTTCCAATGAGAACTTTTTGTATCCATATAGTTTAAAGACTTACGGCAATCACTTGCAAAATAAAGACCGTTACCGAACATTTTTCCTGTTACAGAGGCATTCGGGTTTAAGGACAAGCCTGTCTTCATAATGCTCCACCAGTTCTCTACTTTGCTTCCGTGATAAAAGAGCTTACAGTCACGGCGAGAAATCTGATGTGTTGCTTTGAACTCTTCGTATGCTTTTCTTGTTGCTGAGTTCTCTACTTTGTAAGCAGTTACATAACGGCGGTCTACATCAAGACCACCATAATCTTTGCCCAAATGAAATAAAATCTGGTCTTCTTCTTCGTATGTAACAGGAGAAACAGAAAGACCATAAGCATCAAGAACTGTTGTATCCTTTTTCTGTGAGTTATCTTGTGAAGGCGCAACAATAGTATTCACTTGACCTTTAATGTTATCAAGCATATCACGCTCACGCTCAATAATCCTTGAAAAATCTGCACTCGTCTTTGCAAGGTAGCAACCAACATCACCCATGCGGCGAGGAATATCCACAAACAATTCTTTTAATTGTTCATTAAACCGCCAAAGAGCAACATTTGAGTCCTGTGCAATTGATATAAGAGTATTCAGGTCATTCTCTGCCTCAGATACCATCTTTGGAGTGATTTCCTGAACACCGACAGTATAGTTTACCTTAACGAACTCTCTTGCAGAAGTGATAAGTTCTTCTATAAGATTGTTTATTTTGGTGTCTTCGACTGGTTTATAGTCAAGTTCTTCGTTTTTTGCCATTGCATTAGATGCTGTTTTTACGGAATGCAAAGCTGTAACATCTTTATAGCCTTTGGCTTCCTTTACAGATTTCAGAACGTGAAATTGCTTTTCGTGCGCTTCATAGTGATGATAAGCGGGAGTGTTGCCGACACGACCATAATTCACGTCTATAGAATTATCATCGTTAAGAGTGATTTCATAATATTTGTTATGATTGTTTATTTCATCAACAAACAGAAGATAAGCATAATCTTTCATAGTTTTTACCTCTCATCGTGAGTTATAGTAGCAAAAGCGTTATCAATTATGCTATAGACATAAGAAACAACCTTATTTTTTTCTTTGTGTTCTTCAAGAACATAGTAGCTGTTGTCAAATTCGTCTTTCATAATTCGCAGATATTTTAGGAAGTGCATTTCATTACCGTCTTCACTGTCATAAAAAGCTCCCCAATCAATGTAATGCGATAAAGGGTGTTCGTTATATTGTTTTAAACACTCCCGTTGCTTTTCAGCAGGAAGCTGTTCGATAAATTGCCAATTTGTCATAAGTGTTTATTCCTTTCGTTATCTTTCAAAATTATCGTGCCTTTTTGTAGGCTTTGTGGGTGTCTTATGATAATCTTCGTTGTTATTAGAAACGAGATTACGCATTGAATAATGCGTATTGTAAGTTTTGTTACACAGTTCGAGAAACTGATTAGTCTTTTTATACAAAACAGCTACTTCTTCATCTGTGGAATTTACAGGACGATTAAAGACGCAATAACCGTTTTTGTCATAAAAAGCAACATTGATAAACATTTTTAGCTTATCGTTGGTGTCTTTGTAGATGTCAACTGAGGTTGTTACTCCTTTCATATAATCAAGGAAATCATAAATATTATTTTTCCCGTACTGATTGTAAATACCGTAATCTTCATTTGCTCTTTCGATTAGCTCATTCCTGAGTTTATCAGTGACATTCATATTAAATCGTGCAGTCATTTTTTCTGTTGTCTTGTCGTAGAAGATGTCAATGTTATCAAACGAACAGTCGCCAAACAGATACGATGCGTATTCTTTTTCAGATTTCATACCAATACAGTAATCCAACTGAAACAACCACTTGTTCAACTGCCTTTCCGTGATACGAAAGTCATCGGAATTTTGACAGTAAGTTGTATAATACATACAATCGTTTATCCAATTACGACTTATTCTGTTAACAATATCTTTCTCCGATTCGTTACGGTTTGCCTGCACAATACCGCTATAAGCAATATGTTGACCGCTTTTATTACGAGCAAGCTCGAACACTTCATAAAGGCTCTGTAGTTCAGGTAGCCTTCTTGTTTCGCTATTATTAAATGCTTGCCGTATGATAATACCGCCATTGTCCCAAAACGATGCTACATCACCGTAGTTGTGCCAATTGCACGTTGTCATAGTTTTTCCCATATTCTTCTTACCTTTCTTCCTTTGCCAAATAACATTATGTAAACAATCAATTATCCAATGTCAGTGAGATTTCTGACTTGTTTTCTTTAAGCAATTTCTATATTTAACGAGGCATTTCCTCTTTCTGCTCTACTTATAATTCTCTGTAAATCGTCAAGAGAATATGATTTTAAAGGATTGTTCACTATGCAGAAGCCGTTCTTCTGAAAATTGCTAAACTCATCAAGCTTGCTTGTGCAAGCATAATAAAGCTTGTTACCGTTGATGTCCTCGTAATATACCAGATATTTTTCTTCTTTAGCAGAGAGAGGCACACCGACAATTCCTTTAACATTCAGATATACATTTTTGTCATCAGGAATATCGGTATATTGTGCAACTCCATTAGGAGCAGATTTATAAATATCAATTGATTTAACGAGAGATGAATCATCAATGAGAGAATCAATCGTATAAGCACTTCCCTGTTCACGATTTATGTTTTGAAGATACTGGTCTGCTTTACCGTAAAGAAGACTCGCCTCGCTTGGCGTTATAGCCAAATAATGATTTAATTGACAATTCCCAATTTTATCTACAATATTTAACAGCAAACTGACATTAAGAGTACCGTCACTGCTTTTAGTAAAATCAATGCAAGGACTTATGTTCTTGCAAAAAGGAATATAATCAAAAGCGTTTGAACAACCCTCAATAGAATAAATAGAATATGCTTCATTAGCACGTTCCAATAGTTCAATAATAGCATTTAATTCACACTTCAGTTCAAAGCGCACAGCCCATTGTTTATTCAACTCATCATAAAAAGTCATTTCGTTTTGACAAGTAACGCTTCCGAACTCTTTCATTGTATATTCTTCCTCTTTTACCACTGCTCTATCATAACCGATTTCAGCAAGCCAATTGTTCAACTGCCTATCCGTTATCCTGAAATCATTATTTTTTTCTGTCACAGGCTTATTACCGTATGTTTCTATGTTAGTGCAATTCTTATTCGAACGCTTATAAAGTTCGTTTGCTATATCTGCGGCATCTTCTCCGTTATGAGTAATGTAAACACCTTTAAACCCATATTTGATATTGTCTTCGTCTTTAACAACCTCAAATACTTGATAGAAATTTAAAAGTGCAGGAGCATTTTCTACTAAGTTTGAGGGATAAAGATGCTTTATCAGAACCCCACCATCATCAAATAAATTGCCGTTGCTAAATTCTTTCCAATTGCTAATTATTTCTTGCATCTTAACACTCCTTTCCAATAGAAATCGTTCTTACTTTATTTATAGTTCAATTAACCACATAAGAAACATCACAGCGATAAGTAACGTCAATTGGTTATCTATCTATGTCATATTTGCTTGATTTGCGTTCAGAAAGTGCTTTTTCTGCCGTATATTTTACAGAATCGGCATCATCTGTTTTTAGTTTGAAAAGAATGGAAGATGGCGTGTGAGGGTTATTAGCAACACAAGCACGGATTTGCCAGTCTTCGTCTTCAGAAAACACTTCGAGTATTTCTACAAAATATGTGTTTATAGCTAAATATAAACGTTCATCAGTTGATAAAATGCTCAAAGATTCTTTCAAACTTTGTTTGTTCATTTCTTTATCCATAATAGATTCCGTCCTTTAAAAGAATTTTTTTGTTTCATTATATTTATAGGTCAAAAAGCAACACAACAAAATTACTTCCGTTCCAGTGGATAGGAAGTGATTCTGTTATTATCTTTCTTCTTTTCAGTTGTCTTTGCCTTTTACAATTGATTTATGTATCATTAAGCCACATTACAAAATAACACTTCCGCTCCATTGGAACGGAAGTGTGTAAGCATTATCTTTCTTTATTGTTTTTTGCCGCTCGACCAATCTGATTATCTTTACTATCCGCAAGCGTTTCAATGGTCTTAGATGACATTTGAGGGTTATCAGCAACAGTGTTGCGAACTTCTAAATCATCATCTTCGGCAAGTTTTGCCAATGCTTCAGGTGGTGTGTTTGCGTTGAAAGCAACATTTATGCGAACGTTTGAGTGTTCATCATTTGCGAGTATTGAAAGTGTTTTCCCCAATGTATTCGGATTAGATGCAACAGCTTGCCGAATACTGTAGTCTTCTTCTGTAGCCAATTCTGCAAGTGTTTCAGGTGGTGTATTCTCGTTCCAAGCGACAGCTTTACGAACATACTTATCTTTATCTTTTGCAAGCAAAGTCAATATTTCCGCAGAAGCCTTTGCGTTATCTGCTACTTCTTTACGAACATCGGGGCTTTCGTCTTTAGCAAGTTTGGCGAGCAAACTTAGGCTTATATTGCGATTTCTTGCTACAAGCTGTCTTACACTTTCATTTTTGTCTTCAGCAAGCATTGCAAGTGCTGTATCAGGTGTGTTTAGGCTGATTGCAACCGCTTGACGAACAATGATATTTTTATTCTGTGCATATAAGGTGAGCTTTTCTGCTGATGTTTCCTTTTTTATTTCTTCAACAATCTCTTTTTGAAAGTTATCAAACCAGACGTTTAACCATAAAGACGATTTGCAATTTTCTATGAAAGAAATATAACCTTCAATAGAATCCTTCAAAATCTTTTCCAATAAGCATTCACTTACAGGACGTGTTATGCCTGCGTCCATAACAAACAAATATTCGAAATCTTCTTCACTGTTCTTTTTAACCATAATGTAGCCAACAGACTCATCAAATCCTTTATTTGCTTTGTCTTTCTTTATATATAAAACATCTTTTTTATCGAAAACCGAAGTCAATGCTTTATCAGGAATAGAAAAACCAAATAAAAGACAAGGTTCAGCAGATTTTTCAAGAACGTCTTTAGTATTGTCTTCGCAATCAAAAACATCAAAAGCAGACTTTGAAAGTGGCACTATTTTGTTAAACAAAGCGCACAACTCCTCATAACTGTGTGTACAGTCAATAAATGATTCTTTATCGCCATACAGAAGTTCGTAAACGCCTTTACTGTAATGCTTGTCGAACCAATGCCAAATATCATCTCGTGTAGTTCCTTCATTGAAGGATAGCCATTTTTCGCTTAATATCATTTCGCCATTTGCTTGTTCGTCAAAAGGAACATCATCAAGAGCCTGCCACATTTCTTCTATTATAGAGTCGCTATAACTCTTGTAATTTTCATTTGTCGTCATCGTTTTTCTCCTTATCTGTATTTGTTTTGTTTTTGTAAGCGTTCGTTCATTTTGTTTATAGCTTTTTCTGCTTTTTCTTTGTATATCTGTTGTTCATTTAAACTTAAAGGAACGTAACCCGTAAAGTCATAAACCGCAAGGGTAGAGGCATCAAAACCATCTTCTTCTACGCCGCCACCTTTTGAAACGTAATAACTTCCGTCATCATATTTTGGTATACCGTTGTGTAATCTTGCTTGAAGCGAAACAGTCGAACAAGGCTCTTTTGTATAGATGACATTCATTGTTAATATCAGTTCAAACCTATTTATAAGGTCTTTGTTTCGTTCCTTACAGCTTTGTTCTGTTTCATTCGGAGAACCGTTATAAGAGAATATCCCAAAGCGGGTAATATAATCTTCTTTTATTTCGTCAGGAAGGTCTACAGAAAACGTATATTTCTTTTCTACAGTTCCTTCAGCGTCCTGCGTTATATCAGGACTGTCAATGGCTTTTACAGAAATCTTATCTGTATGTAGTTTTTCTTTGTTCTTGTGATGCTCATTTACAGCCGCAAACATTTCGGATAAAGTATTAACATTGGCAAAATCTATTTGAAAATCCCTTTTATTATCGTCACGTATGTTTTCGTTTGCCGCTTCAATAATAGAGGCTTTAACTGCATCAGGTAATTCTTCCGAAGAAATAACCGCAGGTAATATGATAGAGAAATCAGTATTTCCAAAGCAGACACCGATATTAAATGAATCGGGTTGTGTAAAATCAATCTTACACTCTGCAATAACATCTTTGTTTGTTGCAAATGAAATAAGCTTATCTTTTGATTGAATGTTGTAATCGTACTTATTGCTTAATTTTTCTGCAACAATAGGGTAGTAGTCATACAAATAATCAAGCATTGTAACAAGAGTTTCTTTGCTGACGTTGATATAATTGTACAACACTACTCCGTTGGCACAACGATTGTCGTCATATACAAAAGAAAATAAATCGTTGAACGGTTTATCAAAAACTATATTTGCAAGCTGTTCCTTGCCTATTCTACATTGTTCTGAGTGAAGAACACCTTTTATCAAAGAGTCTACGCATTTATCGTAGATTTCTTGAAATTCAGCAACACTGAATTTCTTGTTTTTGTATTCGTTCAATATGTTCTGATACAACGGTTGTGGATTTTGTGCCAGTCGGTTAAACAAATCCTGTTGTACTATAATTTCGTTCATGAACTTATTTTCTGTATAATAATCGTTACGCACTTTTCCGTTTATATAGTCGGCGGTTTCTTTTACAGAATCATTTGTGTGGCTGAAAATCTCATCTTTTAGGTTTTCTTCTTCATAGTAGGCGAAAAGGTCTTCCATAGACATATTATCTTCTTTGGTTATATAGGCTTCTGCTTTATCAAGAAGTATCTTTTTACTATCTTCCGTTGTTATTTTGAGCGGTTGAACAAAACTGCCTTTTTCTGTATCTAAATATACCATTATCGTTGGCTCAAATGAACCCGTTTCAGTCTTTTTCACCCAGAGATACATATTCATAAAATTGTCATCATTGTTGATTACGTCATCATAAGATACACCTGCTTCTTTAAAAACGCCCGATTTATCGCCTGCATATTTGTAAGTGTCATCATAACACCAGAGCAACCATTCCATAAAGATATTATCATCGTCATCAAGATTTAGTTCCAACTCTTCGCATTGAATATCTTTTAAAACGTCCAGTTCGGTTAATTCCTTATCAAGATTCTTTGTTTGCTTGTTGTTACAGTTCATGTGTTATCTTCCTTTCTGCCACTTTCCTGAATGAGTCTACTTCAACATTGAGAGCAAGACTGCTTCCGTTTTCCCATTTGACGTGTATCTGACCTATATCATCAACCTCGTCAACTATACCTTTAAGTCCTTTTGGCATTTGTTGTTCACCGTACATACTATCCAGTACCACAATCGAGCCTTCGGGATATAATCTACGATTTCTTTCCGCTAATTTTTCATATTTGCCTATTGACATATACAAACCGCCTTTCAAATTATGATTGCATAATATTTATAGACCATTAAGCCACATAATAAAATCACTTCCTTTCCAATGGATAGGAAGTGATTTTATGTCGTTATCTTTCCTGTTTTTGCTGAGACTTCATTCTTCGTTCTTTAAGAGCTTTATTTGCGGCTGTGCAAACTGAAGGGTATTCGTCTTTAGAGAGCATTACGAGTATATCTGTAGGCGAGTTTTTGTTCATAGCGACAGTTTTACGAACAGAACTGTCTTTGTCCTGTGAAAGTGTTACAAGGACTTCAGTGGGACTGTTTTTATTCCAAGCAACAGCGTCACGAACATCTGGATTTTCGTCTTTAGAGAGCATTACGAGTATATCTGTAGGCGTGTTCTCATGTTTTGCTACTATATTCCGAATAAACCAGCTTTCGTCCTTGGCAAGTGTTGAAAGAATATCCGAAGACGTGTTTCGGTTTTCTGCAATCATTTGACGAACAAACTCTTCATCGTCTTGTGCAAGCACGGCGAGAATATTGGTGGGAGTGTTTCCATGCTTTGCTACCTCTCGACGAATGCGCCAAATATAATCCTCTGCAAGTATTGCAAGTGCTTCGACAGGCGTGTTCTTGTTGCAAGTAACAGCGTCACGAACAAGCCAGTTTTCGTCCTTTGCGAGTGTTACAAGGACTTTCTTAGGTGTGTTCTTGTTCCAAGCAACATGGTGGCGAACACCCCAATATTTGTCTTCGGCAAGCACGGTGAGTATTTCGATAGGAGTGTTTTCGTTTTCTGCCACTGCTTGACGAACATCTTCATTTTCGTCCTTTGCAAGTAATGCAAGAGTTTCAGCAGATGTATTCTTATTCCAAGCAACATATTGACGAACGGCTTCATCTTCGTCCTTTGCCAATGTACAAAGAACCTCTTCATCTGAAGTATCGTGTGCCAGTGCAATAAGTTCTTTTACGCTCATTGACTTTATTCCCATAGTGTTTGTTTTATCCATAATTATCGACCTTTCTGAAAGATTCTAAATTTACAATTGATTTATGTGCCATTAAGCTACAGAACAAAATGCACTTCCGTTCCAATGGAGCGGAAGTAATGACGTTATCGTTCTATATTGGTTCTATCTTTTTCTTTGCGCTCTTTCAAAGCGTCTTTAGCCTCTTTGTTTACCTGTTCGTTGTTGTCTTTTGAAAGAAATACAAGTGTTTCAATTGATGTATTTTTATTTAAAGCAACAACCCAACGAACATCATCTTCTTCGTCTTTTGCAAGCATAGCAAGCACATCGGCAGAGGTGCTTTCGTTTTCTGCAACCTGTTCACGAACCCACCAATGCTTGTCCTGTGCAAGTGCAAAGAGTAGTTCAATAGGAGCGTTTATATTTTCTGCAACCGCACTACGAACATGAATATCTTCTTCTTTTGCAAGCACAGTAAGCAATGCTACAGGTGTATTCTTGTTTTCAGCAACCGCACTACGAACCGTGTAGTCCTCGTCCTGTGCAAGTACAGAGAGTAGTTCATCAGGTGTGTTCTCGTTATATGAAACGCCTCTACGAACACATTCGTGTTTGTCTTTTGCGAGTGTTGCAAGCACTTCAACGGGTGTATTTTTGTTTTCTGCAACTGCACTACGAACCTCATTGTATTCGTCTTTTGCAAGCATAGCAAGTACATCGACAGACGTGTTTCTGTTCCAAGCAACCGCATAACGAACCTCATTATCTTCATCTTCAGCGAGCATTGCAAGCACGTTGGCGGGTGTATTTTTGTTTTCGGCAATTGCACTACGAACACGAATATCTTCATCTTTCGCAAGTGTTGCGAGTATAAAAGGTGGTGTGTTAGAATTAGAAGCTACTGCACAGCGCACTTTAAAATAATCGTCAGACGCAAGCTGTATTAAGACTTCTTCTGGTACGTTTGCTTGTGCAACTGCATAACGGGTATTATAATCTCTGTCTTTCGCAAGCATTACAAGTGCTTCAACAGGTGTGTTTTCATTCCATGCTACAGCTTCACGAATCCGTGGGTCTATATTCTGCGCAAGAATGGCAAGTATTTTTGCGGGTGTCTTAACTTCCCTTGCTAAATTGTACTTTGCCTCATAAGAGAGGTCATTCAGGTACGTTGTTTCCATTTTATTTTTCCCTTTCTGTTGGGCTTAAAATTCTTCTATAATATTTATAGACCATTAAGTCACATTACAAAATTACTTCCGTTCCAATGGAACGGAAGTAATGACGTTATCGTTCTATATTGGTTCTACCCTTTTCTTTGCGCTCTTTAAGGGCTTCTTCAGCCGTTTCGCTTATATATACGTTTTTATCCTTTGAAAGCATAAGAAGCGTATTATAAGAAGTGTTCGGGTTGTTTACAACCGCTCTACGAACACCATTATCTTCGTCTTTTGCAAGCATAGCAAGTATATCAACAGATGTGTTTTCATTTAATGCAACAGTTTGACGAACCAACCAATGTTTGTCCTGTGCAAGTACAGCAAGCGCATCAGCAGATGTATTTCTATTGTTGGCAACAGTTCTACGAACATCATAAACATCGTCATTCGCAAGTACAGCAAGTGCTTCTTTTGGTGTATTCTCATTTCTTGCAACAGTCCAACGAATCCACCAGTCTTTATCACTGGCAAGCATAGTAAGTGTTTCGATTCTTGTGCTTTTATTTTCTGCAACGGCACTACGAACCCACTTATCAACGTCCTGTGCAAGCATAACAAGTGTTTCGGCACTTGTATTTTTATTTTCTGCAACAGCTATACGAACACCAATTTCTTCATCTTTTGCAAGCATAGCAAGCACATCAGCAGATGTATTTTCATTTGCGGCAACTGCTTCACGAGCATCAATATCTTCATCTTTCGCAAGTATAGCAAGCGTATCAGCAGATGTATTTTTGTTTGCGGCAACTGCTGTACGAACCTCATAAACTTCATCTTTTGCAAGTACAGCAAGCACATCAGCAGACGTACTTCTGTTTTCAGCAACAGCCCAACGAACCGAGTAATCCTCGTCCCGTGCAAGTACAGCAAGCAATTCTACAGGGGTGTTCATGTTTTCTGCAACTTTACAACGAACTTCATAGTTCGCATTTTCAGCCAATATGTTAAGTATCTCAACATCAGGAGTGTTACAAGCCAAGTCTATAAGTTCTTCTTCAGACATTTTGCTTATCATTGATAAAATGTTTTCTTTACTCATATTGATTTCCTTTCTACATCGAATTTGTATTTACAATTGATTTATGGTTCACAAAGCCACATAATAAGATATTGTTACCTTTCCATATTGGGTTTGCCTTTCTCTTTGCGTTGTAACAATATCTTATCTTTAAGAGCGTCTTCAGCCGCTTCTCTTACCCATTCGTTGTTGTCTTTTGAAAGAAATACAAGTGTTTCAATTGGTGTATTTTTATTTTCCGCTACAGCTTCCCTCACATGATAGTCTTCATCAGTAGCAAGCATAACAAGTACATCAACAGATGTGTTTTCGTTTGCGGCAACCGCACTACGAACATCTCTATCCTCGTCATGTGCAAGCACAGCGAGTTCACCAACAGATGTATTTTTGTTTAAAGCGACTGTCCAACGAACATGACTATCTTTATCTTGTGCAAGCATAGTAAGCAACTCAAAAGGCGTTTTCTCGTTATAAGCAACGCCTTCACGAACGCCTTCGTGTTCGTCATTTGCGAGTGTTGCAAGGATTTCCGCAGGCGTGTTTTTGCTATTTGCAACAGTACAACGAATGCCAGTATCTTCATCTTTTGCAAGCATAGCAAGTGCTTTTTTTGGCGTATTCTCATTTTTTGCAACAGCTCTACGAACCCACCACTCATCGTCATTTATAAGCAGTGCAAGTGTTTCAGGTGGGGTGTTTGGATTTCCTGCAACCGCCCAACGAACCCAGTAGTCCTCGTCATATGCAAGTACAGCAAGCAATTCTACAGGTGTGTTCTTGTTTTTTGCAACCGTACAACGGACTTCACAGTTCGCATTTTCAGCTAATATGTCAAGTATCTCAACATCAGAAGTGCTACGAGCCAAGTCTTTAAGTTCTTTTTCAGACATTTTGCCTATCTTTGATAAAATGGTTTCTTTATTCATATTGTTTTGCCCTTTCTAAAATGAATTTGTGTTTACAATTGATTTATGTACTATTAAGCCACATTACAAAAACAACTTCCCGCCCACTGGACGGGAAGTGCCGTTGTTACTCACGATTAAATTCGCTATGCGATTTGCTTTTTTCTGAAGATTTCATTTTCACGATGAAGGCTGTATTAAGGTAAGAATGTTCTGTTTCATCGTCATACTTTTTCAGAAAATCTTTTTTAGTCAGCTTTTGATAATCACTCATCTTATCTTTATCATCAAAGAAATTTCCTGTTTCCAAAAAATAATAAGGATTGTATTCTATGCTCTGTGCTGTGTTACGCATAGTTTCAAATGTTTCCTTTGATTTTGGCATATCGTATGTTTCAAGTAAAGAAGGTGATGATTTTTCCCAGACTGAACCCACTAAACCATATACTTGGTCTACGGTATAGCCGTTATTTTCTTTTGTGTGTCCTTCTATCTGCAAGTTCCTTATGTATGACACAGGCAATACCGCATCTTTTTCAAGTGTGATTTCAAGCATAGCACCGCCACCGTTCCATTCGTTATACAAACCTATTTCTGTTTGCTTTGGAAGTGATATAAAGCCTTTGCCGTCAGCAACGCTTTCTAAAAGATTGAATAAATCCTTTCCGCTTGCAGATACAAGAGCAGTAAGTTCAAACATAGACGTTGATAAGCAATAGTTTAGTTCATCAACAACGGAGTCAACAAAGGTGTTACCAGACTTAATACGGTATGAGTACGCTTTCTGAACTTCTTCTACCGTGTGTCCTTGCTGTTGTATAAGAGCCGTAAGAGCATTATCATAGCTGTCAGGGTCATTGCTCATATTGACGAACGCATCAGCTATTGCTCCCATATCAAAATTGCGTTCTTTAGGAGTGCCGAACATAAGATTGATATGGCAGTTATCAGGCAGACAATTTTCAACACGGTAATAAATGTTATTAAGCCCCAGTTCATCATATAAAATGTCACAGCGACCATCATATCGTGATATAAGCGTCTTGTAAGCGTTTTGTAAACGCTCAGGTATATAGCTTTCAATTATTTCTCTAAATCCATCGAGTGAACGTTCTGCTAACTCGTATTCTTCGTCTGCGATAATTTGTAAGCAGTTTTCAAAAGAATCATAATAATCACGGTGATTTGTATATTCATTGAAAGCCTTTAAAACCGTGTCTTCATCAATTGGAAGAAGGTCATCGAATATGTATATGTTGTTTTCGTCTGTGATGTCTTCTATCGTATCTTTTATGATTTGCTTTACTTCATTTATTTGCTTATAAACATCTGTCCTTATTGCGTTAAGCAAAGCGTTTGACACTTGCTCTTTATCAGTTCTATTCGTTATTAGACCGTTTGAAACAAGAATGTCCAAATCTTCTTTATCAAGAGTTACATCGACAGTTAAGCCCCTTTCATTTTCAACTCCATTAAGCTCATCAGCTACGTTTTGTAACTTTTCTTTTATACTTTCAGCGTCTTCTATGAGCGTTTTAATATCATTGGGTATACCGTTAGTACCACGATTTTCGATGTACAAAGAAGCGTGTTCATCAGCATCAAAAAAGTCTGCATAGTTTTCAAATTCTCTGATAAAAGAAGCATCATCGGTAATATCGTACAATGAAAAATTGAAGTCTTCTCCTGCATCTGAATAGAACTGTAGGTCAATTTCGTACTCATTTTCGTAGGAGTCGCTGATACCGCATAAAATTTGAATATCGTTTTTTTCAAGTAAATCTATGATTCTTTCGCTTATTACGAAATTCTTTTTGTTTTCCATATTGTTACCTCTTTACCTTTCCTGAGTTTCCCTTTTCTTTGTTTGGCGGCGGCTGTTTGCAATGGCGGCGTATTCTTTCATAGAAGTAAGTTTTCCTTCATACATTTTGACACTTCCGTTTTCTGTGCTTTTACCAGTAAGAATCAATAAGTCGTGCCACCGCTGAAATGAACTGTTCCATATCGGATAAGTGATTTTTGGTTCGCTTTTTGCTAAATGTTCTTTATCCTCATACTGAACTTCATATAAAAAATACTTATTTTTTGTTTCTTTGATTGAGTTAAGAATTGCATTTGCCGCTTTTGCAACATCTGAATAAACATCAATTTTAAAGTTTTGTGCATCTGGATAATAACCCACTTCGTATCGGTATATCATCTATATCTTCACCTTTCGATTTGCGATTTTTTTCTTATTGCTTTTTGTGCTTCTTGCCATGAACCGTATTTTTCAATAGTGCTTGCGATTAAAGCCATATCAGATTCGTAGTTCATATATCTGCCCCAAATATAAGAACTATCAAGAGAGAAGTGCTTTTTGAAATTATCTTCACTTGTATAGCGCACTTCTTCAACTGATACATCTGGGAATTGTTGCTCATCAGCACAGAATTTTTTTACATAATCAAACGCTTTCTGTACTGACGAAAATTGTTTTTCATAACGACTGGCAAGTAGTTTGTCTATGCCGCTGACTTCATAAATATATATCATATTATTCACGCTCCGTTCGACTTTTAATACGTTTGCCGTTGTTTTGCGTATAACGGTTTGCGTATGTATAGTAGTGGAGAAGTGCTTCTGCATCTTTTTCTTCGCTTATGTCAAGTTCGTGTGAACCAATAAATGGCTTTGAAATATGTTTAGTATCTCCTACAATTTCAAGATTACCGCTTGAAAAATCATAGTTATAGGTGAGGTCTTGAAGTTTGTCCTTATCAATATAGTTTTGTATTACTTTCATGTATGGCACAATGACCTCATTTGAAACCTGAGACAACGAACAATTTGAAGCTATTTTTTGTATATCCAACATAGAAGTATTTTTTAATTTAAAAACCAAAGTAGTTTTTATTACATCTCTTATACAATTGAGTTGGTCTTTGTCAAGCAGATTGTCAAAATTCTTCATTGCGTGTTTCATAAGGGAATTTGTCAATGCGTTTAATGCACCATAACTCAATAAACCTCTACTGTATTTCATTTCATAGTTTACAGCACTGTTCTTGAAATGAAAACTGCCAACGCCGCTTTCTGTATCATAAGATACAGAATAATTTTTTGTTATATCGTTAGATAGGAACGCTTTATTCAGTGATTGTAATATTGCTTCACTCAAAAATCTATAGCTGTTTTTGAAGCTATCAAAATTATCTTGAAATTCGTTTAATACGCCTATTTCTTTTGCTATATCTTTTGCGTTTTGAAGACTGACAACGTTTGAAAGCTGAACATTGCATACACGTTCATAATCACTGATGAATGCAACTTCTTCAAGCTCTGTACGATGTTCTTCAATAAATTTGTTTAGGCTCTCAATATAGTCATTCCATTGACCTATTGATGTGTTATATGAAACGTTAGAAATGCCGTAAGAATGAGCTTCTTCTTGTAAGTCTTCCACATAACTGTCATTGATATATGTATCCAATGCCTCTATTACGGAATCCGCAGAAGAATCTTCAAATATTTCATCATCGTATGACCGTGCATAGTCACTAATCTCGTTGTCATATAACCGATACTTCTCATTTTCACACGGTTCAAGAGAAAACTGGAGATTGTTAAGAATATCTAACATTATTTCTTCGTCACATCTGCCAGTAGTGATAAAGTTCTTATTGTCTTTCATAATAAAGTTCCTTTCTGAAAAGAATTTGTGTTTACAATTGATTTATGTATCATTAAGCCACATTACAAAAAAAGCACTTCCGCTCCATTGGAACGGAAGTGACTGAATTATAGCTGTAATGTGTCTATACTGTGCTTGCATTGCTGTTTTGCTTTATGTTCTTTACCCTGTTCATGATTCTCTAAGAACAGGTCGGATATATCTTTAAAGCTAAAGCTGTCTACAAAGAACGCTTTTTCAGAGTCATCGCTTTTATGTACGAGAATAACATCTGATAAAGATAAGCTATGTCCTTTAAAATTGCTCGGCAGATTGCCTGAATTAAAGCGTGAATACAAGTTTTCTAAGAAATCGTTGTTTATTTCTTGCTGAGAATCTATAGGTTCTTTGTATACACAATTAAAAGCACTTGATTTTAATGATTCCGCTGTTTGGTGCGAAAAATCAAAAAAGCGGCTGCCTCTACCTTTCATCTGATAGACTTCAAAGTATGAATCATATTCCGCTGTTTCTTCTTGCTCAGGCTGATTACGCTCTAAATAAGTCTTTTCAACACATTGGAGCGCATTCAAATAATGTTGTGCGCTTACCACATCTCCCAAACAATCGTTGAAGTATGGAGCGGTACAAACTTCAGCATCAAAGTAATTTATCAAAGAAGAATAATCTTTCTTTTGCAAAAGTGCGTTTATAAGCTGAGTAGTAGTATATCTGTCTTTGTTATTGTCAACAAACGGTAAGACATCATTACCCTTATAATCATATTCGCCTCTTTCATAAAGATATTGCTCAATTGCGTCTGCGAAAGAATGCGTATTATTGAAGTCAACTGTAGCACAAACAGTAACAATGTCATAGTTGTCTTTGGAAAGAGGGTATTTGCTTTTGTTTAAAGCATCTATGATAGGTTTTACTATTTGCTCAGTTTCTCTGTTTTTGTCATACTGAGAGAACATTATGTCATATAACGGACTTGCAAAATCTATTTGTATTGCATCTATATCATCGCCGCTTCTGTCTTCGAGATAGGTTACATTAAAAGTTAATTCATCGTGATACAACGGTGAATTTCCTAATGCAGAATAATATTCCTCTGCAACATCATAGCCGTTATCGTTAAAGGCTTTTGATTGAATAATTACAGAATAGCCATAAATTGAAGGCTCACGATAATAGTCTATTTCTTCATCGCAGAACTCTTCATAACTTGAATATATCATACCGTTTATTCCGTATTCTTCTATGTACTCTTCAAAAGTCATATCAGCGGTTTCTTCTGAATTTTCATAAAGAGCTTCGGCATTTGCCATATCAAGTTCAGAGCAGTGGCTATCCAACCATTCTTTTTTGTACTCGATGTAACTGAGAATGTTATTGTATTCGGCATAAAGCTTTTCCGTTGTAACATTTTCGGCAGGCTTAAACAAGTCGTCTGCAACTTTTTCAACCAGATGCGAGGTTTCTTTGTGCTTACTTAATTCATCACATACAGATATGATAGTAATATCTTTTTCGTTTAACATTTTATTACCTCTCTATAAATTTAGGTTTAATAGGTTTTGTCAGTTTTTTCTCTTCCTCTTGCTCAGAAGGACGTTCATAGACGTGATGTGCTAATATTGGTGCTTTTTGAATTTGTTTTATGATATAATCACAAATGCCGTCAATATCGTTTCTTTCACGAACAACGAACGGTACACGGTTGTCTACCAATGTGTTTTCAACTTCTTTATCAATCTGTGTGCTTTCTTCGAGTGAGTGAACCCGACCTTCTTTTTCGTATGGTATCGAAAGGTCACAAACCAATAATATGTTGATGTTGTTGTAATCATAGTACATATCGCTTATCGCTTCTTTAAATTCATGCAAGGACTGGCTATCACCTTTTTTAGCATAGACACCGTACATGAGCAAGGGACTGTCGGTTACAGATAAATGTACACTTTTATACATCATATCTATTTTTTCTTTTTGTTCTTTAAACAGACTGATTTGATTTTCTATAGAACCATCAAGCAAGTAGGATTCGCCGTTATAAATATGAAGTTTTGCTGTTTCGTTTATGTAGTCAGCGTTTAAACCCATCTTTTTTAATTCGGCAGTTATGAGCATTGCTGTAGTGCTTTTACCGATGCCTGCGCCGCCGTAAAAATTAATCAAAAAAGGTTTTGACGTATCAATGTCTTCCAGATTTACTCGCTTTAACAATCCTCTTTGTTGTAGATTCGTTTTTGTGAAATAGCCGATTTTATCAGCAAAATTAGCAGTCGCCGCTATTATCGGTATAATCTTTTTGCACTGTGTGTTATCTGTTGCAAAAAAATCATCGCCATTTCTTGCAATATCAAACGCTTCCTTAAAGAAAGGTATCTGATTATGTTTTACGAACTCGTTGGCAAAATGCAGAGCAGAGAAGTTGGCTGAAGGAATATATGTATTAAGTATGTCGGGTAAGTTATTTTCAACGATTTTGTTTAATCCCATCAAATCCAAGTCGTAACATTTTGCTTCCTGTTTTTGAACAAGGCAACCCTCGTTATTATATTTTAAAAATTCAGAAAGATATGCCGCAGTTTTTGCATTTATCACGCCAAACAATTTGTTTTTTGCAATATTAAGTGTTTCTGTTTTTGACGAGAGAACCATATCATTTGAACTATGTTCCTGCAAGCCTTTGCGAAAAAAGCCAAATTTGTCTGTAAGAAACTCTACGGCGTTTTCTATAACGTATTTACTTGTTTCTCCGTGTAACGAATACGAAATAGTTTTAAATGACGATTCCGCTTCAGCAGGAATATCCCATTGAAAGTTATATAAAGATTCCATATTTTTTACCTTTCCGTAGCCATTCTTTCAGCCGCTAAACGCTTTTGATTTGCTTTTGAGTTGTATTCTCTACAGCCTTCAAAAATGTTATCGGCTGTTTTTGCATCTCTGCTGTATTTACAATCAGTTAAGGTGGAACAGTAACTAAAAGCATTCGCATCAATTTCTTTAACAGAAGAGGGAAGAACAATTTTCTTTAATGAACGACATTCTTCAAATGTGCTTTCTCTTATTTTTTCAATTGCAGTATTTGAAATATCTGCTTTCTGTAAACCTTCACAATACATAAAGCATTGTTTACCGATGGAAGTAACTGTGTCGGGGAGTACGAGTTCTTTTAATTTTGCACAATAATAGAATGCTTCGTCACCAATTTTTTCAATGGAAGTGAAATCAAGGTTTATATCCTTCAATTTTTCACAGCAATAGAATGCTTTATTACCGATTTTTTTGAGGTCAGGAGCTGTAAGCACCACTTTTTCAAGTTTTTCACAGTTATAAAAGGCGTTTTCTCCTATTTCCTTTATAGAAAAGGGAAGTATAACCTTTTTAAGAGACAGGCAGTTTTCGAAAGCGTAGTTCGGTATCTTTGTGATTTGAGATTTTGATAAATCTATTTCCTCTAACTGAGTGCAATTACTGAAGCAGTAAACGCCAACCTCTGAAAGTGTTTGAGGAATTTGTACGTTTTGTAGCTTTCGGCAATGGCTAAATGCGAAATCGTTGAGATGTGTGATTCCTTCTTGAATATCATAAGAAGTCACATCGTAACTCACATTACATAAAGACATTTGCATCGGAATTGTAATACTCATATTTTTTTCCTTTCTTCTTATAACTGCCTTGTAAAATTTGCAAGACGGTTAAATTTTGTTTTATACGCTATGTGCGCTCTTATAAAAGTAATGGTTCATTCAACCACATTAGGAACAGTTTTGCCAGAACGATTGTCGGGTTATCTTTCTTTATTGGTGTTGGCTTTTAATGCACGTTCTTTAAGAACTTCTTTTGCTTTTTCTCTTATTTCTACCGCCTTGACCTTTGAAAGCATAAGAAGCGTATTATAAGAAGTATTCGGGTTGTTTACAACTGCTTTGCGAACACCATAATCTCTATCACCTGCAAGTTTTACAAGTGCTTCTTTTGGCATATTCTTATTTCCTGCAACATTTTGACGAACACCCAAATCGCAATCATCTGCAAGTACAGCAAGTGTTTCTTTTGGTGTATTCTCATTTTTGGCAACAGTTTGACGAACCAACCAATGTTTGTCCTGTGCAAGCACAGAGAGTAGTTCAATGGGAGTGTTGATGTTTCCTGCAACGGCACTACGAACACGCCCGTCCTCGTCCTGTGCAAGTACAGCAAGTGCTTCTTTTGGTGTATTCTCATTTCTTGCTACACTCATACGAACCCACCATTCTTTATTTCTGGCAAGCATAGCAAGCACATCGGCAGATGTATTTCTGTTTGTGGCAACTGCTTTACGAACCTCATAAACCTCGTCTTTTGCAAGTACAGCAAGCACATCAGCAGGCGTACTTCTGTTTTCAGCAACCGCACAACGAACAACAATATATTCATCTTTTGCAAGCATAGCAAGCACGTCAGCAGATGTATTTCCGTTTGTGGCAACTGCTGTACGAACCTCATAATTTTCATTTTCAGTCAATATTTTAAGTATCTCAACATCAGAAGTGTTACAAGCCAAGTCTATAAGCTCTTCTTCAGACATTTTACTTATCTTTGATAAAATGTTTTCTTTATTCATATTGTTTCGTCCTTTCTGCAACGAATTTGTGTTTACAATTGATTTATGGTTCATTAAGCCACATAGCAAAAAAACACTTCCGTTCCAGTGGAGCAGAAGTGTTTTTTGCTTATTTCACCATATCACATTTATTCTTCACTTTGCGCTCGGAGAGTGCTTGCGTTGCCGCTTCTCTGACATAGGGAGATTCGTCTTGTGTAAGTGCTGTGAGCGTTTCAAATGGTGTGTTTTTATTCCGTGCTACGGCATACCGAACACTATAGCTACTATCTAAAGCAAGTTTTGCAAGCGTTTCAAGTGATGTTTTTTGATGGCTTGCAACATTATAACGAATATTAGCGTCTTTATCGTTTGAGAGTATTGCAAGAGTATGTGAAGAAATGTTTTGATTATGTACAACTGATTCACGAACACTGGTATCATCGTCTTTTGCAAAGTTTGAGAGAACTTCTTCAGGCGCATTCTTATTGCTTACAACAGCTTTGCGAACCTGCCAGTCTATATCGTTTGCAAGTACAGCAAGTGCTTCTTTTGGTGTATTCTCATTTCTTGCAACAGTCCAACGAATCCACGCTTCTTTATCACAGGCAAGCATAGCAAGAGTTTCTGCTTTTGTATTTTTATTTATGCCAACAGCACTACGAACACGCCAGCTTTTATCACGAGCAAGGTCAGACAAAGCTTTTGTGGGTGTATTTTCATTTAAAGCAACAAATTGACGAACTTCTTCTCTGGTGTCAGTCGCTAATATACATAATGTCTCTTCATCTGCTGTTTGATTGGCTAAAAACAAACGCTTGTCTAAATCCATTGATTTTATTGCTTCAAGTTTTGTTTTTTTCATTACAACTTTAACCTTCCTTAAAAGAGTTTTGTTTGTGGTTATTTTTCTATACCACATTTGCCTTTTATTAAACGTTCTTTAAGAACGTTTTCAGCCTTTTCAGATACTCGCAAATTTTCATCATCAGCAAGTGTTTCAAGTGCATTGAGAGGAGTATTAGGGTTTCCTGCAACGGCAAAACGAATCCACACTTCTTTATCACTGGCAAGCATAGCAAGCACATCAATAGATGTATTTTCGTTTGCGGCAACCTCACTACGAACACACTCTTCCTCGTCCTGTGCAAGTACAGTAAGTGCTTCTTTTGGCGTATTCTCATTTCTTGCAACAGCATACCGAACACGCCATTCATCATCTTTTGCAAGAAATGCGAGTATTTCAGCAGGAACATTAGGATTGGAAGCAACGTAATGACGATTAATAGAGTTTTCATCTTTTGCGAGTTTTAAGAAAACTTTTTCAGGCGCATTCTTGTTCCGTGCAACTGCTCCACGCACAAATTTGGCTGTATCTTCCGTAAGTAATTCAAGTGTTTCAGGTAATGCGTTTGGATTAGAAGCAACGGCTTCACGTACCCACTCTTTTTTATCTTTTGCAAGCATAGCAAGAGTTTCTTCTTTTGTGTTTTTATTTTCGCCAACAGCCATACGAACATCTTCGTCTATATCGTTTGCCAACTTTGCTAAAGTCTTTGCAAAAGTATTTCCGTTCTCCGCAACAGCTCTACGGACTACCGAATCACAATCGTTCACAAGTGTGTCTAACACTTCTGAAGGTGTACCGCTATGCCATGCAACCAATATACGAATCCGTCTGTCTTTATCGGTTGCAAGTGCCGCAAGAAATTCAGGAGAGGCTTGTACGTCATTTACCAAAGCTACTTTGGCTTCATAAGGTAATTTGCTTATATCCATTGTAATGTTCATATTGTTTCGTCCTTTCTAAAACGAATTTGTGTTTACATTTGATTTATGTATCAATAAGCCACATTACGAAAAGCACTTCCGTTCCATTGGAGCGGAAGTGGCAATGATGTTATTTTTCTATATTACATTTGGCGTTTGCTTTGCGTCCTTCAAGAGCTTTCCTTGCTGTGATGCTTACATAAAACCTTTCGTCTTGTGTAAGTTGAACAAGTGTGTCAGACGGTGTATTCTTATTTCGCACTACAGCCGCACGAACATCTGAACTTATGTCCTCAGCAAGTTTTATAAGCAAAGCAATAGGTGTATGCTCATTTTCTGCGACCGCCTCACGAACCTCATAATCTTCATCATCAGCAAGAAATTCAAGTATTTCAGTTATTGTGTTTGGATTAGAAGCAACAACCTCACGAACATATACATTTTCATCTTTTGCAAGTGCCGATAATATTGTAGACGGCGTTTTTATATTAGTTGCAACCTCATAACGAATATAGTCATCTTCATCTTGTTCAAACATTGAAAGCACTTCAACAGATGTGTTTCTGTTTCCTGCTACGCCCATACGAACCCACCAGTCTTTGTCTTTTGCCAAAAAATCAAGAACTTCTACAGGTGTGTTTTCATTCCTTGCTACTATTTTACGAATCCGTGGGTCTTTATCGGTTGCAAGAGCCGCAAGAAGTTCAGGAGAGGTTTGTTCGTCTTTAGCCAATGCTTTTTTTGTTTCATAAGATAATTTGCTTAAATTCATTGTTATGTTCATATTGTTTATCCTTTCTGAAAGCAAATTGTTTTTTACATTTGAATTATGTATCAATAAGCCGCATTACAAAAAAGCACTTCCGTTCCAGTGGAGCGGAAGTGCTGATGATGTTATTTTTCTATATGGCTTTTATTTTTTGATAAACGTTCTTTGAGGATTTCTTCAGCCCTTTTGCTTACCTGCTCGTCTGCATCTTTTGAAAGCATTATAAGTGTGTTATAAGACGTATTTGGGTTTGTTGTAATCGTATAACGAATATCAGCTTCTTCGTCTTCAGCAAGTTTAGCCAGTATTTCAGCAGGAGCTTTTTCGTTCCTTACAACAGCCCATCGAACAAAGGTATCTTTATCATTAGCAAGCTGAAATAATATTTCGAGCGGTGTATTGCTATTTGAAGCAACAGCCTCACGAATACTTCCGTTATTGTCTTTTGAGAACATAACAAGTGTTTCAATTGGTGCATTTTTGTTGCCCGCAACCACATGACGAACCTCATAATTTTCATCATTTGCAAGCATTGCAAGTGTTTCAGCAGACGTGTTTCTATTTCCTGCTACACCCATACGAACCCACCAATTTTCATCTTTCGCAAATATTGCAAGTCTTTCGTTACTTACATTCGGATTAGATGCAACAGCCGCACGAATATACTCGTCTTTTTCCTGTGCAAGCATAGCGAGTATGTCAGCAGGAGTGTTTTCGTTCCTTGCAACAGCCGCACGAATATACTTGTCATTTTCTCGTGTAAGCATAGCGAGTATGTCAGCAGGTGTATTTTCGTTTTTTGCTACTGCTTCACGTATATGAAGGTCTATATCCTTTGCAAGAACGGCAAGTAATTCTGCGGGTGTTCTTTCGTCCATTGCTAAATTATGCTTTTCCTCATAAGAGAGGTTCTTCGATTCTTTTGTTGTCATATTAGTTTCCTTTCTTGAATCAGATTATCTTGGTATATCGTTTTTCTGCTTAGACTTGCCACCAATTTCTTTCTGTATTGAGTTAAGCAATGAAGTAATATCAGATACCGACTTTTCAAGTAAATCCTTATAAAGAAAATTCTCTGCGCCGAATTGTTCAAAAATTGCATCTCCGCTTTTCCCCATAATATTTGTCATATTTGCATCAGGAGAATTTATTGTATTGATTGCTTTAACAGGTATGCCTTTCCATTGCTTCAGATTTTCTTTATAGTCATCTATCAGTATAGAATACTCAGCATTACCTTTCACAAAGTTGTTTTTATCTGCTCCCAAAGGACAAAAGAATATGTTTTCAGGGGGTATGAAAGAGCAGTGTTCGCTTAACCATTCCCATTTATCCTTAATTGTATAGCGGTCTGCGGCACTGATTACGCAAACATCATAACCTTTTTCGTGAAGCGTTCTCGCTACATCTATCATAAAAGGGTGAGGCTCGATTGTACGGAAGTAATGTTTATTAGGGTCAAGGACTTCATCGGGATATACAAAACCTCTTGCATTCTGATACCAATATCCTAAAGTTCCGTCTATATCAAAATAAACAGAAGGTTTGTTTTCCTTTTTAGCAACGCATCTTTCGAACGAATCCCATTCTTCACGGCTGAAACTTTCGTAGGTGTTTAAAACGGCACAATCAGAAGAATCCCATAAGACTGTGTTTGACCGTTTCAAAGATATACGGCACGGTTCAAAGTGTATTGATTGTGCTTTCTTGGCTTCTTCGTAGGCTTTTTCCCATGATGAGTGTTCAGAGAAATACTTACCCATTGTAACTACATACATAAAATCACTTCCTTTTTATCCGAAACAGTCTTTACATATCACGGTAATTATTACGATTGGATTTGCTTTGCTGTTCATCATCTTCTTTTTCTTCCTCAGTCTGTAAACCGCTATCTCTTTCGATAGTTCCTAAGTCATCAAATTCTTCAAGCTGAACATTGCCGCCTACTCTCGAAGGGTCTGAAGTGGTGTGTCGGGGTGCTTCGTTATGTACAACTTCATTGCCGTTTTTTACTTTGGACGCAAATTCTTGTGATAAATCAAGATTTGCCGCTATTTCTTCAGCAGGAATACTTACTGCCATAACATATCCGTCATTGCTTTCAACAATCTGTAAAGGCTTGTTCTTGCTTTGTTCATTTTTAAGCTGTTCACGAACAAAATCAAAAATGTCCGTAGTTTTGCCGCTTATTTTTTCGGCTTCAAGCATATTATGAATTGTTCCGTTGACACGCATAGTGTCTTCTACGGTTGTTTCAGGCATCTGGTCTGCCATTGAAAGAAATTCCTGTGTAAGCATCGGATTGCCGCAAATAACCGTATTAATAGATTCTTCAACTCTCTGTTTGTCTTCTACAGTTTTCTTATTGGTGCTTTCACTGTACACCTTGTCAAGAAAATCCTTATTATTTACATCGGTCACGTCTAACAGGGTAGACAGATAGCTGTTTTTGTTCATAAGGCTATCAACCGAGCCGTCTTGATTAAGCACAGCACAAGCGGCAATATAATCAATGGATTCCTGAGTCTGAGTAAAGAATTTGCGAGCGTCAGAAATATCAGTCATCGCAAGAGCCTGTTCTTCGGTGGGATTGTTGAAATCATCAATTGTTTCAAGTATCTGCTTGTCCTCTTCGTACTTTGTAAGAAGTTCCGAAATTGTTAAGTTTTCAATGCTCATATTAAAATACTCCTTTTATTTTTTTTGGCGTTATGCCAACATAAGCCCTATTTTAATTGATACGCCTATAAGCAGGCATAAGATAATGTTAAGCCAAGTAAAACGTATTGCTTCTTTACTTCCTGAAAGAATTTCACCTAATCGCAAACGTTTTATACCGAACATTACAGGCACACCTACAGGGTTAAATAAATCAAGATATATATGCGAAATACCCCCGATAAACAATCCTATCAGATAAGGGAAATATATATATGAAAGTGCAAGACCGCATATATAAATAAAGGGGTCGTGAAGGATTCCACGATGATATTTTCCTTTTTTTCCGAACAAACCGCCTAACTTACCAATATAAGTGCTTATTGGTCTTGATAGTCTTCCTATGTAACTTTTAGGATTATCCATATCAGGCATTACGCCACCAAGAATACCGCCTAAAATCAGAAGGGAAGTGGTTTCAGGTGAACAAGTTATGTTTGGTAATACTACACTTAGCTTTTCAAGATTTATCGCCACCATAGTGCTTACAGTCGCACCAAAAATAAAGTGACAATTACCGTTCATACGTTAAATTTTTTCCTTTTGTAACATCGTCTATTGCACGGCAAGTTGCGCCGTTACGTTCAAGGAACTCAGCCAACTGCATAATATGCCAACAATTACCGCTTATTTCAAGGTGGTAATCATCTAAATATTTGCATTTATACGTTGTTTCTTTACCTGTGCAATCTGTTATCGCAACGCTTCCACCATCGGGAACATTAAATAATGTTTTATAATGAGTGTCTACAAAACGTATTTCTTTGTCCATCGTTTTTTCCTTTCATTGTACTTCCTTCCCAGTGGAACGGAAGTGATTAAATATTTTCCTTTGAAAAGGCAGAACTGCTTGTGGTAGTCCTGCCAATTCAAAAGAAATAGGAGAAAAGTATGTCACACTTGTCGTACTCTTAGTTAATTACCAAGCAGAATCCTGCTTTTCTTTGGTTTCTTCAATATCTTCGTCATCATCGTCATCTGTAACAGCCTCAACATCTGCTGACACCGTAGCTAATGATTCCTCATTTGATGACGACTGAGCAGAACTTTCATCTGCCTTTGTTTCTGCAATGAGTGAAACAATGTCTTCGTTTTCGATAGCCTTCAGAAGTATTTCAACCGAAATATCCTTCTTGCTTGCAAGCTGTGCGAGAAGTTCAAGCTTTTCGCTCTGTGCTTGTTTTCTTAAAGAAGCAATTTTCTTTTCACAGTTCTGTACTTCTTTTTTTGCCTCTTGTAGTTTCTTCTTTAACTCCGATAAGCGAGTTTCTTCAGCTTCGATAAGCTCTTGTGTCTTTTTTGCCATGTTAATGTATCCTTCCTGAACTTTAAATTTTGTGAAGAAATGCGTTTGGATAACGCTTTGACTTCAATATATAAGATATATGGTTCGTTAAACCACATAGCACTTATCTTTCTTTTTGGGGAGTTCTTGTTTTCTGCTTAGGTATATCCCAACCGTAAACAGCGGCTATTTTATCGCCTAAACGGTCAGTGAGTCTTACAATATCCGCTCTTGTGGCATTACCGCAATAAATTTTTTCTTTCAGATTTTCTATCTGCTGTTGAGTAGCAGAAGGCTTAAAAGACCTGAATAGATAATGGTTCGTGCCGTCATGATGCGTTTCGTCAGCTCTTAAATCGCCACGTTCATCAAGGTAAATATCTAAGTAAGATTCACATCTTAACTGTGATTCCAAGCAATCAGCGATATTACCGCTTTCGATTACACGGTAGCCCGTGCTTCTGCCGTTCCAACTACCTATGTCTCCTACTAACAAAATGCTTTCTTCGCATTTTATGTTTAAATTAACCCTTTCGCCATTGAGATATTCGTCATTGGTTTCTACCGCTATATCGTACAGTTTATCTTCACTGAGGTTAGGATATTTTTCTTTTAAATCATCTTCCCAATCTTCAAAGTTGATTGTACTGCTCCAGATTATATGTTTTTTCATATTAGTCGCCCTCTTTAATTTCTTTGCCTTCGTAATTGCGGCGTATGTTCTTTTCAAACGTTTCTTCATCGTAACCTTCAATCATCGTTACAATGAGTTCTGTTATGTTTTCTTCAAGATGCTCTTTAAGAAATTCGGTGTAAGACTTTAACCTTTCTTTCATAAGTTCGGTTTCAAGCTTTCCCATACTTCGCTGACTGCAATAATCGTCAATGATGTCATCATTATCAAGGCATCGCAGAACATATCGAATGTCTGAAATGGATTGTGCGTCATCTTTTTCAAGGTTTTTTTCATTGTAAATGTCTGGATTAAAAAAACTCATAGTTTTCTCCTTTTGTGTGAGTCAAATTGCTTCTGAAATATTTATGGGTCATTAAACCACATAACTAAAAATTAATTTCGGATTGTTCGATTTTTTTATTTTCTTTTTTTCTTATAACACTGTTTGCCGCTTCTTTAACGAAATTATTTTCATCTTTTGATAAAAAGAAAAGAATTTTATCGCTGACTTTAGGATTTTTACAAACTTGCTCTCTGACGTAATAGATTTCGTCTTTTGCAAGGGTGTTCATTGTATTTGCATCAATGTGAGGATTTCTACTTACACATTCTCTTACAAGAGAGCTTTCGTCTTTTCCTAACCATCTCAGCGTTTTTACGTCAGTGTTTCTGTTAGAAGCGACCTTTGCACGAACACGCCAGAATATATCTTTTGAAAGTTTATCAAGAACAGATGCGTTTGTTGCGGTGTTTCCTGCTACCGTTTCCCTGATTCTGCAATCGCCGTCATTTGCCAATACAAACAATGTATCTTCATCTTTGCTTTCTGATGCAAGTGAAAGTTTCTTTTCAAAGCTTATTTCAAAATTCATAATAAGCACCTTCCTTTCTGTTATATGTATAGTTCATTAACCCACATTACAAAAAAATAATAAGAAACGGTTGACAATAGTGCTATAAAATGTTACAATACTGTTGTAGTAAAAAACTACAATCAAAGGAGTGAGAGTTTTTATAAATGCGTTTTTAAAATATCTTGAACATTTGGGATATTTTTATGGCGTTCCAAAAGGTTTAACAAAGATATTAAATGATTTGTTTCTTATAGCGATTGAAGATAAGAAAACGGGAAAAAATTATCTGATAGTGAATAAAGCGGCAAAGGAACAAATAGCAAAGAAAAATGATGTCTCGCTAACACGAGTCAATCACGCTATAACAACATACGTTAAGATAGGCTACCTACAGAGGGAAAAGATAGGTGCTTACACGTTTAACGTAGAATTGTTTGGATATTATCGGCAACGGGAAATGCTGATAAAAAGCAAAGAACTTAAAGTATGCTACGGCTATGGGAAAAGGTCTGTACAAATAGTTCTTTGACCCGTCAAAAGGGAACATATAAAGACGTAATCTTGCTGTGAAGCAAGGATAGAGAAAAGGGGTAATTTAATAATGTTTTATAAATATAAGAGAAATCTGCTCAGAGCGATTATCTATGCGATACTGACAGTCGTATGTACCATTCTTGCGTTTGGTTACAATACAACAATGTCGGTATTTGCTGTGATATTCGCTCTTCTTTTTTTATTTTATCTGTGGCTCTATTTTAAAACCCGAAAAGAAGAACCTTCTAAAGCAGAACAGCTTCTTACAAAAAAGAAAAAGTCTGCGAAAGAGAGACACGAGGAAAAGAAAGAACTTAAAGAGAAGTATATTAACTTTATCAAAGAAATTGAAGATGACGACTTTGATTACGGCGATGAAGACGATGAATAAAACGTAACAAGAAAATGAAGGGAACGAATAATGGGAAAAACAATTATCATAACGGAAAAACCGTCTGTGGCACAGGAATATAAAAAAGTTCTTCAAGTCAACGGCGGTAAAAATGACGGTTATATAGAAGGTCACTCGAATGTAATCAATTGTGATGTAATAATCACATGGGCTGTCGGACATCTTATTGCAATAGCTGAACCAAAGGAATACAACGAGAAATGGGAAAAATGGGACAAGGCAAATCTGCCGATGATTCCGCACCCGTTTAAATATGTACCACTTAAAAATACAAGCGCACAATTCAAAGTAATTAAATCTCTTTATACAAGACCAGATATAGAAAGAATTTATTACGCAGGTGACTCAGGACGTGAGGGAATATACATTCAGGCTCTGATAAGAAATCAAATATTCAGAAGCAAGCCGAATATAGACGAAAGAGTAGTATGGATTGACTCTTATACCGCTGAAAGTATAATTAACGGAATCAGAGACGCAAAACCTTACTCGTCATATCAGAATATGATAGACAGCGGATATATGAGAGCAATTTCCGACTGGCTTATCGGTATGAATTTTACCGAATGCTTTACATTGACTTCTGGCGGTTATGGAAGTGTTCTTAATGTTGGCAGAGTTATGACACCGACACTTGCGATGATAGTAAACAGACAAGATGAAATAGACCACTTTAAGAAAACCAATTACTACGGTATTAAAGCAGATAATTTTGCTACATGGCACGTTGACAAACGAAGCAGATATTTTGAAGACGACCGCTTATATAATGAAACGGGATTCTTAAAAAAAGAAGATGCAGTCACTCTTGCAAATGAATTTAATCAGAGCAGAAATCTTACTGTAGAAAATCTCAAAGTAAAGCCTAAAACAGAGTACGCACCTTATCTTTTTAACCTTGCTGATTTACAAGCGTTCTGCTCAAAACGTTTCCATATTTCGCCCGCAGATACATTGAAAATCGCACAGTCGCTTTACGAAAAAAAGTATACTACTTATCCTCGTACTGACAGCCGATTTTTAACGAACGCCGTAGCAAGTGACCTTAGAGAAAAAGGTTACAATATACCCGCAAGATATATTGACGATTCAAAGGTTACAGACCATTACGCATTGATACCGACATTCGAAGGCAACGCTGACGAATTACAGGGTCTTGAACAGGCTGTATACAAAGCAATAATGAAGCGTTTTACTGATATAATGTTGCCGCCTTATATTTACGATGCTGTTTACGTTTTATACGTTCACAGTAACGGCGAACATTTCATTGAACGTTATCGTATCGTAAAGCAATACGGGTTCAAGGCGAAGAACGAAAATGACGGAGAAGAGCAGGAAGAAGATAAAGAAGAACTGACAGAAAAGAACTACGTTCCGAATATAGGAGATAACGTAAGCGTTAATCAGTTCTCGGTCAATGAGATGGAAACCAAACCACCCGTTGCTTATACCACAGGTTCTCTGATACTTGCAATGGAAAAGGCAGGCAAGTTAATTGAAAACGAAGAACTGAGAGAACAGATAAAAACATCAGGCATCGGCACATCAGCTACAAGAGCAAGCATCATTGAAAAGCTAAAAGATAAAGGATTCATTACCGTTGCGAAAAGCCAAAAGATTGCACCTACAGAATTAGGTAAATCAATCATTCCTGTAATAGCAAAATATGATGAAGCTCTTATAAGTCCGTTGAAGACCGCAGATATGGAAAATAACCTTTCTGCTATTGCAGACGGAGAGATGAGTAAGGACGATTATCTCAATAATATAATAGCTTACGTTACAGAAACAACAAACAGAGTTCTTATGGAAAACAAAGCGGTAATAGCAAGTCCAAAAGAAAAAGAAAATAAACCTAAAAAAGAACACAAGTGTCCGATATGTGGTTCTACATTGAAATACGGACGTTACGGTTTTTACTGTGATTGTAAGTTCAGCTTCAATAACGAAATCTGTAAAGCGAAAATGACAGAATCAGACCTTGAAGATTTACTTACAAATGGTAGAACAAAAGACAAACCTTTCGTGTCGAAAAACGGAAGAAAGTTCGTAGCATATCTTGTAGTAGACAAAGAAAAACACGGCACAACATTTGTGTTTGCTAATCCGAAGTGAGGTACATAATATGGCTTGGGTTAATTACAAAGATTCACCGAAAAAACTAACCGTATTTGACAGTATTTATAACGACCACAATCCTTATAATTACCGTATCAATGTCAACCACCCGATAGTGCTTCCGATATACGAAAAATACAAAAGCGAACTCAATCGTGGCTTATCGGATAAAGACAGAGCAATTTTTGAACAGCAGTTTGAAGAATGGTACAAAGGCGATATAGAACTGAACAGGCTTCTCAGAGAAGGAAGCGAACAGGAAGTTATCGAATATGTGAAAAAAGCGGCGAAAACAGACAAAAATCACTCACAAAATATGGAAAGATAGTTCCAAAACGGCATTATTAAAAGAAATTGTGAAATTGTTAGCATTTAAAAAAGAAAGCGTAACTGGTTATGCGAACTTTAAAAATGTCAGCAAGACGGAGAAAGGCGAGCAAGGGTAAATCACACAAAAAAAGGAAACAAACGGCGAGAAACCGCCTAATGTGGTTAAATGAACCATAAAGAAGATGAAAAAGTGAAGAAAGGAGAAAGTGAATGGCGGCATTTGCAAAATACAAAAGAGATGCGGCAGGAAGACTATTGTTGCATAACAACAGAGCGGGTGACGATGGAGTAACACACGAAAATGAAGAAATAGACAGCGAAAGAACACACTTGAACTATTATTTCAAAAAGGGTGTTGCAGAAGACGTACACAAGCGTGTCAGTGAAGTGTATTCTCAGAACAGAGGTAATTACTGTTGTATGGGTGAAATAATAGTCACACTGCCGAAAGATGTTAAGGCACAGGACGAACGAGCGTTCTTTCGCTCGGTCTACGATTTTTACTGTGAAGACTTTGGGAAAGAGAATGTTATTAATGCAATTGTGCATAAAGACGAAACGACCCCCCACATTCATTTAGATTTTGTGCCAGTTATAAAAGGCACTAAAGGACTTGACTTAGAAAAAAGTTGGGTAAAAAAAGCATTAAAAGAATGGGAAGAAGAAAATGGCGATAAGGAATTTGAAAGATTGTCTTGTCGTAACAAAATCAATCGTGTTTATCTCAAGGGTATGCACCAAAGATTGAGTGCGTATGTTGCAAACGATTTAGGGTATCATTGTCAAATACTGAACGGAGCAACCGTGAATGGTAACAAGACTGTAATGGAACTCAAAATTGAAACACTCAATAAGAAAATATCCGAAGCAGAGGCGCAAAAAACATCATTGATGCAGGACATTGAAAGAATGCTTGAAACGCTGAACAGAATAGGTCTGAAAGAAAAAGATATTGGTCTTAAACCGCTTATGGATAAGATTGATGATTTGGAACACCAGAACGAGATGTTCAGAGAAATTTTGTCAAAGGTACATTATACATTTACACAGGAAGAAATTGAACAGATTAAAGCAAAGAGATATGTTCCTGCCGAATATGCAAAAGTAAATGTGTTCGATGACAAGATGTTACACGCACCTATTGATGAAAATGCAATTATCGTAATTGAATTATACGACAATATCGAACGCAAATTACCACAACAGGCGATGATAAACAAGAATCCTGCTTTAAAGCGGCAAGTAGACATTATGCTAAGAAACGCATCATCAAAAGTTGCATTGAAACAGGCAGAGGGTTCAAACCAAATGTATCTGTTCATAAAGACAGATAATCAGAAGCAAACCGTAAACAATCTGTTATCAATTGAAAGTTTGTTACGAGACATCGACCGCAAACGCAGGAAGATATATATGGAACAGTTTGAAAGTGACGAATATGACATTGCAAGAAATGTTCTCGAAAACTTAAACATACCGTCCTATATTTACACAAAACATTCTGAAGCGGTTGTTGATGAAACAAGTGACAAATCAATTGAAAAACAGGAAAGATAAAAAGCGAAAGGAACAAACAAGATGAATTTATTTAACAAAAAAAGTTCTGCCGATGAAGCGGCAAGCGAGTCAGTAAAAAAGAAAACGACCAAGAAAAGTGTAAAAGGTCTTGCAAGAACCGTGCAGGACGTATTACAGATTGACGGAATTACAAACAACGGTATTGTAATTTACAGAAATCAGTATTCAAAACTGTATCATCTGATTGACAGCAATTTTGTTTCTGAACCCGATGATGTGCAGGAAGAATTACTGAAGAAGTACACGCAGTTGGTAAACAGATTTATGGATAACATAACCATAAGTGTTATTATCATAAACAAGGCGAACACAATGGCAGATATGTCACAGGTTTACCACATCAAAGAAAAAGGTGACAGCATAGACGAATATCGTGAGGCGTACAATGCGATTATTGATGAAAAGATAACCGAAGGACGAAACGATATAACAAAAGAGAAGTACATAATGCTTACAGCTACTGAGGCGAGTCTTTCCGATGCGGAAACAACATTTAATACAGTTGAACCTACACTTCAGGAAGCGGTAAAAGCAATAAATAAAAACGGGGTCGTACCCGTTGAAGCGGTTGAACGTTTATCAATTCTCAGAGAGATTCTTAACGGCAATAAGGTTCTTCCGTTTGAAAAAGAATATGACCGCTTTATAACTCACACTAATAAGGACGGAGAGAATGACAGAGTAGACATTGATAAACTTGCGATGGAAAAAGCGGGTTACTCCATTAAAGACCTTGTAGCCCCGCAGTGCATTATGCGTTCAAAAAAGAATATCGTACTGAACGAAAACAGATACTGCAAGTCATACGCATACAATGATTTCCCTCAGTCAATTGATACTTCTTTCCTTACGAAAACAACCAACCTGCCGACAGAAATGGTAACTGTAATTCAGATGAAAGCAGTTCCCCGTAAAAAGTCTATCGCTCTGGTTAAAAATATGAATACATCAGTTAAGGCAGATGTAATCAAGGAATCGAAGAACGCATACAAAGGTGGATACGACCCCTCACTTATGAATGATGACTTGCTTGTAATGAGGGAAGAAACACAACGCCTGCGTCACGATGTAGTAGTGGAAGGAAAAAAGCTGTTCCTTGTTACTTCAGTTATTACCATATTTGCAGAAAACGAAAAAGACCTGCAAACAGCAAGCGACCAGTTCTCTGCAATATGTGGAGATTACACCATAACACCTTCATATCTTATCGGTCAGCAGGTACAGGGTCTGAATACAGCTTGTCTGACATCAACCAGTAAGATTATCGTAGACAGATTACTCACATCGGATAATGTACAAGCGTTGTTCCCGTTTAACATACAGGAACTGCAAGACCGCAACGGTTACTTATACGGAATCAACGCAATAAGCAAGAATATGATAATGTATTCCCGTAAGTACAGTAAACTTGCGAACGGCATTATTGTCGGACAGTCGGGTTCAGGTAAATCATTTGCAACAAAGGGTGAAATGATTGTTAATATGTTGTCCTCTGACGACCAAGTAATCGTTCTTGACCCTGAGAACGAGTACCGTGTAATTGCGAACGCTTTAGGCGGTACAGTAATCGACCTTGAACTGAAATCTGAATACACAATCAATCCTTGTGATATGTCAATGGAATGGGACGACCCGAAGGCTACGCCGCTCGCAGAAAAGTGCGACTATATGGTAGGTCTTGTAGAATCAATTCTCGGACGAGGCAGAGAGTGTAACAGCTTTGAGGTAAACGCTATCCACAAAGCTACTACGCAGATGTATGAATCCTACATTGATACAATGACACGCAGACACGAAGATGGCGACAAGAGAGATATAGACACAGAGATATGTCCGACACTCGCAGATTTCTACGAATGCCTTATTGATATGAGAACACCTGAAGCGGTAAAGGTAGCAACAGCAATTGAGCCGTACTGTGTAGGACAGTATAACGTTTTTGCCAAGAAAACGAATGTACCTGTCGGCAACAGAATGCTTGTTTACAATCTGCTTTCGCTTCCCGAAAAGATGAAAGAAATGGCTATGAAGGTTTGTCTGTCAAACATCTGGACGAGAATCGTAAAGAACAGAGAATACAATGAAAAGTATAAGATGAACCGTGCAGTATGGGTATACCTCGATGAGTTCCATTTATTCTTCCAGACACAATCGTCTGCTGATACGATTATGGCGTACTACAAGCGTGTTCGTAAATACGGTGGTATTATGACAGGTATCACGCAGGACGTAGCCGACTTGTTACGTTCTTCACAGGGTACGGCAATGTTTAATAACACAGGCTTCTTTATGTTCTTTAACCAGTCTCCTATCGGCAGACAGCAGATACAGCAGATATATGCTGTCAGTGACACGCTGATTGATTACATTAAGGACAGACCTGCGGGACAGGGATTGTTATATAACGGCACTGTAATGATACCGTTTGATTACAAGTTACCTACAGAAAACGTTCTGTACAAGCTGATGTCAACAAACCCCAACGATATGGCAAAAGGACTGTCGTACACAGCGGCAGATGAAGAAGACACGGAAACAGTGACAGAATAAAAACCAATCAATAAGTGCAAAAATGTATCGAATGTAGCCGAGCCATTAAACACATTGGCTCTATGGCTACATTTGATATATGTTATAATCCAACATATAGGGAAACATATAGGGGACATCACAAATGAAAATAGCAGAACGTAACATTCCTGCTTTTCTAAGAGGCAAGCCTTACTATGACAATAACGAAGACTTTTGCCTTGGCGAAACACTTGAAGAAGCGGGTAGAATCTTAAAAGAGATAGCAGAACATAGCGGCAATGAAGAGGGAAAAAATGAACGAACAAATAGATTGGGAAGAAGTGACGAAGGTAGTTAATCAATACGCAAGGTACTATTACGGCGATAAAAAAGGCAGTACAAAACAAGACGCAGAAGACCTTGCAAGTGAAACGATTATGGCAATACTTGAATCACCGAAAATATTAAAAAAGCTTGAAGAGAAAAACATTGCAAACAGCTACATCAAAGAAATAGTAAAGAGCATTGCTTTCAAGCATTTTGCAAAAGAAAAAATACAATGTGTAAGTTCAACCTCTTGCGACTCGACATATAAAAGGCGTTATAAGTGTTTGGGTAAGATAAAAAAATTATCCGAAAAATACAATATAACGATTGAGCCAGACAATGCACACAAATTTCATTGTCTCGAACCCTCGATAGGAACAATATGGCAGATAGAACAAACGATATTGTCAGTTGCGCCGCAAAATGTATCGTATGACGATATGAAGAAAGAAAAAAAGAAGTGGTATTCCGATGATGAAGACAATATATGACGATTACCAGAGCAACGAAAAAATTGAAATAAGAAAAAAAGACTTTTTTACCGATGATAACGGTTTTCCAAACAGAAATGCGTTTTTGGATTTCTGCGAAAGGTTAGATGAAGCAGATGAGGAACTGTATCTTATTACAATGAACATAGACTTGCGCAAAGCCAATGAGCAGAGCCGATTGCACGGCGATATGGTAATGAGGACATTCTTAATGAGCCTACAGTCTTATCAGTTTTTTACTATGTACGGTGAAAAGGTAAATATTTTTTGTAAAAAAGAAAACATAGACCGTCTAAAAGCTATTCTTGAAAAGCCGAATGACGAATATCAGATATATTACGCAATATCGACAGAACCGTACAGCTTTTTTAATCACGATGAGATAATAAGGCATTGTGTAGATGAGATGTATGCCGATAAAGCTAAAAAGACAAAAAAGACTAAACTCGAAAAAAGCGAGTCTGAAATAACCAAAAACACTATAGAAGGTGATTCTAACCACGAAGAAACAGATTTGAGAAAATACATTGATACAATGTGGTTCTCGACAATAACGGCACGAATAACAAAGCCGAATTATGAAAAAATCACACTTTTTGTGTTTCCTACCAAAAAGATGCCTGACAGACGGAGCTTGCCGCTCATAGTTGTACTTGATGACAACGTAAACAATTACAGAGCGGTTTATCAAGAGTCGGGAATGGTTAAAATCATACATAAGGGTATACCGTTTCTAATGACCGCACGAATAGTAGACGGTTCGCTTGACATAATGGTGTTCAAGGATTTAAAAAGCGACAATTATGAAGTGGAATTTAGCATAGACACACATGACGGAGTATGTTTTCCCGATAGTTTTGGCAAGAAATACGGGGAAAACAAACAACTCTTTCCACTTAAACGTACTTCTTCAGGATATTGGGCTTGTGTTGAGTTCAACGAAGAAACAGGCGGCATAATGATAAACAATAAGGGCATTATTGAAAATGACGATGGTACAAAATACGGTGTTACAAAAGATGCGGAAGCAATTGAACTGATACCGATTAAAAACGAATAGAAAGGGAATATTTTATGCAAAACGTATTTGAAATTGAAACAGAAGAAGAACTTGAAGAATTTACAAAGTGTCTTGAACAGTGCAGAGATTGTGATTGTTTAGTAACAATTCATCAGGTACTTCAGCACAAAGATGAGAGCGTTTCTACTGTTGTTGAACAAATTACAGTGAATACAAACAATCTTATAAATATAAGCGGCGATTATGTTTACCTTACGCTTATGAGTGCAGACAATATGAATCTTCAGCGTATAAAAAGTATGTTCCGAACAGTGCTTGAACGTAACACAACAAGATTTACAAGCGGCAAAGCAGGAGATTACGAGCTGACATTCGACCTGATAAAGCAGGACGAAATAGAATATATGGCATACAGAATATCGTTCATAATGCCCGCTTTCCTCACAGAGGATAGCGGCAAGCTCACTATAATGTTCAAAAAGGACTGCGTTGTGTACAGTGAAGACAGTATAGATTATTCTGCTGTACAAGACGAAATCGACTATCTTGATGAAATTGACCGTATAGAATCTGAAAAGAATGACGGTGTAACAAGCGAAGAAGAAACAAATGACGATTTCGAAGAAACCGAAACACCTGATGTGCTTTCGAATGACGAGTATATATACGGTGTAAACGAAAAATGATTCCTTGCGTGGTTATGTGAACCATACATATATCAGCGACATTCCGATGTTGTCTGAAATATAAAGAAAGGAAAACCGATATGTACGAAATAAATCCCTTCCTTCGTGGAGCAAGTGGTGCAACAGACGCAATGACGAAGAAAATCATGAATGCGTTTGCTCGCAATTATGAGACAGCCGTAAACGATATGTTTAGGCAATTACACGAAGAAGAATACAAGCGATTGTGCAAAGACGAAACTTTTACAAGTGTACAAACAAGCACTATTGAAAGAATGGCACAAGAGGAACAGTCACAGAATTTCTTTGATATGACTGCGCCTCAAATGCGTTATGCTCCTGATTACACCAGTGCTAAGGACTTTTCATCAATTATTGAAAGAAGCTATTCTGATAATGTAAAACCAGATATAGCTAATCCATATAAAGAAGCAGACAATGTTAAAGACAACCAATTTACCGATAACAACTCCAACAACAGCCCCGCACACGAAAACTCAGATTATAGCAAAACTGAAGCTTCGTTTGAAGATTCGCCTGTTACAAGAACACAAATAAACGAATACAATCCTGATGATTATCAGAGACTTGCATTTAACGATAGAGCCTCTGTTGTAATGTTCATGAAAGAAATGGACGAACAAGGCATTTCGGCGGTAGCTCCCGCAAAGTCTCTCAACGGACAATATCTGGTAGAAGTTCCTTTAATAACGCCCGAAGGCAAAGATGTCAAGAAGATAATTGACGATTATGTTGATGAATCGCATATATTCATCACAGTACAAAAAGAGTCTGTCACAGAAAGCAATATGCCTTCTAACGGTATCAATCGTGCAGGTCTTAATATATTCGACACGGTTCTTCTTAACCCTATGGGTATGGGAAGCTATGTAAACGGTATACCTAATCTGCTTGCTCCCTCCAAAATAATCAACAAAGGCGAACAAGCGTTACAGTGGGGTGGAGAGGTAAGCCAAAAGGAATACTTCAATACATCTTTGAACGCTTGGAACGAAGCCGCTCCAAAGATTTTCACGGGTTTTGCTAACAGAGCAACAGTTCTTTATGGCGATACCGTTATATTGAACGGTAAGATAGTTACTGATGAAGCTGTAAAGAGAGATATATTGGAACAGCACAAACAGCGTGTTGAACTTGGTGACAAAATACTCGAAAAACGCTTTAAGAGCGAACAAAATCACAATTACGCCTCTTTTGCGAATGAACTTAATAAAGAAGTAGAACAATATAATCGCTTTGTTCAAATGGGTCACGACAAGCTCAGTGCAATCAGAGATAAAAAAGACGGAGATACAATACTTGAAAGGTTGGAAAACAATGCTCGCAAAAGTAGCGAACATCTGACCGATTTAAGAAATTCGCTTGGCTTACAAACAAAAGAAAGCGGTCTTTACAGCAAGAAAGACATCAAAGAAGCCGTAGAAACCGCTGTCAAGAAGATAGAAGGCAATGGTTTCAATCTTCACGATATAACAGGGCGTTTTGATGTAAAGGCGTTAAAAAATATAAGCACACAACAGCTTGCCGCTTTAGGTCTTTCGCAGAGTTCTGTTGAATTGATTGCAAAAGCGTACAAGCCTTCATCAAAAAAACTGACCTTACAACAGCAGAATGCAGAGGCATTCAAATCAACACTTTACAGGCAGGAATACACACAGCGTCCTGTTAAGCATAAAAAGAGTGATAAAGAAGAAAAAGATAAAATTGAACTTTATAAGACAACAGGCGTATTATGTTCTTGGTCTTACGGCGCACTCGAAGACATTGTAAACTCTATCAGTCAAGAACAAATTACACGTAAAACCATCATTGAACGTAAAATGATTTCTCTTGGCATTTCTGAAGCTAATAGGAAATTTATTGAAGAAAGTCTTGCAAAATTGGATTTAAGCTTATCTTCTCTTGCTACATCTCGTGGTTTCGATAATGCTTTAAAGAAAATCAAAGTGTCTGACAAATTCAGCGAAGAAGATAGAAAATCGCTTCTTAAATTGCTTGATAAAGATAATTTTATTTTAGATGCGCTTGAAAAAGCGGCAATATCCGCAACTTCGCCGTTCTTAGATGATTTAGCAACATCGTCTATGTTCAAACATCTGAAATTAGGCAATAAAGAACTGAAAATGGAAGACCTTATAAAAGTAAACGAGGCATTCCTTAACAAAGCCGCAGAAAAAGGTTTTCTCTTTGTCAGAGCAACAGGTTCGTTCAATATAAAAAAACTTGAAAGCCTCACAAGTGCAGAGCTTGCACAATTAGGCATAACTGCAAGGACAAGAGACAGACTTGTTCAAATAAATGAAAAAGGTGCATTCGGCGCACAGTCAGCACTTAAAAGCGCAAAAAATATAGGAAGTGCAGGACTTAGCTTCTTTATTACACGAGTGGATAAGTCTGATGATTGGCAAGAGGTATTGCAAATGAAAAACAATATCTCAATGATAAGAAAATATACGCAGAAATCAATTACCTCTATCAGAAGATTAGGCAATATCAGAATGCAAGACCTTGCAAATGCAAAAAAAATAGGTAGAAAAGGACTCAAAGACCTATACAACAAGCCCTTAAAGCCTATTATAAATAAAAAACCTAAACCTCTTGAAGCCGAAAAAATTAAATCAAGAACCAGTAAATACATAAAGAAACAAGAAAAAATACTTGCTAAAACAAAAAAAGCAAAGAACGGCGTAAGAGGTAAACTCCAGAAAAGCATAAACTCTGCGAAAAACAAAATTGCAAGTTCCAAATTAGGTCAGTTTGTATCAAAGATTTCAAAAGCACTGAGCAAACTCCTGTGGACGGTTGTTTTACTTGTTGCTATAGCCGCCGCTATATTTGCCGCCGCACTTATGGTTTTATTTATTGTCGGAACACTTATAGAGTGTTTGCTTGAATTTAGCCCTAAAGATGCGATAAACGACTTACTCGCACCTCAGACATACGCAGATACGGTGGCTTATCAGTTGTATGAGGGTTTAGGCTCGAACGACAATTCATTTGAAAATGACTGGTTACAGAGCATTCAGGCTTACGACAAGGCGTTTGAGAACAAAAAAGATGTCAAATACGGCATGAATTATCAAGAATACTCAAAATACATTGAATCTTTCAATAACATAATCGTTAAAGAAGACGGCACAATGTACGTCAATCCGTTCCATTTTGATAATGCTGTATCAGCCGATAAAAATGAGAACTACCTTACAAAAATAAATGGTTATACAGGTGTTAATTCTACAACGCTACTGACAAACACAAGTCAGTACAGCGCAAAAAGAGGTTCAAATCCCAAGAGTGCTTACGATAACGGACACACAAGCAATGTAAAAGATATTATCGCTATGACCGATGTTATGTTCCAATTTGAGCAAAACGCTCAGAGCGATAACAATCTCCAAAACATTATGGGTTGTTCGCCTGCACAATTAAATTGGGATAAATTCTGTAAAGACGTTGGCAACTTCTTCCGTTGTATCGGTAATTTCTTTGCAGGTCTATTCGGTGCATCAGAACCGCCTTTTAAACTTGAAATAGGTGTAAGCTATGCTACAATACAGAATTATGCTTCAACATTGTTCCAATGTTCGCATCAGCAAACCATTTCATTGACTGTAAATTATTACGATGTCAACAAGCGTCTTTTAACGGAAGACGGACAAAATGTAACTGGCGATATACTCTATAGGTATGGAATCTGCGATGCTCCCGAAATCAAAGACTTTAAAGTTGGTTACGATAAATCCAAAAACAAAACCTCTCCTTATATCACAGCCAACGGCAAGAAGTATTGGCTTGACAGAGATGAGTTTGAAACAAAAGTGTCTCTCGGCAATGCCACTGACATCAACGGATTGTGTCTACGTTCAAACTACGGTGACAACAAAAACACTTACGACAAAATAAGCGGTAATGCTTGTTGGTCTAAGAGTAAGGAAGAAACAAAAAAAGCATACGGAACTTCAAAAACCACTGGCAACGAAGTAGTTTGGGCGGTCTATGCTGAAAAAGAAAGTGATGTATCATATATCACAGATTGCTTAAAGAAATACGCTAAGGACTACGCAACCGAACTGAATCAATTCAGCTTCACTGACAGCTACAAATTTACCAATGATACTCGTACTGTATTCAAAGCCACTGTTCATACTTCGAAAGAAGAATACGAAACAGATAAAAGCAGTAAAGATGTCGATGAGATGTTTAAAATTGTTGACGGTACTTATATAAAAAAAGAAGAAGATAAGCACAATGGCAAGAAGTATGCAATGCTTTTCGATGTTGAGACAAGTAAAGAAAACGGCGACAATGCCATTAAATACAAAGAAATGACAGAAGATGAACTTTCAGATAAGAACATCAAAAAGCTTTGGAAGGTTTCGGTAAAGATTGTTGTAGGCGAAACCAAAACTACAACTCTTACCCGTAACTGTAAAAAGCATTCATTCAAGTATTGCGGCGGTCACATCTCATGTGAGTCGAACGGAATAGTTTATTCCATGACTAACGAACAGCTCAACAACCCCGAAATATACGAAAAAGCTATCGCTCCTGTAACCGAAGGCTTCAGAAACGATTTAGAAATCTACGGTTGGAAAAGACTACAAGGCAAATATGATTTAAAGAGCGTTGATAAAACATCTGCTCTCACAATGTCAATGACAGGACAAATCGCAAGCCCCGAAACAACAGCACAGGGTAGTGCGATAACTAATCACAAGGGTATGAACTTATACGTTGAAAACGGCGAATGGAAGGAAGGCATCTACGCAGAGAATGTAAAGACCAACGCTTTCAAATTCCAAGATATTTTCGATGTTGATTGTTGTATCCTTTATGGAAAAAATGTATTCCCTTTTGACAAGCCCCAGAAATACGAAGGTTGGAGCGAAGATAATATGTCTATGGCAATCAACCGTGTAGCTATGGACTGGTATGAGGCATACGGCTTCGATATTCCGCTTGAAATCGGCTCGAAGAAACTGGGCGAAAGCGACATAAAAACCATCATCGAAGCTGTTAAAGAGAAATACAACATCTCCGAAGACAGGGAAGAAGCATTAAAAACAGCTTTAGGTTTTGTCGGCAGAGGACATTACAATTCGTACCATGATGAACATTCATTCCTCACGACTATGTGTACTTCAAATGGTACATTTACATCAACTACACCTAACGGCATAACAATCCAAGTAAGTCGTGCGGGAAACTGTACAGCAACTACCGATAAAGGATATGCGATATTCGTTTTGAAGCGTAACGGTATTGACATTAATAACGATTCTGTCAATCGTACTACGGGAAGCGTTGTAACAAACTTTGCAAATTGCGACCCCGCAGACTTGATAATTCACGAACGGTATTCAAATCCTAAAAACAGCAGTACAGTTTCATACATACCGTCCGTAATAGGTGATACAAACAATGTCGATTACGGTGTTGCGTATAACAAGTATGTGTTACCGCAATATGCAATTTTTATAGGTGTACTCGATAAAGATATACAGTTAATGACGGGACAAACCCTTAAAGCGGGCGTACCTATTTTAGTAGATGTTTCCAGAGCATCATACGGTGGAGCAGTTCAACTGCACGGGGAAAGCTCAACATCTGCTTACAGCACTAATGCACAAGAAACTTACTGGTGGGCTGAACACCTTGACGGCAGAGTTAAATACAGGTCGTTCAACACTAAGTAACATAACTCTGAAGAAAGAGGGTGCATAACGCACTTGCACCCTCTCTATGAGTTATGAAGAATAATGAACCATTAAATATACAAGAAGGTGTATTGCTATGTTTTTGACAAAATACGAAAAAAGCACAGATGATACTAAAGTCTTGTTGATGTATCTGAGATTAAACGATTATGATTTATCCAAAGTCAAACGTTTAGAACAGGTTGAAGAAAACAGACAATTTGACCTGAAAATAAAAAAAATATACGGTGTTACACAAGAGTATGTAGATATAACAACAATGGAAAAGGAAATTGAAAACATCGTATGTCCGATAATATGTTCTGAAGTGCAATCTTATGAGTGCTATTCAAACGAACCGATTATTTACATTTATACAGCACAATCAGCCGAACAGCCACTTTTGATTAATGATATGAGCGTTATATCAAAAGCAATGCTTGTTACAAGAGATTGTATAATTTCAAGTCACAAAGCACGTCCTGTTACTGAGTGTGAAGAAAAAGGTTTTATGTACTTTTACAATTATGTGTTGTATGAAAAATGCGTAATTAACGGTTGGCGAATGGAATACGGCAAAGACAAAATATTTCGTGTTTCCTATAAGTCTGAAGACAATGACAAAAAACTCACTGAATATGATACTTTGTTTGAAGCCTGTGAGATAGATAAAACATCTACTTACAAACTGGTCTTATATATCATAAAAAAAGTGAGCAAACAAATAAACGAATGGAAAAGCGACAATTTCAAAGTGGAAAAATACAAACTGATAAACGGTAGTTCACATTAACCTTGCATCAGAGATAGGAGAAAAACAGTGAATGACTTAAACGAAGAATTTGCGGAAATGTTTCAAGGCGATGATTTTGAAGATGATGCCGAAGATATAGTGGCAAATTCAGAAAATGATGATGGCAAAAACAAAAACGATGATACTGTTGGCTTTGAAATTTTTGAGCTTTCGGGTAGCATTGACAATGTTTTTGACGACAAACTTCTTGCCAATCAAGAAGAAGAAGCTGTAAATGGTTATCTTGCCGCTCTCAGAAAGGCAAAAAGATATACAGTTAATCGTATGATTACGGAAGAAGAAGAAAAAGCCATCAAAGCAGTAAAAGAAAGCACTGCTGAATTATGTAAAACAGTTCTTGATGAAAAAAGCAAAGAACTTACAGCAGAACTTCCGAAGGTGCGTGAATATACGAATAAGGCAGAATTTGAAAAAATCAATTATGCCAAACCCGTAGAAGCAAAAGGCAGTTGGAAGAAAAAAATACTTATTCTTCTTATTGCTTGCTTTGTAGTAGGCTGTTTCTTAGCTGTAAAAGCAAACTCATACTTTGTTTATACAAACGGCAAAGCCACAGACGGAATTGCTTGTACGTTCAGTTGGCTGATGGCAGACGATATGCCGTATGCTTTAACACCTTTCAATTCATCAATTTTTATGACCGCTTTCGGCATAGGCGCAGGACTTGTTGCAATAGTAGGTGTCTTTATATACCTTGAAAGCGAACAGAAGCGGCAAAGCCGTGTCGGACATGAACACGGCAATGCAAGGCTCGGTACAGCAAGCGATTTTAAGAAATTCAAAACACGGTTTATGGATAACAATGATAACAATATGTTGTTTGGTATGTATCAAGGGCAACAACTTGGCTTATCGCTCAACAACAAAAAAGTAAACCGTTCAGCAAATGTTCTTGTTATCGGTGGTACAGGTACAGGTAAAACTTTCAAATACATAAAGCCTAACATCTTACAGGAAAACTGTTCAATGGTCGTAACTGACCCATCAGGCGATATTTTCAGAAGCTTTGCTCCGTATCTCTTGTCAAAAGGATACAACGTATATCTATTCAACGCATCTGATTTTACTTTAAGTAATCATTACAATCCTTTGCTTAATGTGTATGATTCGAATGGCGAAATATCAGAACAACAGGTTGATGTACTCGTTAACCTATATATGAAGAATGCTAAGGCGGGCAAGGAAAGCGGAAGCTCCGACCCGTTCTGGGACAAGTCGGAACAAGCCTTCCTTACGGCTTTGATTTATTTCGTTCTTGAAAATGACAACATTCCGAGATATGATAAGTGCTTCAATACGATTCTTAAAAAGGTACAGCTTGCGAAAGTTGAAGATGACGAATGTTGCGGTGGCGGTGGCGAGAAAAGCACTACTGAAAAAGAACATGACGCAGAAATGCTGAAGACATACGGAAGTCTGTATAACCCTGATGATAAAGCCTCGCCACTCACAAGAGAAATGAACGCATGGTTCGCTCAATGTGAACAGCAAGGAAAAACGTGCAAAGCAAGAGAGTATTATGATACATTCTTGATAGCACCGCAGAAAACTGCAAATACAATCCTTATTACAACAGCGGTTGACTTACAGATTTTCGCAACAAAAACAGTTGATAACATAACAAGACTTGACGAAGACAATCCTGCTATGAACATCGACATTGATAAAATGGCTACTCAGCAGTCATATCTATTCCTTGGCATTCCTCAATCGCATCAGGCGTACAACTTCCTTATTGCTATGCTGTATTCACAGCTCTACGGCAGAATGTACGATTTGGGCGAACGGAAATTAAGAGGTAAATATCATATAGGATATACTCTGGGTACGCCCGTATTTGATTATTTCAACAGTGAAGAAGAAGCAAAAGACTTTTATCAGACAGTCACTAAAGATAACATTATCGAAACTGACTATATAAATGGTACAAAAATCTACAATCTGATATGGCGGTCACATATATACAAGACATCTGTTCTCATAGAACCACTTGAAAAGTTCATTGATGAATTGAGTAAAATGTATATTTGGGCGGGAGACGACTTTGCAGGTGGCGACCCGTCACTACCGATACATATTAACTTCCTTCTCGATGAGTTTAAGAATATAGGCGAAATCCCTAACTTCCTGACAATTCTTTCAACAAGCCGTAAATATCGAATAGGTTCGCACGTTGTTATTCAGGACATAGGGCAGTTAAAAACAATGTACAAAGACGGCGAACACGAAACCGTTATGGCAAACGTTGATACAACAATCTTCTTAGGTTCTATTTTAAAAGAGGATAAAGAAGAAATACAGAAGATGCTCGGAAAGACAACAATCCGACAGAAATCAACATCTTCAAGCAATTCAGGACTTTCTACGTCTTACACTCCAACTGAGGTAGACTTAATGAGCATAGACCAGATAAGCGCAATAAATCAACACGGCAGAGATGATGAACTTGTCATTATCCGTGATGTAACGCCTTATTTGTGTCGAAAGCTCAACTTAATGGAACACAAACGTTGGAAAGACGTAAAGGAAGTAAAGAAAAAGAACATAAAAGTAGAAACATATTATCGTAACAACAACAACGATAACATCTACAAACCGACTGAAAAAAAGTAAAGGACAGGTGATATTCAATGGCTGAAACGATGGATAAAATTTATAATGCTCTTGTAGCGTCTGTTGCCGCTTTAGGCTCGGCAAATACACAAGAGCTGAAGTTCAATCAAAACACAATCGACCTTGTAAACGGAGTATGGGGATATTTTGCCCTCATAGGCATAGGCTTAACTCTCATTTATTTTCTGCTTGAAATGAACAGAAAATATGCACTTGAAGGGCGTGATATGACTTTAAAGACAGCTTTCTTGCCTTTCTTAAAACTTATGATAGCTATTGCCGTTATTGCTAACGGTGGTAATATTGTTGGCATTTTGATAGGTCTTCATAACACCATTGTACAAGGTGTTACCGATACCTTAGTTAAAGACGGAGCTATGGATATATTGAGCGGTAGCAATGCGTTTGATGTCGGATTTCTCGAAAAGATAATACTGATTTTAGGTCTCATAGGTTGTTTGGTCGTTACGCTTGTAGTAAGACTTGCTTGGTCGTACAAAGCAATCTTATTTAAAGTCGAATATCTGTACAGAATTGCAATCACTCCTATCGCTTTAGGCGATATATACAGTGGCAATAACAGCACTGCAATGAAATGGCTTAAATCATTCATCGCACTTGCACTTTATGCAATTGCATTTATGATACTTCCGCAAGTTGCGGTAAAACTGGCTTTCACAGGTGCTACAGTAACAATAACAGACCCATTAAGCCTTTTAGGTGCATTAGCATCATTACTTGTTGCTCCCATTGCCGCTTTAGGTTGTTTATCTGCGGCAAAACAAGCGGCAAATCAGGCATTAGGCATATAATGGGAAAATATTCCACGTTACGTGGCTTAGTGACCCATTAGTTTTACGTGAAAGGAAAATAATTAAATGGAAATCCCAATTACAAAAGATATAAGAAAATTCAAGACCAAAGATATAGGCAATTTTTCGCTGAAGCAAGTGGGAGTTATTGCACTCGGTCTTGGTATCGGCTTCATTACATATAAGTTTTCATCGTCTATCGAAGCGGCAGTAATACCACTTGGTATAATAATTATTTTAGGCTTTTTTAAGCCTTACGGAATGAGTTGCATTCAGTTTATTAAAACCGTAGGCGTGGAAAAACTTTCCCCGCCCGTCTACATAAACGAAACAGATTTTGTCTACGACTTAGACAGATTCGGAGAATTGTACGGGGAAGAGTACACAGGTTATTACAATTGTGAACTTATCCAAAGGGAACAGTTGCGAAATATAACAAAAAAAATAACTAATGAAGAAAAAGCCCTTATCATACGGTAAGGCAGAAGGGAAAAACGTAACCATGAAAAAGATGAACGAAACAAAACTCGGCAAGAGAGCAAAGCGTATTTACACAAGTGTTTGTACAGCACTTATGTGTTCTTCTGCATTTGCATTAAGTGCAGGAGCATTTGGCGAAGATGTTACTATAAACAACACAACAACAGATGCAAACGCACTTATGGGAAAAATAATCGGCATTTTGTTGACTATTACCAGATTCGTAGGCGTTGCTATGATTGTATACGGTGTCTACGAAATTGTAATAAGTTTCCAGCAGCAGCAGCCAGAGGCGAAGACAAAAGGCATCATTATGGCACTTTCGGGTGTTGCAATGGTTGCTCTTAAATCAATCTTACAGGCTCTCGGCGTAGTGTCCTAATCAAAAAACAAACAACAAAAAACAACAGGTTGTTGTGTTGTCGAGGCAACCAACAGCCTCTTGTTTTTATACATATACAATAGGGAAAGGTAAAACACAATGAAAATAAAAAAAGTAATGTGCCTGCTCCTTGCGTTTTCTGCTTGCTTCGCTTTTACCGCTTGCAGTGATACAGCTTCGAGCAAAACCGAAAACACCAACGGAGACAATACCTCGACAACAAACGAGACTCTTATAACAGGTATTCAAATCAAGGAACTAAGCAACGGCTATCGCAGTGGTAAGGAACTTTTACAGAACGATTACCGTGGCGGTATGATGAGAGCCGATGTAGTAAAGAACACAGTTCTCAAAGCAATCGACACCCTCAAACAGGGAAACATAACCATAAGAAGCGACAATCCAAACTCCTACTGGACGGCTGAAGGCTATCAGGATTTCGTTGCAAACTTCTTCTCTACCAGTATCATTAACGATACTCAGTGGTTTAATGAAGAGGAAACGGATTTTGCAACTGTTATAACTCAGATGGCATCAACTGCAAACAGCTTTACAAAGATAAACGATAATGGGGAATATGTATCAAAGTACCCTGATTTAAATGTTAGTCGCAATGAAAAAGACGACTATGAAATCAGCGGTGCTACTACTGTTTTAAAAGGAAGTACATCAAGCACAAATACCGCTTATCGTATTTTATACGACTGTGATAAGGACTGGTGTAAAGCAGTTTGTACAGTAAACGTAAACGTTGATGCAATCAAAAATCCTGTCACAACACAAATGTTTGAGTATGCTCGTCTGGATAACAATACATTCGTAATTCAGACAGAGACAGAAAGGCTTGTTGCGGTATTTGAACCTACTGCGGAAGATACCGACCTGCGTGAAAGACAGCTTAAAGAATTTTACTACAGCCGTCTTGCAGTAAATTGTAACCGTACTGGCTTTAAAGCGTTTGAACCTTTATCCGAAGTTGATGAAAATGAAGCGTATTCGGCTGAAAATGCTCAAATAAACGCTACTATGAAAAATTATCCTTATATCAACCAAGACGGAGAACAGGCTTCTTATTACGGTACAAAGAACAGCTTATTCCTTGTAGATAAGGGAAGCCTTAATAAAGAATGGGTATTTGAGGACAAAGCATTACAGCAGGCAATAAGTTATAAGGACAACAATCTTATCGTTCTTAATTACAATAAACTTGCTGAAAAATACGAGCAGTTTGTATATTACAAGGACAAAGCACCTTCTGATGAAGAAGTAAAGAAAATCGTTGATGTTTCAAAACTCGTAGGTGACAACGTAAAGGTTGAGAACAACAGCTCGAATAAGCCGAGTACAAGCAAGCCTACTACGTCTTCAGAAACACCCAATACATCAAATAACAGTATAACGCTCGACACAAGTTCAAACAATGACGCTTCATCTAATATTTCGGCAAGCGAATCAAGCAGAGGCAATGACACAACAACGAGCATACCCGATGATATGCCAATGCCTGAAGAAAGTGAGAACTGACAATGGAGATGATAGGGGCATTAGGCAAATCTGCGAAAAAAGCCTCTAACGTTTATTTCTTCACTTGTACAAAGAAAGAACTGGATATAAAAAGCATACGTCAGCTTATCGCTCAGTCGGGTTGTACACATACGATAAATCTTAACGGTGTTGAAGTCGTTGCCATAGAAAGCAATGACGAACTGGTAAGCGACAGAAGACTTGTCGGTTTTATCTTTAAAAGTGTCGATGGTGAAACGTATGAGTCAATAACACTGAACGAATATCCCGACCTTGACGAATATATGCGTTTTATGATTACAGACGATTGATGAAAGAGGTTTTATGACTCAGAGAGAATACGAAGAACAACGTTACTTGATACTGGCAGGCGTAGACGAAGCATTTAAGTCTTTGCAGGTTCTTGCCGCTGATTTAAAGAACGCTGAAGATACAGGTAAGAACAGCGTAACGCTTGTAAAGATGAAAGACGCTATCACTGATATTAACCGCTTATACGGAGAATACGAAGATTTAAACCACGAAGAAATAACAGAAGAACCCGAAGAAGTGGGATACGAATTTGATGACAATTATAACTTCGATGGCGGTTATTTAAAATAATAACAATAAAGTATTTAGGATTGTGTTTTACAATCCTAAATATTTTCCACCTTTTAAAGCCAATACACAAATTGGCTCAACCCAAAAACTGAAAATATGATAATATAATTACAGAAATTTTCAGGGAAAGGGGTTAAATTATGGATTGGCACTATTTAGATAAAATGCACAAAAATCTTTTATATGTTTACGCTGATTGCCTTTCCAACGAGAAAGAAAAAATGATTGTATGCAGTTCATCAGATGCTTATGCAGATGATGAAGAAAAGGCAACGAGAATTTATTTTATTATATGGTTTGTATTTCGTTATTGCTTAAATTGCAAAACTCTTGACGAGGCTATGAGTTGTAACAAGCAAAAAGTGTTGGAAGACTACCGATTAAAGCCTTTCTTTACAGGACGTAATTTATATATCGGCACAGCCGAACACAGGATAACGATTTACGATACGGAAGACGTAAACCTTATCATAGAAATCCTATATAAAAGATTGAACGCAATTGAACAGCTTGAATTGTATGTAAAGTATATGAAAAACAAACCGCTAAAAACACGTTCAGCTTTTATTGCTGAAAAATACATAAGATTTTTAAATGCAGAGGTAGAACGATTAAGAAATGGGAATATTTAAAAACAAGCTGATTGCCGCTCTGATGACATTCATATTTCTGACAGTCTGCGTACCTGTAGCTTTTGCAGAAAGCAATGATTATAACTATACTACGATTACATACGATGGTGGCTCGTTCGGTGTATACGAAGGCGGCTTGAATCGTTTTCAGGGCAAAAAAGCAACGAGCAGAGAAGAAATGTATGAAATTGAAAACAGAGTTAAAAACTGCGGATATATTCAAATATTCGGCGTGTATTCAGATATACAGGAAAACGAATTAGCGTACTTCAGAAACTACGACAATGGTTTTTGGTTTCAGGACAAAATAAAAGAAACAGAATACAACCATCAATTTTATAAGGTGTTTGTAAATAAATTATCGTTTAATGATTTTGTCAATAGCTTCAAAGAAAATAAAACCGTTCCAGAACATACGGTAAGAGAAATTGAATACAGCACAGTGGTGTTATGCAGTGATTTTTTTGAAGACAAAGAAAAGGCGGGCAAAATCGACAATGAAATCGGTGATGCTATACCGAACTATTTTAATGTCGGCTACATAAAAATAACCGCATCAGTCAATATGCGATTGTTGTTGTACAACAACCACAACAGCCGATATTACATAGTTGATATTGATAAAAACAAGGACAACTTTATAAAAATAAAAACTGGCGCATATCACGTTTTTACCGCTAACGGCAAGGATATAGCCGATTTAAGCAACACAAGGAGTGAAAACGCTTTGCCTTATAATAATATAATACAAATCAGTAGTTCCAATGGCAAAGACAATCCTTACACACTGGAACTGAATCAACTCATAAAAAAGTATGAACTCAAAGATGTAACTGACGAAGAAAAAGCGGCAATTGCAAACGATAAAGTTCCTGATGCAAAAAAAGAGATAAACAAAGAACAAACTAAAATCGACAATGATGAACTTAAAAACTTTGTAAAAAGCAGTAACAATATAATTCTGCCGATATTGTTCGTCCTGATTGCTGTTGTCGCTTCATTATGGATAATATATGAATATAAAAAGAGAAAGAAAATAAAAAATGAAGACGTTGAAAAAAGCGGTAGCGCAGTACAAGAAAGATACAAAAATCAGTGAAGGTGAATGGCGAAGAATGTGTACATTTAATAAAAACAATTTTAATAAAGAACGCCTTCTCGTACAGATAATAATAAGTAGATACGGTATGCCCGATGATTGTGTTGACTTGAACGAAATAAGCATAGCAAAAAAACTGTCAAGAGAGGTTCATAAAATCAATAAACATAAAAGCCAAATATGCAAGTAGTACAATTTAATTACATAAATATGCAATATAATTGTATAATTGCTTGACATTGGGCAGTTATCGTGCTATAATAAGGAAAAATTAAAAAATATTTTCCTTAAACGTGAGTTTTGTATTGACAATTGCATTACATTATGCTATAATATAGGCAATGAATGAGATAGGAATTACGCAAGCCTATCAAAGAAGACGTAACTCAAAAGGAGCTTTTTATGGCAAACAACAAAACCTACAACATTTGCGGAAACTGGGGACTTAAATGTTTCTCACAGCACATTGTAAGTAACAACAACGGTATAGCGACAGGTGTAATCCTGAGCTGTACACTTAACGGAAAGAAAAAGCAGGACGGTTCTTATCCAAAGGGAATACAGGTAAGCGTTTTCTGCCCTCTTGACGGTACTTGCAACATACAGGAATGCGATTACAGCAATACTCTCATAGATGTAAGCGGAACAATCGGTGTCCGTGAATACACAAACAAAAACAATCAGTTTGTTTCAACACTTTCTATATACGCTTCAAGCGTATCTATCCATGAATGGAAAAACGGAAACAACAACGGCGGTGGAAACAATTCCCGCAACAATGGCAACAACAGACAGAATAACAATGGTTACAACAATGGTTATAACGGCAACAATGGAAACAACGGTTATAACGGTGGTAACAACGGTAACTACAGACAGGGCAATAATCGTAATAACGGTTATAACAACAACGGTGGTTACGGCAACAATTACGGCAACAACGGTTATAATAATGGCTACAACGGTGGCTATAATGGCGGTTATAACGGTTAATGCAATATATAAGCGGCAATGCGTTGCAAAGCCGCTTACACACGGGCTGATGGGAAAAGACGAGGCGTAACGTCTGAGGGTTCGAAACCCTCACAGCCCAGCTCCTTGCAGAGGGAAGGTGGGAACTTCCCTCTGAAAAAGGGAATAGAGAACAATGGGTTTATATGGCATAAGCAAGCCTCGTGCTTGCTTATGTTCGCATATAGAGGTAATAAATATGATACCGATGACATTTCTTAACAACTACACATTTGCCGATATTACAATATGGTGCAAGTGCAACAAAAAAGATGAGTACATCTGCCTTACGGACTGGCAACCTTGTACGCACGAAGACCCTTTAATCTATGAGAGCAATGAAAAATATCTTGTTGCTTTGTTTTCGCCCGCTCTGGCGAAGCACTACGTTTCGCCTATAAGCATCAGCGAATTATTCGAATTGGCGGGACTCAAAGATAATACAAATTTCCAACGACAAATACATATAAAGGTTGAAGACGATTCTGCTTCAGCAATGCTACTTGCGAAAAAAATAAGCCAAACAAACTCATTTAACACAAAATGCCAAATCACAAAAAACAACGATAAAAGCTTTAATTGCGAATTTAAACGAAGAAAAACCGAAAACAATCAACGTGGTTTCGTGACTTTGTTTACAAAAACACTCGTTGCCTCTGATAAGGAGAACTAAGTATGGAAAAGAAAGAAAAAATACTGTACATTGCTATGATAGTTCTTGCCGCTTTGATATTGCTTTATTGTGTAATATCAACTATAATAGAGAATGGTACGGGACAGCAATTTGCCAAAAGCGTTGAAAGTTATGTTCAGGGCTACACCAATCCTATTGGTGATATTGGCAATACGATAAGTCAAGCAGGAGAAGAAGTTGAAGACTTTGTTAGTCGGCACACATCAGCCGCTTAAAGTCTCAATACTACTCGTACAATAATTTTGTTGAAGTGAGGGCTACCTATGATGACAAACAATAATATATGGGAACAATTAGACTTCCCACCTTTTATGCAGGAAACAGATGTGCCATACGAGATATATCAGAGTTGTCAGGAAGTTATTTCTGTCATTTTAGATAGATTCGACAATCGTGTTACAGGCTTATGGTATCTCACAGACAATAATTATGGAACAACAAAAAGGCTTGTCCTTCGCACAACAGTTCCCTATGGTTCGAAAGAATATGTTATTATTGAAGGCACAATAAGCGGTATAATACAGAATTGTATCGTGTACGATTTTTATGAAGACTTATGCGGAGACGGCGAGTATGTTCTTTCTGACATCTGGAAAGAGTTTAAAGAAGGAAAGGCTTTAACCGTATTCTATTGCAACGAAAAAAACAGTTTTGGGAAGACTGATGAAATATAAAAAACATACGAAAAAGGAGCTAATTATGAAAAAGATTATTACTGCTATTGTTTTAACTGCTTTATGCGTTAATCTGTTCGGCTGTGCTTCATCTACGCCTGAAGCAAGCACAACGTCATCAAATGATACAGAAAATATCTCGTCAAGCAATATCTCTGCTGATGTGGATAGTGAGGAAGACGAGGACGAGAACGATAATAACGACAATACCACTATCAAAGAGAATAAAGAGTGGGCTTTAAAGATGAGAGCAACAATGGACGGGGAAAAAAGAGTTTGCTTTCCTTTAGAAAACAAAGAAATGTATGTCAACTCTACAGGTATAAACGACTATGGCGATTACTCGGATAACCAGAATACTGTAAGTGATAACGGCGAATACGCATTATTGGTAAAAACATGGACGGTCGAAAGTGAATATCATTCCGTAAAACTCGAAGAAATTGTAGACAAACCGAAGCTTTGGGAAAAACACATAAGCTGTAATGCCGCTTTTGCAAAAATAATGAAAGAGTGCAATCCTTACAACGCCTCTTTTGTGAAAGAGAGTGAAGAAAAGGTCAAAATCGGCAATAAGGAATGTATGAAATATATCGGAACAATTCAGCTTGATGCGGATAAGGGAACGTTCTACGCTGAATGCTATACGTTCTTTGTAGATTCTACGCCGTGTTACATTCTGTCTGTGATGCTCAACGACATAAAAACAGATAAGGGCGATAAAGCGGCAATGGAAGAAAAGTTAAATTACATCATTGCATCTGCATACTCTCAGAACTGAGTCTCGTGGCTTAGTGAACCATTAATCATATAGGGAATCCGAAATGGGAAATAGAGAAATCCAACAGAGGGGGTATCAGTTGTGAATTTCGGAATAAAACTTCCTTTCGACAAAGGAATCATCTACGCTGATATAAAATCAGCAAAAATGATAATCTATGACACAGCACGAATGTATAACAAGAATCCTTATATGCTGTGTCTCGGAGCATATCATGCAGGACAGGCAGTGGAGAAGACGTTAAAATATGTACTCGCACTTGTGAATCCTGTTGAAGCAAGAGAGAAAAATAATACACACAATATAGCAGAACTTATACTTGCTATAGAAAAAGGTTCGGTCGGTTTTATGGATTCACAGCCCGACCTTGTGCGGAATGCCGCAAACATATCAAAACTCAACGGATTACGTTACGGAACGTGTGCTATAAACAGAAAACAGGCAATCGCCTTATATCATCTGGCTAACAACCTTGTGAACGAAATTGTAAGAAATATCGAAACAGGAATAACTTTTACTCCACGAGAGGAAACCTTCTATGTTGAAGAAGGAGATATAAACGTTACAAGAACGCAAGCTTCAAGCTATGTCAACAACAGAAGAAGCGGCAATAACAATTTGCCACAAAACACAGGCTCGTATTTTTCACGGAGCAATTCAAATGAAAAGCAGTCAAGAACACGGACGTATAACAACGACAAGCCACCTGTTCTACACGACAGAAACGCTGTCGAAACCACTCAGTCACCTGTTTTGACAGACAGAAATAAACCTGTCGAGAATAACAACAATGCCAATTCCGAGCAAACACAGGAGCGTAGTTATACTCATAAAGGTGGCAACCCCAATTATCGAAAGCAACCATATCCTGCTCAGAATATAAACAGAGCAGTGCTGAATAAAAACAAAGCAAAGCATATAGGCGATGATTAACCATACAAAAGTTGTTTCGTGATGTGGCTTTTTGACCTATAAATAGAATAGATAACAATGCTTTAAAAGCAGAAAGAGGTATTTATCATGAAAGACTTCAAACTTATAGAAGCACATACCCCTGATTGGTCTACAGATTGCGTTATTCTCACAGACGGCGAAGGTCGTGCAAAGGTTATTGCAAACGATGTAAGCAATAACGAAGTCATAGAAATCGCCCAACTCTTTTCAAAACAGGTAGGCGAACTTGAAAGCAGAGTAGGGGACGATTGGAGACCAAAAAGCGAAGTTTTCGGTAATCTCTACTGGAGCGAAATTCCTTCTATTCCCCCGATTTTTGATACTGGCAGAGAAGAAGGAGAGTCAGATGAAAACGGAAGATATATCTATTGGGTATCGCTCTGTGATACAAAAAATATCATAGAGTATCTTGATGCCAATGTACACACAGACTGTTGTGGAGACCTTTCAACACACGGTTCGCCACACCCTGATTATACAAATTACTACAGCATCGAAAACTACGTAGACCGTATTAACGAAAAGCTGTATTCGGAAAAAGAACTTAAAGAGATACAGTCTCTCTTTGATGCTATCAAAGTAAATTACGATGAAGATGGTGGAGAACTTATAGATAAAGACTTTTTGCAAGACTCGAAAGAGATTGAAAGACTTTCAGAACTGCTTGATTGTCAAGCTTGCTACGAGACTCATGCGGAACTTATAAGACAAGCTAAAGAACAACTTGGCATAAAACCCGAACAAATAGTCATAGGTGTTGAGAGTTGGCAAACTAATGATGGCAAGTATAGACACCCAAATGCAGAAGAGTATTTGAAGGCTTATTCACAGGAACGCACAGAAAAAAGGAAAAACACGAAAGAAAGAGAATGATTTGTAAAGTCAACAGGGCGACTTAGCGTCCTTAAACCGAGCAAGTGGGCGTAATTCTGCTTTCGGGTAGTAGTCAAACTCTCGGTAAGGTACAAACCCTGTACATAAAATCCGTACAGGCATCACGCACAATTGTGCAGTTTTGCTGAAGTAGCTCGCACGTTAAGTGCGTGGCGTAAGGCACCGCCTTACTGTCGCAAGCTTATAGGTTTTAGAAGCAACCCGCACATCAAGTGCGTGGCGTAAGTGTCTATGACTATCTGTTCTGCAATCAGCATAACGAAGCAACACGCACGTCATGTGCGTGGCGTAAGATTAAGCCACATCAGTCCTTAACGATATATCATTACAGAAATGCTTGAAACAATATAAGACGAAAGGCGAATAAAATGAAAGATAATGATAAAAGGTGTGAACACGCACATAAAGAACATATAAACCGTTTTAAAATGGCACATAATATAGGCGTGGCTGAGTATATGCGTGAGAACGCCGAAAAATATGGTTTGCCTGCTGACGAAATGTATGTTATGGGCTTGTTACACGACATAGGGTACATAAAGCAACACAAAGGACGTGAAGAATACGGTGCAAAATTGCTTGAAACAATGGGATTAAAGCCCAGATATGTATATGCAATTAAATATCACGGACTCAACCCCAATTTTATCAAAACGTTGCCATATAAGGATTTCGACTTTGACACTGCCTACAAAACATATCCCGAATTAGTCTTGCTCTATGAAGCAGATATGTCTATAAACGCAAGAGGATATAGGGTAGGCTTTGATGATAGGCTAAGAGATATAGGCAACAGATACGGCTTTGACAGTACAGCTTACCACAATGCGGCGGCAACGGTTCAGTATGTAAAAAATCAATTAAACGCACTTGCAATGGAAAGAACTGATAGCTTCATCTTTGAATGTAGCAACGTTCAGGTAAAAGATGTTCCAGATGAATACAATTATGTTTGTGCATCAATTAAAAGCGATAATTCATTCGAAATTAACGCATTTTCGGTTTTCGCAAAAGTAATTGACGAACAAGCGAATACAATTACAGCCGAAAGAGCGACAAATTACGGCTTGTGTCAATTTAACAAGCCTGAAAAAATGAACAAAAAAGATTTTGAAGAATATTACGTTCCTTTTGATAAGGGAAACGTAGAAATCAAGAATCATTGCATTAAAAACCACAACATTGAAAGATAATTATAAGCCCCTGTTCTTTCAGGGGCTTTCGTATTAAGAAAAGAGGCTAATATGATTTACCTTACTGGTGATACGCACGGAGAAATAGATGTTAAAAAACTTTCTTTTCATAATTGGAAAGAGAGCAGAGAACTGACAAGAAATGACTATCTAATAATTTTAGGCGATTTCGGATTTCCTTTTTATAACGAAGATATTATGAAACAAAAAGGACAATATGCCGAATATCTTTACTGGATTACATGGCTTGCCGCTCGCCCTTACACAATACTGTGGATTGACGGCAATCATGATAATTTCAACTATTGGGAAAAACAACCCATAGCTGAAATGTTCAGCGGCAAAGTTCAGCCTCACCCTTATGCTGAAAATATCTATCATCTTATGAGAGGAGAAGTGTACAAAATAGACGGTAAAACGTTTTTTGCTTTTGGTGGAGCTTCTTCGCATGATAAGCAATATCGAACACCAAATATCAGTTGGTGGGAAAAAGAATTGGCACAACCAGATGAAAAAGAAAACGCTTTGAACAATTTAGCCAAGCATAATTACAACGTTGACTATATCCTAAGTCACACTGTTCCTTCGTCAGTTATAAACAAATTTGCGGAAGAAAAAATAATATTACCAATAACAGATGAAACATCAGACTTTCTCGAAAGCATTAAGAATAAAACAAATTACAAGCACTGGTTCAGCGGTCATCTGCATATTGAAAAATACGATAAGGAAAGCAAATTACAGGTCTTATACAACAGCATAGTATCTCTTGATAATGTGCAAAGTAGCTGACAAACGAGGTAGTTTTGTATTGACAATTGCATTACAAAATGCTATAATATAGGCATAAGCAAAAGCACTTTGACACCTAAAGGAGCAAAAATGTTCTTTATATACATCTTATCCTTAATAATTACGTGCATTTCGACAGTGGTTCATATACATCTTGAAAGCAGTGACAAAGAAAATGCGGTTACTCATAATATACTCTACTATTTGGTAATTTTAGTGACGTATATAGCAATGTTTTTAACTTATAGTTTGGAGCGTCAGTACAACGATGCAAGCAATGTTGAATTGTATTTAAGCACTAAATACAATGGTAACAATTTTACCTATGTTTCAGAAGAAATCGAAAATTCGGGGTCGAAATATTATACATATTCAGACAAAAACGGAAGGCAATTTAAAGTACAGGTTTGGCAAAACGAACAGTATTCAGATAATTATTGCTCCGTACTGTTTGACGATGTTGCAAATAAAAATCTCAAAGAAAAGTATCCTTCTGATATTAAGTTGTTTGTTAATACTCAATCGGAATTTTTTTACGCATGGGGACGGTTCGAAAATTATAACGATTATTTAAAAAATTGTCATATTATAAACACCTGCGTATATACAACTAAAATTCCTTATGAATATAACGGAATTGTTGAAACTCTCAGCGAACTTTTCAAAGAATACTCGTTCTCGGTAGATATATATACGGTATCTGAAGAAACTTACAATTATGAAGATAGTTACAACAATTCTGTCAGAGCGTTAAATTCTCGTTCTTATCTGATAACAAATGGAAATGTAAAGACACAAACAGAATGAAATGAATATATAAAAATGACAAAAAACACCGAATTAGAAAGGAAACAAAATGGACGATAAAATCTGCATACGAAAAAAAGAGCTTATTAACGCTCTTAAAGGAATAAAGGCAATGGCTATTATATCTCGTAACAAAGCTGTCTTCCGTGAAAATATAAACGAACAGGAAAGTGCAATGAATGTAATTGACACTTTAATGGCAACTATAGAAGAAGATATTCCTACCATAGAAGCTGAAGAAATAAGATACGGTGAATGGATTCATAATGAAGGCTATGACAAGCGAGATAATTTCTATACGTGTTCTTTATGTGGACGAACAATAAACATTATCTGCGGTGATAGATTAGAAAACTATCCTTATTGTCACTGCGGAGCTAAAATGACAGGAGAAGAAAAATGAAAGAAAATTTTTTTCACGGGAAACAGAAGGATAATGGTGAGTGGGTTGAAGGTTGTTTACTCGGGAACGATGTAATTGTTCCAAAAGGTCAATCGTTTTATATCTGCCATAATATTCTTGATTCTGCTCTTACGGTATATGAAGTTATCCCCGAAACCGTAGGTCAGTACACGGAGTTGCCTGACAAGAACGGTAGACCGATTTTTGAGGGAGATATTATTCGTGACACAGAAACATCTGAGGTCGGAAAAATTTGTTTTGACACAGATACAGCAAGATTTGTAATAGAGTTTGCCTCATTTATAGTCGATTTTTCCGATTATAACAACGGTGACGTTGAAGTCATCGGTAACATCTATGACAACCCCGAACTGATAAAGGAGATAAACAAATGATTGAAGAAGAAATATTAAACGATTGTAAAAAAAGGTTTGCTTCGCATAAGGCAACTCTGATACAGGATACTGACCGCTATTTAATTTTCGATTGGCGCAAAGCCGATGGAAGTATCGACCATTACGTTAATTACATTCTCGACAAAAAAAGAGGCAACCTGATAATAAGCGGCGATTTGGGTGACTGCGTTGCAACATGGTATAACGCAGTCAGTCCGAAAGAAATGAAAAGCTATCTCAAAGATATTTATTACTTCATAAGCAAATTTCAGTGTTCGACTGACAAATATGTCTACGACCCAGACAACGCTTATGAAGGCATCAAATATCAATTGAAAAACTATATGGAGTTAGAAACTAACGAATTGCTTGAAGCCTGCAAAAAGCATTTATGGTATTCTGCCGATACAGAAGAAGAACTTTGGGAAGCTGTGAAATCGGATATTGATGAGAATTGGTATTCAGATACCAAACCGCATTATTCGACAGATATGACAAACTTCTTGCAAGAACTGGACTCAGAGTATTATGAGTGGCTTTATGATTGCGGAAGCAGTATAAATATGCGTGTGTACCTGTGGGCGGTCGGTTATGAAATGGCTTATAATCAGCTTGAAAAGCAGAAAGATTTTGAATATGATGAAAGATAACGCAAAACTGATAAAGTACGGTATAAACAAAACAAATAGAAACCCTTTGGACGAATTTATCTGTTCAGAATGTGGATTCACTTGTCATAATCTTATGGGCTATGATAACGAAAAAAGCGACTATTATGAAGTAGAACCAAACTACTGCCCTAATTGCGGAATAGCAATAGCAAAAAAACTAAAGCATTACATATAGCATTATGTATTAACAAATGCAACACGTTGTGTTATAATATAGGTAATCAGAATTTAAAACAGTAACCGTGTGTGAACCGCAAGCTCACATAAAAGAGCAGGCGCATTCGCATACGAATAGGGCGACTTAGCGTCCTTAAACCGAGCAAGTGGGCGTAATTCTGCTTTCGAGTAGTAGCCAAACTCTCGGTAAGGTATAAACCCTGTGCATTTAATCCGTACAGGCATCACGCATATTAGTGCAATTTTGCTGAAGTAGCTCGCACGTCAAGTGCGTGGCGCAAGTGTTATTGCTTCTATCATAACCATAAAAAGTGGGAAATAACTCGCACGTCAAGTGCGTGAAGTGCGTGGCGTAAGACCGTATACAAGTCCCTCAAGGCTGTACACGCCTGAAGCAACCCGCACGGCACTACGTGGTGTAAGTGTGCTTGGAGGAATTACATCAATAGGTTCAAACAGGAAACATAACGAGAAACAACCACACAATTTTATACACGTCCTGTTATTCAACAGGGCGTGTTTTTTGTTATGTGGCTTTGTGAACCATAAATAAGATAGAGAAAAATAAATTTATTGTGTCCTATAAATCGTACTTGTAAAAGGTTTTGTATCGTTGTTTGCAACACAAAATGCTTAAATATAGGCACTGGTTTTAAGACACAAAAACGGAAGCCCGTAAGGGCAAAGAAAAACATACGATATGAATGAGAGGTAACAAAATGTTTGAATGGAAAGTAGAAGATATGCGACTCAGAGAAGAAGCAATTAATGAAAATCTAAAATGGAGTAGCTACGAAGTATTTAAAAATACATACAAAGCACCTTATATATTCAAGTGCGAGAACGCTATCTCCAAAGAAGAAAAAATCAAATTTGTTGATGAAATGACAAACGGAAAGCTCAGTTATATCATAAATCTTGTTAATAAATTTGACAATGAAAAAGAAACTCTGCCGAAGGATTCTTACGGCGAAGTGAAAACCGTTTCTCTTAAAGCATGGCTGAAAAGAAATGATTCTGAACAGGTGATAGATAACTATTTCGAATGTGGATTAATACGCTTCTTTGGAGATACTACTCGCATTCAACATTTTGATAACATCGGTAAATACATCGACCGTATATTCCATCACCAACTTGCGGTTTGTCTGAATGAGGAAATGAAATATTTTGTTACTCACGATGAATACAGCGTCCTTACAAACCAACTCAAAAGTCAAATTGGAGAAGTTTATGGTTGCAAATACAGTGTCTACCTTGACAAAAGAAACATCGTACAGGTAGTAAAATCTTACGAAGGCTTTTCTCTTTGCACCTACGACAAAAACGGTACTCAAAGAAAATTATCATTAGAAGAACTTAAAGAGATAAAACAAGACTTTGATGAAATAGACGCTTTTATGGAAGCACTGGCTCAAAAAAGACAGAAAAACTATGAACACGATAAATTGAATACCAAGCACAAAAAACAAGAGGATTTTTCCAGATAAGCAACGAGAAAGAAAAGAGAAGTGAAGGAAAACAATAAAGAACAACGCCCAAAAAACCAAACGCAAAGAGATTTATAAAGCGTCATTCTTTTATAGAAGCACTAACTAAAAAAAGCAGAAAGGATATGACCCTATGGCTCAGATAGTAAAAGTAACAGGATATATGATTTTCCCCGATGATGGTGCATACGAGGAATGCAATGACATTGAAACATTTGCAAGAGAAATGTTAAGCAGTCGCTTTGACTGTATTCAAGCACCGTTTGAAACTGAGATTGCAAACATAGGTGAATGGAACGATAACCACGAACTTAATTATATAAATAAATCAAAAGAGACGTGTGAAAAATATTTTTCAAACTCGCCATCTCAAAAAAGCGAAAATAATACAAATCCACGCACCAAAAACAAAATACAAAGAGATTTATAAACTTCATATTAGCCCCGTTTGTATCGTTCAAACAGGGCTATAATTTTTTAAAAAAGAAAAAATAAAATTCTTTTGAACAAGGGTTTTGTATTGACATTTGCATTACATTATGCTATAATATAGGCAGTAAAAAACAAATGTTGAAAGGAAATTTTAACATGGTAGACGTACTTGTTCAACTTGAAAATAGTCTTGATTTTGTGACAACATCAGATATATACGCATTGGATAGCATAACTTTCTGGTGGAAAAAAGAAAAAGTTTCTATTCCGTATGCTATACGCTTCAATCCTGTTGGAGATAAAGAACACCCTATTTACGTCTTCACCAAAAGTCTTGAAGAAGCAAATAACCTTATCTGGCTTGCTTACAGCACAAAAAATCTTGACCTTCGTGCTTATGTCAATACAACTATTACGATAAATGAAGATTATGACGAAGAAGAGTTTAATGAAATACGAAACATGGCTGAACAGTTGCACAAGGAAGCCTAAAATAAAGGAAGTGGAAAAATGCCAATATGGTGGAGTAAAAGCACAAATCAATACACTGTGCAGTGTTCGGGTTGTGGTAAATCAAGCTGTTGTATGGGAAGCGACCAGATTACCACAATGCAAGAAGCGGCAAAAGCGGTAAATATATTGCCTGACGGGAAAGGGCATACATACTGCGAAGAATGCTTGAAAAAAGGAATTGACAAGGGAAAAGTCAATAAAAAGCACTCTTAATAACGTAACAAAAGAGAAAACAGGGGATTCACGACAACAACTGTCGTTTATATATATTACCAAACTCTTGTAATCTCCGTGATTACAAGAGTATTTCTTTTTTATAGGAGCAAAAACAAATGAAAAGTACAAGAATAATTGCAATTACGCTAACTGCAATAATGGCTGTAACAGTTTTCAGCGGCTGTGCAAACAATGCAAACAAAAACTCTCCCTCTTATGTTGAGAACAATCGCAAAGTAACGCCTGTCGCTACAACGAACAGTTCTGATGAGCGCATCTCAACTTCGGAAACAGAAACAACAAGCATATCGGTAACATCAACAAAGGCAAATACAACTAAGCCTGTCGAAACAACCGTTACGAGTACAAAGGTGACAGAGACTTCTACACCTGTTACTACAAAGCCCGTTCCCGAATGGACGGAAACAAAAGCTGAAGGAAAGAGGTATCTTGCGGTATCGTGTTACAGCAGAAAGAAAGCAGTTCTCGGTGCTGAAACCGTTAAGCTGTACAATATAAATGACGAAGTTACAGTAACCGCTATAACAGATACAGGATACTATAAGCTGAAGGACGGCACTTTTATTCACAGCGATTATCTGAGTGAAGAAAAGGTTGTAATGACAACTACCACAACAACGGTCACAACGCCCGCTCCAAAGCCTGTTCCTATAACAAGTTCTATGAAAAAAGAAGACAAACCTAAGCCTGTAAAAAACGGAAAATATATATCCTCTGGCTATGAGCCTCTTGATAATGTTATATTTCCTCTGCTTAACAAACTCATTAAGGATAATATGAGTGATGTTGACAAACTGAGAGCAATATATAACTATCTTATGCAGTACAGATATGCTGAAAGAGTAGTTCTTATTCCTCAGAACAAAAAGCAGTACGCCGAACAGCTTTATGCTATGAGCCTCTTTGAAAAGGGCTATGGTATTTGCTACGATTTTACTGGTGCGTTTACATATATGTCTCGTGCTATTGGTTTTGAAACACGCATGATTTATGGTTATCACACCAATCCGAGTGGTGGAGCAGGAGAACATACATGGGCTGAGATAGATATAAATGGAACAACGTATATCTTTGACCCCGCTATAGAACTTCTTATAGGCGGTAACGCAAGTTCACGTTTTATGAGAACATACAGCGAAATCGGTCATTATTATATATTCAACTGATTAAAAGGAGAAAAATGATGAACACATTTACAAAAAAGATTATCGTAACAATCACGGCTCTTGCCGCTATGACAACAAGCCTCAGTGCTTGCAGTGGTAACAACGAAACATCTATCGGAGCAACTACCGCTCCTAACGAAAACGCATCTATAGAAACGCTTATTGACGAGCAGATGCCCGCACTGATTGAAAAGTCAGAAGCATTTTATGACATATATCTTCGTTGCAACCCCGAAACAGAAAATTACGATTATAACACACTGCCAGAGGACGAAAACGGCTTCAGATATGCACCTGTAAAGACATATAAGAGCATAAAAGAAATGCAGGAAGATACTGAAAAGTATTTCACAGCAGACGGCGCAGAAAAGCTGTTTTACAGCGTTGCTCTCAAAGGTGTTATTCCTTTCTTTGTTGATGATAGCGGTCAGCTCAAAGTGATTGCCGATTCAATGTCAGCAGGAGAAAACAAGTGGGATACTTCATCGGCAAAAATCACATCATCAGACGAGAAGAGTGCCGTTGTTTATGTAGAGTATATGGATATATACGACACAGCCAAAAGCGCAGACTTCACCGTTGTTAATGACAAAGGAACGCTTAAAATCGACAATATCGTATACGACAACGAAAGAAAGTAATATGATAAAACCTTTCATACTCTGTGTAGCAGATAGGTATAAAGACATCAGGCATATTAAGACAGATTACCATTATGACAGTCTGACAATTATATCACCGCTGTACAATAAAGAATTATGTCAGAAATATCCCTCTCTTTATTTCTATCTGCGAAACATAGAACCGATATATGAAAAGGAAAAGCATCATAAATTGGCGCTTCTTCTTTTTACTTTACTCGAAAGTAAAATCAACGAACTTGAAAGAGGCATAAACAGAGCTATTACCACAAACAGCCTTGAAGATTTCTTGGGGACAATGCAAAGCAAAATTTCCCGAATAAGAAAGAATAAACAAAAGCTTTCCTTTGATGATAGAATACTTTTGTGGTTTTATGGCTGTGACGGTTTAAGCACAGGTAAAAGCAACGATAATGCTTTTTCAGATTATATCAAAGAAATCATACAAGATGACATTCTGATTGCTAACATACTGTCTGATTTCAGAAAGGCAGTATAAAGGAGTGTATTATGGATAACAAGAAAGAACGTCTCAAAAAAATATACAACCTTTCTCTTAAAGGCGTGGGGGGAGAAAGGGAACAGGCACAGGCTATCCTTGACAAGTTGTTGAAGAAGTACGAGTTATCTCTCGATGATATAGATGACGAGGACACTGCTTCTTATGACTATGAACTCAAATACCACGGAGAAGAACAACTTCGCATTCTTCATCAAACCATTTATAAGGTACTCAACAGCACAGACGAAATTTACGACATTCGATATACTTCAAGCGGCAGGCTTTGCCGTAATCGTATGGTTGTACACTGCACGGCTATTCAAAAAGTTGAAATAGAATTTCTTTTTGATTTCTATAAGCGGATATGGGAAAAGGATAAGGAAATGCTGATGAAAGCATTTATCCAGAAACACGAAATTTTTGGAAGTCTTAAAGAAGGAGAAAAGCCTACAGAACTTCCAAAAGCAGAAATGTTTAAAATTAGTAATCTAATGAAAGGCATTTCAGACGAAACTCCTATTAAACAAATAGAAACCAAAAATGAGGTAAGTTATGACTGAGAACATTAAGACACTTGTAGATGCGGTTTCAAACAACGACATAGCACGAGCAACATCAAATAGGGAAAATAAATGAAAGTAATTCTTCTTTCACTCCTTGTTGTGCTACTGACTATAGCAACATTAGCTGTCGTTTCAATGGCAGTGTTAGACAACAATCGTAAAGCACAAAAAAAAGCAGAAATAATATTTTCGTCCTTGTTCATAATAGTCTTCTTAGGGGGCTTGATAACATTGATAATGTATTTTTACGCTTCTTTAATATTCGGTTATTCTATGTGAGGAAAAAACAAATGGAAATAATATTTATTATACTTATTGTAGCAACAATAGTTGCAGGTACTATCAAAATAATATTACAAGAGAAGTCCAAGAAAGATTTCACTTCCATGATAGCGGTAGGTAACAATCACGAAGCACAGCTTAAAGCGGGAAGAGCGTTTATTATCTTGCTTATAACAACCATCATAGCGGGTTTAATAACAACGTTAATATATTTTGCATCTTCCTTGCCAAGTGTTGTAAGAAAAGAATACAAAAATGTTGATGTAACGATTGTTAACAGTTCACATAGCGATGCCGCTTTTTGGGGGCTGTTTACATGGACTCGATATGTCTCTTTTTTTGCGCCTATGCACACTGAAGAAGAAAATCGTATCACTGTTGTATATGAAGATAAAGAATACACGATAAGAGGCGACTCCTCATACGAAAAATATCTTGATAAGAAAGGAAAACAAGTAACGGGCATACTTGAAATTAAGTATTATTCCGATGATTCTATATCATACGATATTGTGGCACTTAAAGAAAAATTTAGGTAAAAATATTACCTTAAACCGCCACAATTGCTTGACATTGAGCAGTAAATGTGCTATAATACATATAACAAAAGAAAAGGTAACAAGGGAAAGTTACCTTCAGCCTACAATATTTCTATAGGGAGAAATGAATATGGCATACTCAAAAAAGACAGAGAACGTCACCACAAGCAACGGCTCATACAACGATGAAGGTTATCCTTTCGATGAGCCTGAGCAGAACAACGTACCGCCTGTACCTTCAGGAGAGTACGAAGCACCGCCGCTTCCACCTGAGCCACCTGCACAGTGGGGGAGCAGAGGAACACCACAGCCTTCTCAGCAGAGGTATAATAACGCACCTGTTCCTACACCGCCGATGAACGAACCGCCCGCTCCCAACAACGCAGAGCGTCCGACACCGACAAAAAAGGAAATACCGAAGATGAACGAGGAGTTCAACAAGCTAAAGACCTATGAAAAGCTTGCAAGAATAAGTGCAACATTGAATGCGCCAAAGAATCTGTACTGCGATTGCGGCGACTATTGGTACAGAAATGCTGAATCAATACTCGAAGCTGTCAAACCGTTATGTATCGAATACAACTGTCTTCTGTATATGGAAGATGCTATCGAAACCATAGGCGAAATCACAGAGCAGAGCAACAACGGTGTCGTTACAAGACCGAACACTTATGTTAAGGCTATCGCTCACTTTATCAATTGCGAAAACGGCGAGGAAATAAAGACTTCTGCATTTGCAAAGGAAGCACAGCACAAGCAGATGTCAGCAGACCAGTGTACTGGCACAGCATCAAGCTACGCAAGAAAGTATTGCCTTAACGCATTATTTTCGATTGATGACGTAAAAGACAGCGATACAAACGAACTGAAGCGGCAAACTAACGGCAGACAGAACAATGGCGGTTATAACAACAATAACGGCTATAACAACACTGATTTTTATAATTCACAGCCACCACAGAACAATGGCGGTTGGGGAAATAATAACAACAGTGGTTGGGGAAACAACAGAACGTAACAAAAGCAAAATGTAATATACGGCATAGCAAGGAAAGACAATTTCACAATCGCTATGCCGTATTTCTGCATAAGGGAAAAAGAGGTAAACACAATGGAAAATACAACACGTTTTATCAAGACTGTAAAAGTAACATACTCAGATGTTCAGAAAAATAAAGTAGACAGCAAAGTAAACGAAGCAGTAAAATTGATTAACGAAAACGGTGGTAAGGTAATCAGCTTTACACAGATTTTGTTTGGCGCAGGTATGTCAACAATTTATCTCGTTTACAATGTTATTTACGAAGCAAAGCAGGAAATACCCGCAGAGATATTTAAAAATAAGAACGGATAAAAACATGGAAGAGAAAGAGAATAAAAAAGAAGTTACAACTTCCGAACAATTCAGAGAGCTTTGGAAAGAATCGGGACTGACTTATGTACAGCTTGCCGATTTGTTAGGAATCAGAACAGATACTGTTGCCAAATGGATAGCCAATTTGCGAAATCCACCGCAATATGTGGTGGAATATACAAAAATGATACTAAAAAAGAATAACCCGAAAACAAATGGTGATTACATACGAAGTATGAACAACGGACAATTAAGAGATTTTCTGATTGAGTTCTACGACTACAAAAGAAAAAATTCACTTGAAATGGGCGAATATCTTGACAGCGACAGCTTGATTAAAAAGGAGAAAAGCGTTGATTACACGAAAGACAAACGAAGAAATTTACGCAAGCCTTAACGATGAACAAAAGGCTGTTTTCGATAGATTGAAAAACGGCGAAAATATTTTTATCACAGGAAACGCAGGCACGGGAAAATCATACCTTGTAAATGCTTTTTCCGATTACTGCGACAATGAAAAAATAAGTCTTATAAAGACCGCTCCTACAGGCGTAGCGGCAAACGAAATCGGTGGCGCAACCATACACTCACAGTTCGGTATAAGAGTCGGTATGGATTTCAATAACGCCAAAAATGTTGATTTCCTTGAAAACTGCGATGTTCTGCTTATAGATGAAATATCTATGGTTCGTATTGACCTTTTTGATAAGGTTATGAAAGCCGTTAAGCAAAAGAACAAAGTAAGAGTAAACACAGGAAAGAACCCTATACAGCTTGTATTTGTAGGTGATTTCTTTCAGCTTGCTCCCGTTATAAACAACAAAGCAAATGAATCAGAATTTCTGACACGCTTTTATAAAAAAGATGTGGGCGAAGGATATGCGTTCCAATCAAAATACTGGCGGTCGTTCGGCGTAAAGCTCTGCAATCTTACTCAGATAATGAGACAGGAAAGTGCAGAATTTTGTCACGCATTGGATTTATGCAAGAAAGGCGATATTTCTTGCCTTGACTTCTTCAAGCGGTACTCTTGTAAAAAAGAGATTAAAGACGCAATATGGGTCTGTGGACGCAATCAGACTGTTGCCGCTAAAAACGCCGAAGAACTGGCAAAGCTGAAAGGCAAGCTATATAAGAGCAATGCAATATACAACGGCGAAGTAAGCGAAAAAGACCGTTTGTGCGAAGATGTATTTGAACTTAAAATAGGTGCAAAAGTAGTAATGACAAGCAACGACACCACAAATTGTTTTTATCAAAACGGTTCTGTCGGAACTGTCGTTGCATTTGAAGACGATACAATATATGTCGATTTTGATGGTGTCGAAGAAGTCATGCCTGGAGGGAAAAAGAAGTTTTCTAAGTATATGTATTCGCTCAAAAATAACAAAGGAACTCTTTCAATAAAAAGAGACGAAGTAGGCTTTGCGGTGCAATATCCGATGCGCTTGGGATACGCTGTTACTATTCACAAGTCACAAGGACAAACCTACGACAAAATGAACCTCAACCCCGAAATCTTTTCAAACGGACAGCTATATGTCGCTCTATCCAGATGCAAGTCCATAGAAAACCTCTACATTCACGGATACCTGTCTCAGCGAATGGTAAGAGCTTCAGGAGAAGTAAACGCTTATTACAGCAATCCTGACGAATACCGTTTCTTTGATAACGAAAAGCCGATGGAAAAGGAAAACGATATGATTCAGCTTACTTTTGACGCATTGACACTATAAAAGCAGAATGATATAATTAGAGCAGAAAGGAAACGCAATGAGCCGAAAAGCTTGTTTATTAACACAAAACGATGTGCCACAATACATCAAACAAATAGTTCAAAGATTACGTCCAGTTCTTATACAATTTGAGGACGAAGATGGAAATTGGTGGGGATATACATTCCGACTTGATGCCAAATGGAAATGTGGGTATGAATCACAACTACAAAACGATTGTAAAAAACTACTTAAATGGTGTGAAAGTTGGTATGCTCATGCAAAATTGATTAAGTATATGTGGTGGTATAACGAAGTAAGCACGTCAAGAAAACATGAACTTAAAGGCACATATCAGCATCAACAAAAGGCTTTGCGTGAAAAATGGCGAAATCACGCATACCTTGTTATATCTGACCCCGTAGCAAACAGATTTGAAAAAGATAACTTTTACAGGGCGGTCAAGAAATGAAAGAATAATAACTTGCATAAAAAATTCCCTTACCTATTCAGTAAGGGAATTTTCAAATTTATATAAAAATTTATTACGTTTTATAGACAAACCCCTTGACATTTCCAAACTTTCATGATATAATAGTTCCCAAAGGGTTTGCTTTATCCTACGAGAAGGGCAATCTCTCATAAAGGGCGGAAGAGTCACCCTTTCAGTTTTAATTGAAAGGAGGATGATAAAATGACAGAGTTAACAGCCTGTTTTCTGCAATTCTTATCTGCTATTTACACTGAGGCGGGGTCGTCGCAGTTAGATGCCAATACTCTTGGCATAATAACCGTTTTGGTTACTTTCGCATTGTGTATGATAGCAATAAGCAATATCATCGGAATCGAAAAGATTTGTGACAATATGCTCATCATAAAGATAAGACTCAAAGGGATTCGTCTTTGCTTCTTCATGTATATACATATACGTAAAGATATGTAAAGAGTGTCTTAGGAGTCTATCTATGTAGCTTAATTTATCGAAGCAAAACAAAGTCCGTATTTAGAACCTATGGCTTTGCTCTCTGCTTCTTCCAAGCGAAAGGGTGGCTATTAATCCATTCTTCCGCTCTTTTTTTGCACAAATACTTCAAAAAACGACCTTTATATTATATCACAAAACAAACCAAAAGTCAAGCAGAATTATAATTTTTTATCAACCTCAGACGCTAACCCATTTTTGCATCTAAGGTTGGTTTGTTTAACACGAATAATATGTATTCATGTACCGCCGTTTTTATGATAAAATTTAAGCGAACACTCAATATTATTGACATCTCAATTATAACACAAAACGAACGGATTTGCAACATTTAAATGATACGTTTTCTTTGTGCTGTTTGTAAAAAAATACACAATATTCATTGTAAATTATGCACAATAATCATTACTCGTTTATATGGCAAACATTCTTTAAAAGAATATCAATCTTGCCACAATCACAGCAATTTTGTTGACGTTCAACAAATTGCTGTGTTATAATTAGGGCAAAAAAGCAAATCCTACAATTGATAAAGCGGCTATATGCAATAAGAGGAGAAAATATGATATATCATTGTGATTTAAAGAAAATCGTTGATGATTCGTATGAAATTGAAATCGGCAGAAAACTTTCGGACGTATTGATTGACGATATAAAAAGCGGTCTAAGCGGCAATGTAAGGAAATTTGCTGTTGTAACAGATGACATTGTTGCTCCGCTGTACGCTCAACAAATATATAACAAAATACTCAACGCAGGCTATCATGCCAATATGTTTGTTATACCAAACGGAGAAAAATCAAAAACCAGAGCAATGAAAGAATTTGTTGAGGACTCAATGCTTGAAAAAAGTTATCGCCGTGACTGCTGTGTAATTGCAGTTGGCGGCGGTGTTGTCAGCGACCTTGCAGGTTTTGTTGCAGGAACGTTCGGAAGAGGCGTTCCATTTATCAACTATGCAACTACGCTACTTGCGGCGGCAGATGCTTCAGTGGGCGGCAAAACAGCGGTAGACACACCTTTGGCAACAAATCTCATAGGTATGTTCAATCAGCCGAAGAAAGTATATATTGATATAGATGCGTGGAGAACACTGCCTAAGAGACAAATATCAAGCGGTTTGGCTGAAACGATTAAACACGCTTGTATAGCTGATAGTGAGATGTTCAGTTATCTTGAAAACAACATTGAAAAAATACTTGTAAATGACAAAGAAGCCTGTGAATACATATCCGAACATAACTGTGCGGTAAAATATAAGGTAGTAATGAAAGACGAGCGTGAATCAGGACTGCGTGAGGTTTTGAATCTCGGTCACACTGTAGGTAGAGCTGTAGAAACAGTAAGCGATTACGCCCTTCTTCACGGTGAAGCCGTATCAATAGGCTTAATTGCTCAGGCTCTTCTCGGTGAAAAATACGGATATATCTCTCACGATAACGTGCAACGTATAATAAGCCTCTGTAAGAGAGCAAAGCTCCCTGTGCTTGTTCCCGACTACATTGATAAATCTGTTCTTACGCAAAAGCTATACACTGATAAAAAAGTTCGTAACGGAAAAATCAGAATGGTATTTCAATACGAAATCGGGAAAATAGTGAATTTTGGTAATAACAATTATGCCAAAGAGATACCCGAATCTGATATAAAAGAAATTCTCTATAGAATGTGATATTGACAAAAAGCCTTGCATTGACAAATGCGATACAAAATGATATAATATAGGTAATCAAAATTTAAAACAGTAACCGTGTGCGAAGCGCAAACTCACACAAAAGAGCAGGAGCATTCGCATACGAATAGGGCGACTTAGCGTCCTTAAACCGAGC